CAGATCCTAAGCCAGTTCCTTCTTCAGATCCTAAGCCAGTTCCTTCTTCAGATCCTAAGCCAGTTCCTTCTTCAGATCCTAAGCCAGTTCCTTCTTCAGATCCTAAGCCAGTTCCTTCTGCAGAGCCTAAGCCAGTTCCTTCTTCAGATCCTAAGCCAGTTCCTTCCAAATTTTTGAAAATACAACAACGTAATTCAATAGAACGCCTTGTTTTTTGTTCTGATGTTATTCTAAATGAACCATGAACTACTCCTTTCTTTTCAGCATTTTTTGTAGCTGAACGAAAAAAATATACTTCTGATTCTTTCATATTTTCTTTATATATTGCTTCTAATCCTTCTTTAAAACGTATAGATGCTGCTTGTGAACCCGATACGAGCTGCACTGGAACATAATCTCTAATTTCTATGTTGTTTATATTTAAAAAACCTAAAGGCCAATCCTGAACATTTGTAGTGGGAAACCAAATATTAATAACATCTATAAGTTGTTTTTTTGGTGGACATTTAATAGGAATAGCCCATTGTTGTTGTTCTAAACAATGTCTATCATAAGTTGCATCAAAACTAATATAATCTAAATGCATCAAAGGATTTCCTGGAATTTGACAAGATTCCGCATTACACCCTGCCAAACGAAAAAGTAAATGTCTACTACAAACAGCCGTAATATTATCAATTCCAGTTAATTCTGTGTATTTTTTTTTTATCCATGATTCTAAAAAATTTATAGATGATTGTACGTGTTCATCCTGCCAATCTGGAAATTTGTCGGTTGGTTCTAAATTTTTTGATTTTTCAAATACACTCGAAAGATGGCTCATATCTTCAACATCAAATTGTAATGTTTGAAAACCATTCTCAATAAATTTGTAATCATCCATATTAGAGTATGGTTTAACATTTACATTATTATTTGTTATTTGTGTTTTATCAAGAGCGTGAAGTCCTAAGTCTATAAGGCTATCTGCTAAAAATCCATCTCCTAAAAATGACAAAACAACCCTATTTTCTTCAGTAGGCGCATTTCCTGGTTTTAATTCAGAACCAGCACTAGTATTTCCAGGAATTGATTGTGACATATATATATATATAAATACTGGTATAAAATTTAATATACACAGAACGTTTTTATTATCAAAAAAATACTATAAAGGACCTATATATACATTGTAAAGGATTCTAATGTTTGGTTTGTACTACAAATGGAAAGTACAATTGTCAACGTTTGTTATATTGTGGTTTGCTTGCCAAAATCATTAGATGATATATTTTATTTAGGAGCACATAGCAATTTTTGGTTGTATTTGGAAACCCTATTCGTTCGACGGTTCGAATAGCTTGTTCGCAAGACTCTATGAATGTGCTAATTTCTTTAATTTTTGCTGGTTTTCGCACAGATTCTCTAATTGACTTACGACAATTTGCTATAGTATAAATATTAGTACGTTCTTCGTGTCCAATCGGAATACTATTCATAATATTCTTATTTTTCATAATTTTTTGACCGATTACCTGAATTTTCAATGATATATGTCGCGCCATGATTTTAAGTTTGGGCATACGGACTTTCTTGAATACAAACAAATCAGGTAAATATTTGCTAGTTATCAAAACATGTCGCATATTTGGACCAAATAGAAATTCGCCAATAACACCAACTACGTCTTCGGGCATAGTATTTAATCGTTTTAGAACAGACGCTTCAATGCGTCTTTCCTTATTATCGCCTTTTTCACTACGTTTCCTATCGTTTTCCTTTTTACGAGCACAAAATTCAATATCTTTTAGCTCCGCACTTAGTTTACTACGACATTCATTCAGCAGAGACGACACATGATTTTCCATGACATTCAAATATTGCAGTCTATTTAAGCTTGTACATCGTAAACTATCAATATCTACATTGTCTTCTTTAAAATACCTCCACTGATTTAACTTGTTTTTTAAATTTTGTTCGTATAGTTTTTTGAATTCGGACGTTAGCGCATTTTGAATAGGAGTCTTCTTAGGATTTTTATCTGCATGACAACTTTCATAATTGAACAAAACAACTTCTAGTTCTTCCATTATTTATTTCTTTATTCATCCGGCGGTACAGTAATAATCAATTTTTATCAGTCGGTAAAATGCCGCAAATCCGTTTTGTCAGGGCCATTCACGTGAATAAATATTGGTTTTGCGCCCTTATATTCATATCCGTCGTCAACACGCTTTACCAAAGACAAATCTATTCCATAAGTATTGAAAAAAATTCTGTTTTTATAATCAAGCGCAAAATTGTTATTGGACTCTAAGAACCGTGCTGTCCAAAAGGCTTGGTCATCATCTTTATCATTATACTGATATTGTGAAATATATTGTCGAAGCGCCCATGCTTTGCCAATAAAAAGACCACTATTTAAATAAGGGAATTCGCAATCTTTATATGTATAATATTTTGCATAAGACGGCACTGGATTACAAGTAGTTTCGCAGCCGAAAACAATAGGTTTATCAAATTCTAAATATCGTTTAACAATTTCGTCCTGACAACCAAAATAAAGGACATCGTAAGCATCTGTAAACAAAACAATGTCGTCATCGAGAACATCCGTCCTTAATAAAAAATCACGTACTTCTTTTAATTTAACGCCGAAATTTCCGGTGGCATTCCATCCAATAGACCTATTTTCTTGCGCCCCAAGAACAGTAATGTTCTCGTTTTGACGCTCGACACGGGCTTTTATTCGATTTAAAATTTCATGTGGTTTTGTTGCCACGGTTATATAATGTAGACGGTTTTTGTACATTGTATACCGAAGTATTTTTCCTTTATGTTTATTTAGCTAATTTTTAATATAAGTTTAAAATATAAGATGTCGTCGTTTTACGAAGTAGTAAAAAATTATTTAACCCCTTATTATTGGTATTTTTTAATTATTGTTTCTTTTGTCATCTTTGGATTATTAGGAAAATATGCATATGATACTTATTATACTGCAGGTTATGCCGAAGGAAATAAAGATTTTAAAGATGTGGCTAACGCAGAGATACGCGACAGGGACGCAAATGTTTATTTTTTCTTCGTGGACTGGTGCCCCCATTGTAAGACGGCGTTACCCGACTGGATAAAATTTAAGAATCAATTCGACGGCCAAGAAGTAAACGGATATACAGTAAACTGTATTGATATGAACTGCACAGATGAAAATGAGGCAGTAACGCAAGCAATTCAAGAATATAAAATCGAAGGTTATCCTACTATTAAAATGAATAAGGATAACAAAGTTATTGATTTTGACGCCAAGATTTCATATGGAACATTAGAAAAATTTGTTAATATGATGACAAACCAATAATAAATCTATTTTTAATAAATATATTTATTTCTCTTCTGAGTCTACGCAGAATTCATTGATATAACTATCTGTTCCAATTTGAATAAGTCGCAAACGCTCTTCAATCTTAGAACTCGTATTAAAAATATCGCTTATCGATAAAGGAGGACAATCAATAAATATTTCGCGGTATATATTTATTGGCACTCTGTTATTCAAAACCCGTTCTATGGTCTTATAAAAAATATTTAATACGTAATCAAACAATGTTGAATCATTAGTTACATGATAATTTAATCGTATTATTGGTTTACGACAGAGTCCAAATATTTCTTCAGGATCAGCTCCATTATCAATACAATAATTCACAGGATAATTACATACCATTCCCCCGTCAGTATAACATTTGTCTTCATTTAAATAGGGCTGGAACAAAACAGGTAGGCAACAAGAACAATAAACTGCATCAATAATGCGCCAATCAGGGTGCGTTTTGTAAGAAAACTGAATAGGAGTGAAATTATTGATATTTACTGCGAAAAAATGCATGTCGATTCCAGTGTTCTCATAAAATTCCTTCATTGTAATATTTATCGACATATCTTTCCCATTAAAGAGTGGTAGAAATATTTCTTCTATTGTTTTTACATCATATATACCGCGACTATTAAAAACCGTAAATATGTTTTGAATATTAAAATTAAAAATTTGCTGCCATGGCCGTTTTATAATATAATCATCGAGAACAGTCCAATCATATTTTAGGGCAATTATTAATCCAAATAGTGCACCCGCGCTAGTACCAAATATAGATTTAATGTCATCTATTGACCATAAACCTCGCTTATTACTTTCTCGTAGAGCTCCATAAAATGAGAACCCGGCAACGCCGCCCCCGGACAATACGATATGTTTAATTTTTTTGTCTGTGTTTTCCATTATTATATTATTTGACGAAGCATTTATGTTTTTTGTGATAGAATTAAATTTATTGCATATATATAGGAATGTCTTGTATTTTATTTGCTGATGAAGAAGAAACCAATCGCAAAATAAACATCGACGAGCTCTATGAAAAGAAACAGAAAAAAGATTTAAAAATGGTATCTATTTTCAATAAAATATTAAATCGTATTCATAAACGAATTACAAACACTGCACGTATCAAAGTCGAAGAAAAACATATTTGGTTTGTGGTTCCTGAATACATATTTGGAGAACCTTGTTATAGTAAAGCAGATTGCATTGGATATTTAGTGGCAAAATTGGAAGATAATGGCTTTCATGTAAGATATGTATATCCAAGTAATTTATTTATTAGTTGGCTACATTGGATACCATCATATGTTCGAACAGAAGTTAAAAAGAAAACCGGAATTGTTCTCGATGAAAGGGGTAATATTATAACCAAGGTAGAAGACGAAGAAGAAAATAACCAAAAATCATCCAATGAAAAAGGTGCAACAACTAAAAATCAGAAACAATATACTCCAATTAATAATTATAAACCAACTGGTAATTTAATATACGGAAAAGAAATGTTTGAGAAATTAGAGAAAAGAGTAAATATGCCTTAAGCACAAAAAATTGATTGTTACCTTCTATTTATCTTAATAAACACACATAGAATGGTTGAACCTATAAAAAAAATTACTATTCGCGTAAAACTACGTAAAATAAACTGCGATGAAAATATAAATTCTATGACTGAAATACATTTAGCAGAACAAAAGCTAGTAAACAAAACTCAAAAAAAGAAAAAAGTCATGAGTAATGAGAACAAATCCAAACTTTGGGAAATATTTGATTCTGATAAAAAAACTTTATACGACGAACCCATTGATAAAATAGAATGTTTATATAGCGCTACCGGCCAACATGATATGTGTTCTACTTGTAATTCGTATCTGATAATTATGGAGGATGGGTTTCCGACGTGTACAAATCCTGAATGTTGTATTATGTATAAAGATGTGCTCGATTATTCTCCTGAGTGGCGCTTCTATGGTGCAGAAGATAAAAACGCAAATGATCCTACGCGGTGTGGTAATCCTATTAATCCCCTTTTGGTTGAATCCTCTTTTGGTTGTAAAGTACTATGTAGTAATAACTCATCATACGAAATGAAAAAAATTCGTAAGTGGACGGAATGGCAATCTATGCCGCATAAAGAAAAATCGCTTTACGACGAATTTCAATTTATTACACATATGGCACAAAACTCTGGAATACCAAAGATATTTATTGACGACGCGATGGTATTACACAAAGATATTTCCGAACAGAAGATGTTTCGTGGCATGAATCGTGATGGGATTAAAGCCGCGTCTATTTATATTTCATGTAGATTGAATGGTTGTCCTAGAACAGCACATGAAATCGCTGAGATATTTAAGTTAGATAAAACTAGCGCTACGAACGGATGTTCTATGGCAGTTAATATTTTACACAATATTGAACGAAATATGGACCCGTCACAAAAAAAAGATTTATGTGTTACATTACCCAGTTCGTTTATTGACCGTTACTGTAGCCGTATGAATTTTAATAAAGAAATGACAATGTTGGCCAAATTTGTTACTAATAAAATTGAAAAGAATAATATTATTACGGATAATATTCCTCACGCAATTGCTGCTGGAGTGGTATATTTTGTATCTCAAATTTGTGGACTTAATACAAATAAGGTGGATATTAAAAATGTTAGTGGGGTTAGCGAGGTAACAATTAATAAATGCTATAAAAAACTGGACAGCATTAAAGATTCACTGGTGCCAAAATCTATTTTAGACAAATATGTTTTGTAAATGGGGAATTGTAGGTTCTCTAGAGTTTAGACAAATCCACTAAAATTTTATGGGTGCATATAATATAATTTATGTCGGACACTTCTGAAAACATTACTGTTGAAATTTTCGAACCCATTATTGATAATATAACCGAGGAAGTACCTGTTACTGAGGAACCGGTTTCCAATGAAGTGCCCGTTACCGAGGAGCCGGTTGTCAAGGAAGTGCCCGTTACCGAGGAACCTGTTGTCGAGGAGCCGGTTGTCGAAGAAGTGCCCGTTACCGAGGAGCTTGTTGTCGAGGAACCTGTTGCTGAGGAGCCTGTTGTCGAGGAGCCCGTTACTGAGGAGCCCGTTACTGAGGAGCCTGTTGCTGAGGAGCCGGTTGTCGAGGAACCTGTTACCGAGGAACCTGTTACCGAGGAACCAGTGCAAGAAGCAACATTATCTATTGAGAGGACAGAATCAGACGCGCCAGTTTCTGAGAATGAATTATCAGAGACAAACGAGGTATCGGTTCCTGAATTAAAACCTGAGCCTATACATGTAGCTGATCCTGTTCCAAAATACGTTTTTATTGTCCCTTACCGCGACCGCCAACAACAGTTGGCTTTCTTCAAAAAACATATGTCCTTTGTTCTCGAAGACACGAACCCAAATTATTATAAAATTTTTTTTATCCACCAGTGCGACCAACGTTCGTTCAATCGTGGCGCAATGAAAAACATTGGTTTTTTATACATCAAAGATACGTATCCCAATGACTACCGAAACATTACTTTGGTGTTTAACGATATTGATACCATGCCGTACACTAAGAATTTTTTCAATTATGATACTACACCAGGAAACGTGAAACATTTTTATGGTTTCAAATACGCACTTGGTGGTATTGTATCGATAAAGGCCGGCGACTTTGAGAGAATCAACGGATACCCTAATTTCTGGGCCTGGGGATATGAAGACAATTTATTACAAAAACGCGTTCTCAATAACGGTATTTTTATTGATAGAAATCAATATTATCCTTTGATGGATAAAAACATTTTCCAAATGAAGGATGGATTAGAGAGATTAGTAAATCGCGCGGAATTTGACAAATTCTTAGGACTTACACTTGAAGGCATATCAAATATCCAAGGGCTTCAATATGATTATGATGAACAAACCGGTTTTGTAAACGTAAAATCATTCATAACGGGAACGGAAGAGTTACAAAATCAATCTACGGCACATAATTTAACCAACGGCAATCGTCCATTTAATGCTCCTATTCTAGGAGGGCGCCGTCGTCCTGCAATGGGGATGTCGTTTTTTTAAATCATCAATTTGTGTAAAATTTAAATATAAATAAAACATTTCTATATTAGATTAAATGTTTTATATTTTATTACTAACAATAACAATAATATATTTAATCAAACAATACGAAATTTTTGAATACCAACCATATATAAAACCACAATATGGATTAGCTGAATCAACAGATGATTATGTTTCTCCAATAATAATAGACAATTTTATAACAGAAGAAGAGGCAAAATATATCCTAGACCTAGCCCGGGAAAAATTTGTTCCAAGTGTCCTTTTTGGAAATTATAGAATGAATGATATTCGCAATAGCAAAAGTGTTTGGTTACCAACACACGACCAAACTATAAGTTCTATTATACAAAGAGCATGTAGTAAAGTGGGACTTCCTTTTAAAAACTCAGAAGGGTTACAAGTAGTAAAATATGACGCAAACGGATATTTCAAACAACATTATGATACTACTCACAAAATAGAAAAACAATCAAGCGACTTCTTTTCGCACGGAGGACATAGATTAGCGACAATTATTGTTTATTTGAATGATGATTTTGAAGGCGGAGAAACACATTTTGTAAATCTTCAGAAACACATAAAACCAAATAAATACGGGGGTATATTATTCTATTCTTTAGATAAAAACGGCAATAAATGTCACCCCAAATCTTTACATGAAGGTACAAAAGTTATATCAGGTAATAAGTACATTGCAAATATTTGGATAAGACAAAATAAATTTATATAATCAATATATATTGATTATATAATGAAAGCATTATATATTGCGCTATGTCTAATACTTATTTTTATTATTATTTGTTTTTCAATATTATCTACACCGCCTGTTGAAACATTTGCTGAATTAGGTTACGCAGATGATGATGACGACTATATATACCCAACCGTATATAATAATTTTATTACTCCTCACGAGGCTAATTACATATTAAGTCAAGCGGAACCGAAATTTGCGGATAGCGAAACAATTGGAGGAGGCGTAGATACAACAACCCGTAAAAGTAAAACGGCTTGGTTAGATAAAAACGACCCCACTATAAAAAAAATCATTGAACGTGTATGCGCAATAAATAATTATTCTAGCGAAAATGCTGAACACTTACAGGTAGTTAAATACGGCCCTGGTGGATTTTACAACCCTCATCACGACAGCACGGGCGACGATAATCCAGAAAGTAACGAATTTTTGAAATCGGGCGGACATAGAATAGCAACTATGTTAATATATTTGAACGACGAGTTTGAAGGTGGTGCTACTAGATTTGTAAATTTAGCAAAAGACGTAAAACCTCCCAAATATGGTAGTATTTTATTTTACCCATTAGATAAAAATAACAACCGTTGCCATCCAAAAGCATTACATGCCGGATTACCTTTAAAATCAGGACAAAAATGTATTGCCAATGTATGGATTCGACAGGGCCCCTTTACTAATACCTGCGATTAGGCCTCGATTATTTTATATGTTAAACCAATATCACTTTGACTTTCCCATATTCCTGATATTTTTAATATAAACTGTGGCGAAATAGCCTGTCCGTCTTTTCTGGCACTATATAATTTTATAGTTCCTGACATAAGTTGTTTATAAATTGAAACAACGGAATTTTTACCACCCTTATTTGTATGTGTTTGTTTATAATATTCAATGATTCTATGCTCTATCTTAGATAGTTCTTGAATAAATATATTATTCTGCGACGAATCAATAGCAAGCCTTGCGCTATGTTTATTGCCACTTCTTTCAATCGATTGAATTTCTAGAGGCATTGACAAATAAACACTATTCAGTGAAAAACACTCATCAGAATAAATAATTTTGGAGAATGTACCGTCCATAATGATGTTTTGTTTTGGCTGCAAAAAATACATATATCCTAATTGAAAATTTGAATTGTCAAGTATAATGTTCATACGATAAATAAAGTTGTTTAGATATGTTTATTTGGTTTTGATTTAAAATATAATATATTAGATATATTATATATAGCTATGGCTGAAATATTTTTAAATGATGTAGCCTTTGATAAGAATAATTTAATTATTAAATGGAAAGGCAAAACGTTTAATCAAATTACTTCTCGTATTCAAATGAACACGCGTGGGAAATCATCTACTTTTAAAAAGGCAGAATATTTCCGTGCGCTTCCTATTTTGTTACCCAGGCGCGAGATTGCGACGAACTTTAATAGTAATTCTGTATGCGATGCCCGTATGTCATTATCTATTAATGTATTTGACCAACCCGGGGGTAGTATCATAAATTCGTCTGTAAAAACAAACAACAACGGTTTAGTAAATACCATGGATAATTTAATACCAAACAATATTTGTGAAGACATAGGCACTTGTTTGGCGTTTGTTTCCCCTTCTGAAACTGCAAAACGCCGTGTTCGAAGTGCTGGAATGATTAAGCGTCAGTTTGATATTTCCAAGGGCAACGACAAAACCTATTTTGTCGATAAAGCGCAATATTTGGTCAGTCGTAATCTTACGTTTCAACAAAATCAATATAATTATATTCGTTCAGGTAATGCCAAAGCCGAACCAGGTGACGCCCTTTCTTCGCAAAATTTATATTCTGCACAAGGACTTAGCCACTGTAAAAAATATTATATACCGACAGATTGTAGTTTTTCATATCAATGGGTATTTCCAAATTCAACTGATAATACGAAAGCTGACGGCTATTCAGTACAAGGCGGAAATAATATTTATTTTTATAACCAGGTTGATGTTTCTGCAGGATATTATACGGTTGATGATGTTAACAATGTTTTACATCTTACTATGTTGAAAAACGGACATTATTTAATAAACAAAGCTACACAGTCAAAAGTGTTTACTATTTATTTTGCTTACAATCCGATTTACAATAAAATGGAATTACATAGTTCAAAAATTGATGCACTCGTTTTTTCTACCATTAATTATACAAAACCCTTTTCTCCAGGCTGGGACCCTACTATTTATCCTCCCGCATTCAATTACCAAAATTTGGTTGCCTGGCCGATACCATCTGGTGAAACATTATCTGGTAATTCTGCGTTAAAAGACTCAGTTGTGCCCGTTGTAGTTATTTATAATAATGCATTTACGAATGCAATCGGTTTTAGTCCTGGTATTTATCCTACAAATCCTATATCGACATATGTGGATAGATTAAATGCCGCGTATTCACTAAAACAAAATTTGACGAATGTTGATAATTACGCTCTTTCCAATTATGGTCCTGGTATTCAACCCGTTTATAAATCCGTGGTTTATAAACCCAGCAATCCACAATTTGCTAGTCAGGGTGGAGTTAGTGCCAGTTCCGCAACCCAGCGCGTTCGTTATAACACAATTACAAACAATACTGCAGTTTATCAAAAGGCTTACGGAACGTCAGTAGCAAACGCACTAGCATACGGAGTTCCTGAAAATGGTTATACCATCAAAGACAAACTTGGTTATCCATCGCGTAGCACGCCAAGATTTGCGCCACTATCGACTGTAATGCAATGCGCAACGTGTAACACTTGGGACCCGCAAAATTCAACAAAAATGAATTAAGAATAAATAGCTTTTACCATTCGTCCTGTTCTTGCATATTCGCTTTTTTCATAATCAAATGTCCCAAAACATCGCACCAAGAATCTATCGTGACCATCATATTTTGGGAAAAAAGGAGAGCGTCCATGAACGGCACGACAATTATCTATCAATATAATTTCACCAGGCTTTAAATTATGTTGAAACCGTTTTTCATAATAGATAGCAATAATTTTCCTTAATAAATGTTCTCCTATTTCATCAGAACTAAACATCAAATCTTGGTCAAATATAAGTTGTGGGTTGTCAATCGGTCCATGGATGATTGCCATTGGCCCTCGAACATCTCCTTCTGCGAATTCCTGTCCATGTAATTTAAAGGATAAATCAACTCCTGTTTTCCATAAGGGTTCTCGAAGTAATTGTAATTCTTCAAATGTCATATAATTTAATATTTCATTTACGGGTAAAATATACGTTAGCGCTTGCTTATCACCTTTTAAACAGGCCAAACTTAATATATCTGGCCGTAATTGTGAAAATGCCTGTTCGGTATGAATTTCTAGCTCAATGTTACTACCAACACTAGTTTGGTTTTTAGCTAGAGCTTGAATAGGAACAATGTCTTGAAAAAGTTGGCCATATCCTTCAGCTTCATATGCCAACATTTCGCCAATAGCACTATTTAAAATGGCTTGAACACGTGCTAATAAAGTGGTTTCGCCTATCTTGCTTTTGTTATCAGACGGAGTTTTGACAATGGATACATGTAGTCCACGAAACAATAAATATCCACTTTTTGTGCCTCGTTTTGAGAACTCGCGTAAATGTTCTCGAATTCTACCTGGGATTTGTTTTGTTAATTGTTTAGCTTGTTCACAGAATTCGTTCGGATCATCCGAAGGACTTGCGCAAATTTGTCTCGCTAAATAATTTAAAACAACGACTTCCTGGTCATTAAAATCAATTATATATTGTTCCATAATATATAATTATCGTTTTTTTATGGTTCTGCGCTTACGCACCAACCTACCTCCATTTTGAACCGACAGAACTGTAGTCCATGTACCAGTTTCATCAATAGGAGATAATCGTCTTACTGTTTTGCGTATTAGTTTACTACGATCTCGCGAAATACTCTGGTTTATTATTTTTTCACGTAATGACCTGCGTTTATGATTTGGTATAACGGACATTTATTTATACTGAGAAAATTATGCAATATCATCAGCGCAAAACATATTATTTGTTGAGAACACATTGGCTTCTACGCCGTTTTTTTTACACCACTGTAAACATTTCTGAATATTTGTTTTAACTAGGCCGTCTATTTTTTCTTGTTTTTGTTTGATTTCTATTAGCGACGTCGTATAATGAATGTTCTCAATTTGTTGTTGTCCTAATATTGAATTATATTCCTCTAATTTTGAAATAAAATAATAAGATAACGGCAAGTTCAAAAAACGATGAATGTATTTATCTGAAGGCACCACTAACATTGCTTCAAATGTCTTCTGTAAAAACGGATAAAAATGCTCGTGATTTGAGAACAAGAAATCGCGGCATACAATATATTTCTCTGAATTAGCATAGCGACTTGTTTGTGGCTTAATAATATAAACCTTATCATAAAAAGACGATAAAATATACAAAATATCTATAGTATGATGCATAAAACTATCGAATATTTTGAGAACAAACGACCCGCCCCTTTTCTGAAGAACTACTGCATAACAAACTTGCGCGAAAAGTAGTTGACTTATGCTAATTTCCTGTTTATTAAAATCCATTGAAAAATCAAATCCACCATCGCCGGTAACAAAATCCATGGACGATCCGTATTTTTTACGACAATACTCCAAATTAGCCATAGATAAAATATTACCCGTATTATCAGCACCACATTCAATATAAACGTTCTCGTTTTTCTTTAAAAACGCGTCGCTTTTTTTCCATCCAGGAATATTATTGTCATTCATTTCGTCCAAAATTGTCATTCCAATATAAATGTCCTTATTATTCTTACGCGTATTACACAAGGCTTCTATAAATCCACCCGGCCCTTCCGCCAAATGAAAACTACGCATAGATTTTACGCCAAAATTCATATTAAATGTGTTAAGCATTTCTATCATTTTAAAATAAGACCGTGAAAGAGGCTTATATGTAGAAATACTTTTCTTTTTAAACGGCACTACGCTATGAATATACTCATAAGGATTGGTATATTTTTTAAATATATCCCACTCGCATTCGTGGTCATCCAATTTCATTTTAATATTATACAAATAATGGGATAGAGAATTCGAAATATGAGGTTCTGGTTCTACGTCATCGGGTATACATTGTATATATTTATGAATTAAAAAACTAGTTTTGGGTAATAGATAATATGTCATTTTATGTCGATACATAAAATAAAAAATACTATTTATATCGTTGTTACATGATTATTTTATAAGGGTTTTATGGTTGGTTTTTTGATAGTTAGTTTTTTTATAACAGGCGTCGGATCAACAGTTATTGATACTGTCTGAGCCAATGGTTCGGTAACAGGTTCCGGTTGAGTCAACGGCTCCGGCTCTACAGACTGGCCCTCTTCTGAGTATCGTTCTAGTACTATCTTAGGCTTTTTAATCTTACGAATTGCTGGTTTTGGCGCAGTTGGCGCAGTAATTTCCGGGTGCGCTTTTTCCATTTCTTTAATATCCTGCGTAATAACTTCCTCTATAGATTCAGCCATTTTATTTTGCTGTTCTATTATTTTCGCTATTTTGTCCGTATTTACGTTACGTACCTTCTTGAATATAAAATATCGATTCATAAACGAAATTTGTTTTTCTTCTTGAGTCATATTCTGCGCCTTACCATAATCCAGTCCGGCCCGTTGACTACGTTTTATTTCGTTTTCCATATTGGCATAAAGTTCCGAAAACATACCTGCGCTATCAGGAAGTCCCATTTTTATACACTCTGATTTGAAGACTGGAACAAACCCATAATCTTCCATAATACGCACCACATAATCGAAATTTACCAAATACTCTTGTAAATACTGATTAATACTCTCTTGATATACATTAATTGGATAACCAACACTCAAATCGTCGTCAGGAAAGCCAGTTTGGTCATATAATTTTACGATTTCAAATATCTTTCTGCCTTCGCTCATAATTATAATGCTCTCATCCTTTTGCTTATCCTTCAGTAAATTGAACACAGTTTTGCCGTCATAACAAGTTCCAATGAAATAACCGTTTATGCGTGTGCATTCAGCTACGTTTCTCAAAAACTCATGAAGCGTCTTTTTACTCTCGAAGAAATAATGAAAGGCGAATTGGACAGAACTAATATGAAAACCAGTCTGTGCTGTTCCGTAATGTTTATATACACCATGGCCGAGGGCTCTCTCGTCTTTAGGTCCAACACCGAATAGCGCATTTGTAATCTCTTTATCTTTTTCTGTACCAAATGCTTTACCAGAGCGAATATTTAACGATGAATTACCTGTAACGAAAAGCGCGTCGGGAGTGTCTCTATCTTTTCTCTTTGAACGTAAATAACGAGCACAAGCTCCGTCTAAACGATTTTGAATATTGTCTTTAAATACGTCAACTCCGAATACAAATGAAATATGTGCGTTTATCCATTTTGATAAATCACCAGCCTTGCCTACAGCATAATCCATCAAAATATCTTGTGGATTTGACACCCCAACAATCAACTTTTTCTTCACGTATAAATTATGGAAATCACGAAGACCTTGAGTGCTCGTTTGTTCATTTGACCGATTATAATATACATCTTCTGTTACTACTTCTTGAGCAATATTTTCGCCAGTACTAATCATTTCCTCCGTAATAGGATGATGAATAGAATGCCAATTAGCATTAGCTACGTGGTATGCATTACCGTAGTTCTTAGCACCAGCATTTAATTCGCTAGTTTTATCATAACGTACCCTGAGCGGTACCCATGCCCATCCGTCCTTGTTTGTTGATTCATATTTAAACTCAACAATCATATTTTCATCAAAATATTCTCCTTCTTCGGTTACCATAAATACGTTGTTTCCATCTTGCTTCAAAAGAACATTGCAATACCTTGCTTCTGGATGATAAGGATTGGTAGGGCAGAAAGGCACATGTTTATAATCTTTGGCATATCCCACGACAGGTTCTGGAATTTTACCATCTACCACATCCTGAAACGGATTTACAAAAGCATGTTGTTTATTACGAATATCAAAACCGCAATGTAATTCGATAGTTTTATATTGAATAACGTCTTGAACACCTTGCATATTTTTTCCCTCTTGGAAAATATGATGTACTTCAGGTTTTCCTTTCTTATCAAGTTTGTTAATAACTAAGAAGTCAATTGTGTTGAATGCAGGCGGCTTCCATTTCATAGAGTGCTCCCATGTTATTTTTTCAAGAGGTCCTGCTTTACCTATTTCTTTTGAGCCAACCCCACAATTTGAAGGAGTAAAGATAATACCATCCGTAGTATATTCAAAAAGACCATCGTTTTGCTTCGTAAGAATCTTTGAACAACATTGAAATATAGATTCGTTTTCTGTACACAGGTAAAACTCCTTACATTTTACAATAAAATTTGCCGATTTTGTCTGTTTTGCATCAACCGTTTCTTGTTTGTCAGCTATGGATAGTGGCTTGATGGCGTCAATAATAGCATTCAAAAGAGGAAGGCGAAATGTATTTTCTTTGTCTCCCATATCCTCTGCTACAAATCCATATTCACGGACGTTGAGTTTATTAACATAATAAAGGTCAAAAGCAGCATATAAATTAATATATTTTCCTGATTTGTCGTATTTAATATGTTCTCCGTCTAAAATAGAATTCCATACACGCTTCTCTTTTGAAACCGTGCCTGTGAAAATAACGTTCATATTAGTATCAATCAAATATATTTTACCTTCATAATTGACAAACAATAGTTTTCGTTCCCCATCCGCCTTATCTGTTACTGTATAATTCTTTCGAATATTTGGTATCGTCGACGAATCTTTTGGCTCAATAATGTTTTCCATTTGTATTGTAAACGATGAAGGGCCAATAAAGTCTTTTGACATAATTTTACGAGATTGATATTCGTCACCATGCACTAATTTCATATATTGGTCAATTACGACTTTTTGTTCATGATAAGAAATCGGATATTTTGTCATTTGAAGCCCCGATAGAACAGTTCGAATACATTTTCGCAAAACGCCCATAATAGATTCAGTACTATTGAACAAAGTTCCTGTTCCAATACGACTATTATCCATTTCAAGTTCTATTTCGTATGTTTCGGGGTTAGTAAATACACCAGCCTCTTGTATAGTATATGTAGGCATTGGTTTACGGTAAGTTGTCTTAGAACCTTTTACAATACTTAGGTCAGCAAACACAGGAAAATCTGGGTGTCTAAACCGCACACGATTCATGCAACGGAAAATTTTCTGCGAATTTGACCATTCCGCAATAATATTACGAGCAAGGGGATGATTCGTATGAAACTCTTCTTCGTTCTGATAAGAGGCACGAAAATTATAATCCGCAATATCTACGGCCCTAATTTTTTCGCCGTTTTTTGCTAATGCGTTAGTTTTGCGCGTGAATTTCAATTTATTGAAAACGGTAGACGGTAAATCTATCAACTTCTGGATACTGTTTGTCTTACAATAATGCTGAATCAGATCCGTCCCCACAATTTCCGCGCGAATATTCGACATCGTACGCTCCCCTGTTTGAGGATGCAAATAATCGCTATACACACGTAAAATTTGTGTTCCGTCTTCGTTATCTACTTTAAAACCACATGCATAGAGTTGTTTTACCACGTTATCATAATCGATTTTGCTAATAGATTTGGATAATTTCGGATTCGAACCAAAACGGATTTCAAATTCTGCAGACTTTTTATCCATACGAAATAACGGATTGTTTTCTAAATATTGACCCACCATTTTTTCAAATTCTTTCTTTGCTCGCGCGCGCGCAGCATCCTCTATTTTTTTAATATCGTCATTAGATTCGTCGGTTATGGGTTCATTGTCTTCCACTTTATTCATCAAATAGTATAGTATATAGTTAATTCATATATTATTTTGATAATATAATCAATTTTTTGTTGTTATTTGACCTATCTATTATTTACCATACATCTTTATTTATAATTTTTTGATTCATTAATCACAACTGCATGTCAGTGCGAATTTTATTAGAAAAACTTTAGTTGTTTGCATAATATATAATGGGTAGAAAACACTACTATTATTCCAGCGACGAATATTCGTGCGACGAAAATTCAGATAATGAATCTTCTTGTGAAGGGCAACGTAAACATTCTTGTAAAAAATGCAAAAAACCTCTATGTAAAAGCTGCGGAAAAACAAGCTGCAAAAAAGCGCAACCAAAATCATCTGTTTGTAAGTCGTGTAAAAAGAAGGAAGGACAATGCGATAACAAAAAAGACTGTAAGTGTGTTATTATTACGGTAAATTAATTTTGTAACTGCATATTGTATCACAAATTATTTTGTTTTTATAAAATCTTGTATAGTCAAAGTATATATAATTTTTGATTATATGCCCAAAAATCAGTCTTGTTGTTCTGATGACGAATGTTCGGTAGATAGCGACCGTGGTTGCAAACCAAGACGACCTCGATGCCGGTCTAGCTCTCCAAGTAAACCAAAAAAATGCAAAGATGGCAAAGACGGTAAAAACGGTAAAAACGGATTAGACGGTAAAGATGGAAAAGATGGGGAAAACGGCAATTCTGGTAAACCTGGCCGTGATGGTAAAGATGGCCGTGATGGTAAAGACGGAGAAAATGGTAAAGATGGGGAAGACGGTCGTGATGGACGCGATGGTAAGGATGGTAAAGATGGTAAAGATGGGGAAGACGGACAGGATGGAGAGGATGGCCGTGACGGAAGAAATGGTAAAGATGGAGAGAATGGCCGTGACGGTAAAAACGGTAAAGACGGAGAAGACGGACAGGATGGACAAGACGGACAAGATGGCTGCGACGGAGAAGACGGTAAAGACGGATGCACAGGACCACCTGGTCCTTGCGGCCCTCGTGGACATCAGGGCGAAAAAGGATGCCCAGGAGAACGAGGCCCACGTGGGCATCCCGGAGAAAAAGGATGTCCTGGAGAAAAAGGACCCAAAGGCGACACTGGACCTAAAGGAGATAAAGGAGATAAGGGAGATAAAGGAGATAAGGGAGACACAGGACCAAAAGGCCACACTGGCGAAACTGGTTTGATTGGACCAATTGGACCAGCAGGACTTGATGGACCCGCAGGACCAATTGGACCCGCAGGACTTGATGGACCTATTGGACCTATTGGACCCACAGGCCCAGTTGGACCGGTTGGAACCGCAGGACCAGTTGGACCAGCAGGACCAATAGGACCCATTGGACCCCCCGGACTCCCATCAATTTCCAATTTCGCAGATTTTTATGGCCTAATGAGTAATAATGACATAGTAAACGATAATCCTAATGCCATCGCACCTGGTTCATCAGTTAATTTTCCAAATCCTCTTGTGAATCCATATGGCTCAATACAACGCTTATACGGAACTAGCACAAATTCGTTCAGTTTACCACCAAGTGGACTTTTTGAAATCACATTTCAAGTCGGAGTACAAAATACTGGCGAATTGGTTGTTGTATTAAACGGACAAGAACAGTTAATGACGGTTGTAGGTAAAAGCGGCGGTGGATTATTAGTTGGTGTATCTATAATATCTACTCCTCCTATCAACAATTCTACTCTTAGTATTAATAATCCATCCATCGCGGCTCCAGGAGGATTAAAAATCGACGAATCAAGCGGGCCTTTATCAAAGCCATTTTCCTGTCATCTTATTATTAAACAACTCGCATAATTTATTTATTTATTGATATGTATAATAAATAAATTATTTATATATTACTCTGTTAATTAGTTTTGAAACATGATATATTGTAATGTAAACGGAGGTATCCATTTGCCGTTTATATTTTGCGGAACAAACTCCCAAAGGAAAGGTGTCCAAATATAATCATTTGTTGCCAGATAACACAAATAAGTATGAATATAATAAGGACCCGCAATTGTTTTTATCATAGCGTCTAATAAAGACGCAAACGAAAAAGATAATAAACAACTTCCATTTTGACATTGAAAATATGAAAAAAACATGTTCATAGTAATATAATAATCATGCGTTCTATCTTGATGGAACAAAGTTTTTAAACCCACTTCGTTTGCGTATTTTGAGAAACCGTCTGTTCCAAACGGATACCAACCGTCATTACCCGCCCATAAAAAATACATACGCAAAAGATATTCAGATGAATAGTTAAATATTGAACTACTGTCAATAAAATTTGTATTATAATGACACGCCGTAATAAAATATTTTCCGGTTGGGTTTAAAACGGATTTTATTATATTTGAATATTTTTTATAATGCTCTGCGTGATCTTTTCCGCTCGTAAGAATATATTCTAGATTACCACATTGTATAATAATATCATACGTTCCAATTTTTTCCGGCGTTATATCCCAGGAATTCATATGGAATGCTTCAAATCCTTTTTTTTTGACACGTTTCACTTGTTCATTAGAAATCGAAAGTCCTGTCGGTCGTAGTTCATAATGTTCATAAATATAGTCCATAAAATCCCCGTCTCCAAAGCCTATTTCTAAAATTTTCATACCAGGTTTAATATCCAATTTTTTACATATTAATTCAAATTTTCTATCATCTGTTGTTTTTTTTAAAACACTTGCTTCGGGTAATTTTTCATTGTTTACATCATAAATAACAGCATTTGGGTTGTTTATAGATTCGAGATAAGTTTTTTTACACCAATCATATATTTTTTTATTGTTTTCTGAACTGATGTCTTTAGTGTCAAAACCTATTATTTCATCAAAATTTGCTTCTGAAAAGTTGGATAATACTTGGTTTTTTTTGGTTATGTTATTCCAAAAATCACTATATTGATATTCTGTTGCTATATACGGTTCCATATGATAACCTTTGTATTTTAACGTTTCTAAAACTCCTTCTAAAACTAAAGGAATAAACAATAAAAAATAATTTTTTGTTGTGTATGCAAAGTATAGAGAAAAACTCACGCTTAAATTCCTAACCAATGCACGTAAAGAAAATTTTTTTGTTTTTGTATATGCGTAAGTAACGATTGCTTGAACGCAAATCGTAAATATAAAAACATACAACACTCCAAATTTTTTAAAAAGCAATTTTAATTTCATTTATATAATGACATATTTTTTTGTTGTAATATAATTTACTCGCTACCAAAAAAAGATCCCTTGCCAATCTTAAAATCCCCCAACCTCATAATCGTATCATGATTGTTCTTCATAATTTCTTTAATCAAATCTTTGATAGAAATTAAACCCACAAACTCGCTCGACTTCTCGTCCATAACAAGCAAATGACGAATATCTTTAAACAACATCTTATTCATACACATTTCGAGACTATCGTCCTTCTTAGCAATCATCAAATTCGGTTCATACGTGCAAATATCCTTTACGGTCAATGTTGTCGACTGTCCCTCGACACACGCTACTTTGTTAATATAATCGCGCTCTGAACAAACACCTACAATCTTATCTGCCGAATCCATTACCGCCAAGCATCCAATATTGAAAGACTTAAAACGAACAGCCGCCTCCTTTACCGGCGCCGACTCCTTTATCTTAAAATCTATCTTATGATAACAAGAGCTTTTAAATAAAGTATATGCATCCACAGAACCAGACGAAAATCTACGAATCGTACGCGCTAACAACATGATATTCTATATATCATGTTTTTTTTAAATTGTTTTTCCCAATTATTTCCATACACATAGCTCACGAACGGTATCATATAATTCCACTTTCGTATATTTTTTATTTTCATCATAAATAGATAATTTGCGCGCCAAGTCAATCAAATCTTGCGCTTTATAATGCGACGCTGCCTTCATCGGCTTCAAATAATTATCCAAAACCATATATTTTTCGCGTAGCTCTATGAGTCGACCAGTGGATATCCATTCAAGCTGTGCTCTATATTTCCCGTATTTGTCTTTAAATAACACATACGTATGTCGATCAGAGTCCTGTTGGTCGGCCGTCGCCCAATATTCCAGCATACAACGACCTTCCGAACAAATCAACAAAACATTTATATCATAAAACACAGTTAATGCGCCTAATACACTTAAACTAGTCTCTTTCTGAGATGTCAAAAGCTCTGATAAAATCTCTTGGATTAGAACATTTGTTACTTTATGATTCGTTGATTTGATTCTTAGTTTATTTTCATTTATAAACTTAGCCAAACGCTGTTTTTCCTCCAACTCTTTAACCCCATAATTATGCCCAATTCTTTGATATTCTGTGTGCCCATGATGTATTACATAGAGACACCAAAACAATGTATCCTGCTGTCTAGGCTGAAAAAACTCAGGTTCTGAGTCAGGTTCATAGCCGTGGTCCACTTCCTTTAGCGTATCAACCTCTTTCTCAACAAGAATTACTTCGCGCTTCATAGCACTATACACAAAATCATCTTTTGTTTCCTTGGTTAACATAAATTTCTTATATGTTGAAATATTATAATCATTAAATAATTTGTTAGGATAATAGGTCAGACTGCTCATTGACTAGTTATAAGATAAAAGCATTTCCTCTTTATTATCTTTTTCAATAAAGTACGTGTTCTTGAAATCTTCTTTTTGTTGTTCTGTAGTATTTAATGATTGCTCTTGTTGTTTAGTGTATTGAACATATTCATGAATTTGATCAATAGTATCTTTATTCAAAAACGAAAGATTAATATAACAACCGCTTTTGTTTTCATTTATTTTACATAGATTCTTCGATAAAATTTTGAGAACCTCAATTTGATGATATTTATTCATTGATTCGATACTTTTTTTTATTAATTCAAGAGCTTCGACCTCCATTAGTAATGATAATTCAATGCTCAATATTTTATATAGTTTTATTTTCTCATTTACTATTATAACTATGGAATTAATAGAAACACTACTTAAAAAATATTTATATGAAGAAAGATGGTATATTGTTATTATTGCTGCATTTAGCTTAGCTTTAAATTTTTTCCAAGTAAACGGAATTTCTATTATTACGGCTAATATCATCGAAAGCATTCAAAAAAATAAACTCGATGTTGCAAAAATGAACTACTTTTATTTTGTGGTTGTTACGGTTCTCTTTTTAATGTTTTATCACGGCTATAAATATTACCAAAATCTTTTATTTACAAAACTACCCAATTGGTTAAAGCGCGAATTAGTTAAATTTATTATTGTCTCTAATAATGAGAACATTTCTTCTATTAATTTTTCAAAGTTAACGTCCCCGATTAATCGTATTACTAACTCAATATATGGAGTTTTTTATCGTATATTAGTTCATATGTTTCCTGACTTGGTATTCCTATTTGTTATTAATTTTTATTTTATATCTATGAGTATTCCGTTTGGACTGGTATTTTTTATTGCAAACGCGTTTCTATTAATATATATGTTCACTGGATGGTCAGAAGTAATAGACCACAGAAAAGAATACGAGGAGCATGCTAACGCGAATGAAAAATTCCTCATCGACATGTTAAACAATATAGAAAAAATTATTTATCGCGGAAAAGGCGCAGACGAAATAAATCGTTATTCTAGTCAAAGCGAGGTTTCTACCGAAAAGGCCGTTACTTTTTATAAAAAGGTCGATCAACGAGTTCTTGTATTAAACGTAATTTTGTCTATTACAATTTTTATTTTAATCGGTGGGCTTTTTTATTTATATACTAAAAAGCGTATATCCATTGAAACTTTTATAGCCTTTTTCACAATTTTGCTCTTATATCGTGATCGCATGAGTGGAAATTATGAATCGCTTGTAGACTATATCGAGTTTTTCGGTAAATTAAATTACGTAACAGATATGTTTACTGAATTAGTTGGAGAATACCAAGAAACCAAGGATAAAGAATATAAGCAGACGGAATTAAAATTCGATAGAATCCGTTTTGAAAACATTTCCTATAAATATCCAGGAACAGATACTCTAGTATTTGACAGATTCAATATTGATTTGGATACAAAAGATAAAATTATTGGTATTACGGGAATATCAGGAAAAGGAAAGTCCACGCTTGTCAAATTATTGGTAAAATTATACAGACCAACTGACGGCTCCATATATATCGACGAAATAAATATTGCTGACATTGACCCGAATTATCTACGTAAACACATTACATACGTAAACCAAAACTCCAAAATGTTCGATATTCGTATTATAGATAATATATTATATGGGTGTAACGACCACGATGCATGCAATGGACATCTTAATGAAATAGTTAAATATCCCAAAATAAAAGAACTCTATGATAAATTAGATTTACATAATGGAACCGTAGGTAGCCTGGGAGAAAAACTATCTGGAGGACAGCGCCAAATCACGAACATTATTGGTGGCCTAGTAAATCCTTGTAAAATATTAGTTCTTGACGAACCAACAAATGCTCTCGACCCCGAACTGAAGAATGAAATTATAAAACTCATTCAGGATTTCAAAAAACATAAAAAATGTATTATTATTATTACTCACGATGAAGCCGTCTATCCTATTTTTACCGAAAAGATAACAATATAATATTTAATCTTGTTGAATCGTAATTGGCCTTTTTTGCTCGACTGCCTGGTTTTCCATCAACTTAGCGATAACACAAATAAACGGGTCATTGAGTTCAAATCGAATACCAATAACACGCACCGTAATTTTTGTATTCTCTTTTGCTTGACCAAATGCCTTATCATTATATTGATGATCACGCGCTACAAATATGGTTAGTGGCACAATACCATCCTCGTCAGTAACTTCAGCATGAATTCCTGCCTTAGTAATCGTTTTAACCATGCACTCAATAAGCATTCCCTCAATAGGATAGCAAATCATACATTCAAATACGGTTTCAAATGTTATTTGATCTCCAGCAATATCTCCGCTAGAATAAGTAAGAATCCGCACCGAATTGGGCTTAATAAATCCTTCGGCAATACAACGGCCCTCGGTTCCTTTTGATATCATATTCTCTAAATTACGCTTAATATTTTTACCCACTTGATTTATTGATAAAGCCACGCGTTTTGTCAACATAGATTTCATATATACGCCGTAAATTTGAGGTTTTTGATTAGGCTTTGCCATTTACTACTATAATGATATAAAATTATGTTTATATCATTCCAATTCAATTTTTTATGTCATGTTATTTTATGCAATGTTAGTAAAAAAAAGGACTAATAAAAACATAACGAATAAAAAACGGGGAGGTGCTTTAGTTTTACCTGCTATCGGTGTTGGAATTATAGCTACTTTGATTAAACCATTTATTGAAAAAAAGGAGGACTTTGATTATAATTTAGGAACAGAAATAGAAGTAACTAGTGACGTAACATATGAATGCGTGGGAATAAAGGCAATTCCTCCAGATTATCAAAACGACGATAGCACAGGAGAAGTAGCAAAGAGAACAGCTAGTTATTTATCGCAAAGTGCTGGTCTTTCTTTAGCAGATGGAGTTGACAGAATAATATTCAAAAATCACGATTATTTGGAGTTTTTTAATAAAGAATATTTGTTTAACAAAGGTTATTATGGTAGCGCAGAAGAATTTAAAAATCTTTTAAAATCAGGTGCCAGCTCTACTTTTTTGAACTCGCGTAATAATAGTCCAATTATGTATCCAGGAACCCGCGTAAACGTTAAAATCCCGGGTTTTTTAAATTCAAGCATGGTGGCTAGGTTAGTTAAAAAAATACAGATAGGATACGTCGCTGAAAAACCATACTATCACTACATAGTAGAATATAAAAAAAAAACAGACCAAAAGTCTTGGAAAGACCTTGCTTCATCTTCTGCTAAAAGTTTGAGTGGTATGACCGAACTTTATCAATTAGACAATCCAATAAAAGAAACGAGACTAAAACTAGAAGCATTTGGACCTACGCTACCTTTTTCAAATATTGCACTAAATGATACTAAAGAGTGTTGTCCTTGTTCAAAGGAAACTCCTTCTAGCGGCGGCGCTAATATTAATGATACCACAAATATTATAAATCCTTTAATTACCGGTCAGCAACAAGAGCAGATACAAGAAATACAGCCACAAATACAGCCACAAATACAGCCACAAATACAGCCACAAATACAGCCACAAATACAGCCACAAATACAGCCAGAAATGCAGCCACAAATACAGCCAGAAATACAGCCACAAATACAGCCAGAAATGCAGCCACAAATACAGCCAGAAATACAGCCACAAATACAGCCACAAATCCAGCCAGAAATAAATAGCGCAACAAATTCAAATCCTTATTATAAACAATATCCGTGTGCCATTCCTGCCGGGTTAGTTACAAAAAACATGAGTTCTGCAGTACCATTATTTTATAAATTGAACGAGGAAATTAATATACCGTTTGAAAATCCGGATATGTTTATTGTCTTTCATATGCTGAAATATCAATTTAAAAAAACTTTAAATTTGGGTAGAATAAATCTTTTATATCACATTTTAAGTTCGTTTGGTAAAGCAATGCGTCAGAATGAGCCGTACTATAATACTTTAAAAGGATTCTCTATTCCTGAAGATCCAAAACTAAGAAAAAATTTAGATGCAGTAGCAACAACGCCACAAGAAGTCGTTGCAAAGTTTACAGAGCAAACCAATAAACAACTTGCAAAAGAAAAAGCAGATGACGATAAAGAAACTGATACAGAATCAACACCAATAACAGAACAACAAGTAACAGGACAACAAGCACAAACTGCCGGGAAAAAACGCACAACAAAATCTAAGCGTTCTCGAAAAAACAAAACAAAAAAAATATTGAAAGGTGGTTTACATTTTAGTGGAACTGTTGATGGAGATATTGGTGTAATTAATGATAAAATATCAAAATATATTTTTGGTAAAAATTTGAGAACGCCAGAATGGAGAGATAAACTGTTTGATAGTAACCATCCTTTAAAATATGTCGAAGAAGAACAAAAAATGTTTTTGGCATTAGCAATTATATATTATAAGAACATGACCAATACAGAACAAAAACAAAAGTATGACGATTTTTTTATGGAACCTAATCCGTTCAGTAACTATTTGGATGAAACTCAAAACAAGGACCTTACTACTGATATTGAAATGGAACTAAAAAATTATGAAGGCAAAACTCCTTATCAAATGGTTTTGATATTAGCGGATTTGGTTTGGACAAACAGAAAACATCAAGTTGGTCAAGTCGGTGGACTATTTAATATACCCAACATCGGCATAAGGAAATCAGTAAACAAAAGCATACAATACGTCGGAGAAAGTATAGCAAAAAACAACATGTTTTTAAATAAAATATTTGATTATGCATTCAAACGCATGGTTTTTTATAAATTAAAGAAGTTATTTATTCCTGTTACAGTAAATGCTGAAACCAAAACGCTTACACCAGAACAGAAAAATAGTTTATATGAAACTGTTAATTTTTATAGGAAAATAAAATTCAGTACTCTATCTTCTGCCGATTTTTCATGCACAACCACAACAAACAATGCTTTGGCTATTGTTAGTAATCCATTTGCTGGTGTCATGGGTTACGGGTCTACGTTCTCAAACCTTCCACCAGCTTTACAAACGGCATCACAACTTAACACTCCACAATGTTATATTACAACGTTGTTGTACGCTTATATTCTATTTTTTATGTAAACTGCATTTCAGAAAATAATATGGTTATTTTCTGAAAGAATACTAAAACGCAATATTATTTAATATTGCACGTTCGGTATCAAAAAACACCGTCTCTGACGAATGACGTAAAATCATCTCGGCAATTACGCAAAGGCCTATTTTCATCATTTTTTCACTATTTTTTGTATTATACGTCTTAGACCCTAATATTTTATTCAGTGTTTTTATAATATCGCCTTTGGTTTCGTTTTCTAATCTTGAGCCCGTATTTCTTTCCACAGACGTATCTTTTACTTTAAAAACAACATCTTTGCTTTTGCTAAACATCTGCATAAACCCTATTACTTTATCTTTAAAACCAGCTGCTCTTACAATATATTTATCGATAATGAGTTGGCCCAATTTTTTCTTATCACTCTGTTTTGCTTCCGTCCAAGGGTTACCTTCTTCTTGTGATTGAACATATATTTTACATACATTTTCGTCGGCAAGAATAATTCCGCGCACTAATTTGTTTTCAACTATCTTTTCATCAAAATATTCTTTTATTAATACTTCGTTCTCATTTTTGGCTTGAAAAGCGGGAGCACAAACATTTATGGTAAGAGTTAATTTATTTACAAATTTAAGACTATCCAAATAGTGACAATATACAAATCGTGTTATTTCTGAAAGTGGTATTTTATGAATATCTATTAAAATTGGAATGACCTTATTAACGTGTTTATACCAATCGACTTCTCCTTTATCTAGTTCTCCCTGTGGGTTCAGAGCGTACTCTAAGTTTTTCTTTAAATCAACTAATATTTCATCGTAAGACATAGGTTTTTCTGATTCTTCTTCCTCATCCTCGTCTTCTTCTGCTGGTGTATCTAATCCAGTTTTGCGTGCGCGTTTTACTGGTTCCGGTATTTTTATAACTACCGATTCGTGTTTAAAATCAACAGGAGCAGTACGCTCAAAAGTAGATGCGCTTTCGTCGTTTATTTCGATTGGCTGAAAAGCATAATATTCCCCTTTATTAATTAAATATCCGCGCCGTCCGTATTTATCTAACAAATACTCGTTTTTATCTTCAATAAACTGCGTAATAGTATAATAAATTTGCTCTTTGGGATATACTTTTATAGCATTTACAAAGTTCTCAATTTGAGACCATTTATAAACCGATTGTTCACGAAACATCTCACGTATACGTTTCAAAATCATTTCATAATTTGTCTTTACGAATTCTTCTCCGTAAGTATCTTTGATAATATCTGTTTCGGGATTTATTTCTTGATTGGGAGAACATGTAAAAGAACAATTATCCATATAATCACAAACATTTGTAAACGGTTTATCGCCAATTTGATAATCCACCGTTTTTCTACTGGCTAAATTTATTTTTACATTTGCGTTCTCGGCTATCGCCAGGAATTTTTCTACAGTAAAGTTTGTTTGGCCTATATTCAATAAACAATCTACAGCCGTTTCCTTTAATAATCTTGTAACCTGTCCAATCTGTTTTGTCTTCTTCTCTGCAAGGCGATATACATACAAATCGGCGGGTTCAATATCATTTGTTGGCTGAGTCCCGTGTAAATATATTTCTACATTTCGTTCTTCGAATGGTAAGGCGCAATGACTCAAATTACGAACTCCGCGACCTACGATTTGTTCTATACGATTCATATTATACCAAGGCTCTAAAATATGTATTTGACGAATACATTTAAAATCCAGCCCTTCAGAAGCAGCTTTTGAAATCAAAATAACTTTTACTTGGCCACCATCATTGTTCTCTGGACTAGTAATATATTTCATATCTTCGCCATTATTCGGAGAAAAATACTTGTCTCCTGTAATCATAACATATTTTGCTGGTTTAAATTGTCCATTTGATTCGCTTTTCGGTAACAATGTAATGGCGTCGATCGGTTCAGCAGGTGGGGTTTTAAATAAATTTCTTGTATGCTGTGCTGTTCCAAAACGTGAGAATCCCAACTCTTCTAGTGCTAATGCTAGTGGCACTGCACCACCGTCAATATACTGCGAATAAACCAAAACTATACCATTTGAATTCATAATACAATCGCATATTTTGGCAATTTTACTACTATAATTACCTATGTTTTCACTACTAAAAATTGGACCATATTGGCTAACAACATTTGGTTTATATTCAAAATCATAGCGTAATGGCGGACCTTCCGACGTTTTATAATTTACGATTTGTGCTAGTCCGCGTTTTCCTATCATATCATCAATTATAGACTTTCCTTCTTCTGTAGATATTTCTGTTTGCTCATTTGATTGCTGAATTGTTAGTTCTGGAGTAGGCGCTGCTGTATTTTGTTGAAGCTTGCTATCAACAATAGCGTCAAGTCGACTATTTGGATAAACAATATTTAATGCTTCAAGTGGTACCAATAATAAAGTATATCCAAAACTTTCCATGTTCTCAAAAGATGGCATATTTATTTCTAGTCCATAAGCATTAGTTTTATTAAAAGATTTTGTCATTAAATAATTCATTATAAACTCATATCCATGACCTTGATATTGGCCAATAGGACTTACAAATACCGGCGTAGATTGTATGGGTGTTTCAATTGGTTTATTATTCATTTGAACTCTTGGATATGTTATTTCCGTAATTAAACTCTCTGGTGCAAAAAGGTCGGGGTATGCACGTATGGGGAAAGTATAAGGGTTCTCTCCGCGTACATAAGATACGTAACCAGTCAATTTTCGCACCAAAATGTCTCTACCTCCTTCAATGATACGTCCATCGTCAAGTTTCTTTTCCTCTTTAAAATTGCCCTCTTTATCAAATATATCATTTATAGATACTGTCGCGCGCTTGTCGTTTAAATTAATAAGATTCAACAACCAGACAATTTCTTTATATGAATTATACATAGGCGTTGCAGACAATAATAATAAACGCATATTATCCGAGTGTCTAGCTACGGTCATTAATAATTCTGCTGTGCGTTTTTCTTTATTTTCGTCAGTGATGCGTATGTTATGTACCTCATCTATAATAATAAGCCGATTATTAAAGTTTTTTTTTATCTTTTTAATTTCTATTGCCTTTTTCTCTTTTTGTGAGAACCCGGTGTCTTGTGAAATATTTGTCACTTTACTAATATAATTTGCAAGTTCTCCGTAACCCATAAAGACATAATATTGATGAATAAGACCATTTATTTCGGCGACAACACGTTCTCGTGTTAGTCCTTTCAGACTGGTAGGGTTAATTTCGCGTAATAACAAATTACCTACGCATGTATCCAAATTCCATAAGCCATTGATTTCCTTTAGTTTTTTGTCGTTAAATAACTGCGTGCGGAAATTTACCTGTACGTTTGGAGACGCAACAATCATAATTTTTTGTGTTACACCGACTTGTTTCAAATAAGCACGCATTTCCTCTGCAACACCAATAGCACTACAGGTTTTTCCTGTTCCCAAAGAGTGGTATAATAATAAACTATTATAAGGCGTTTGAAATGAAAGGAAATTTTTAACAAAGAGTTGATGAGGCATTAGCTCGAAATCGGCGTTACACATAATTTCGGCCTGTTTTTTAACATCATAAATGGTTCCGTCATATTTTGTATCATTAAACTCTTTACGCTTTGCTATTTTAATATTAAAATTTGGATCATTCAAATGGGGATATAAATAATCATATTCTACGCTGTCTCTGTTTGCTTCAAATTCTTTTCGCTCTTTTTCTAATAAAGGGTTTCTCGTCTCCGTTTGATATTGTAGGGACTCTTCGACATTAGGTGCTTCGACATTAGGTGTTTCGACATTAGCCGCTGTTTCTGGAGATGTAGTCAGCTGACTTTGATCAGAAGAGATGGATTCGTTTGCTGGAGTAAAAATGGGTTCACTAATTGGTTTTGCTACGGCTAATTCAACTGTTTGCTCTTCTGCTTTAAATTTTGGTTTTATTTTACGATATATCGGTTCACATAAGCCGGTGTCCTTGTTTTTGTGTTCTCCAACAGGGCAGCGTTCTTCGGTGTCATCAAATGGCTCAGGAGGAGGAGGAACTTCTTCTTTAGTATTTGCCTCGGGCGAACTAAACGCCCGCGCAATCAATTCTAAAAAAGGAACAGTTTCTTTTACTACTGCCTGTTTTCCGTCTAATGGACCTGGATTTTTTGGAACGATTGGCTCTTCTTTTAATATGCTACTAAGTGGTTTAGGTTTTTCTTGGGCTACCGGTTCTTCGCCTACAGGAAAATAGCGGGCGTAATAATCATTATAATACAAATTAATAAAATCCTTTATTCCCAATAAACGACTTGTTTTACCTTTGTCTGTGTATTCTATACCGGTCATCATTTCAGAATTATGGCGCATTTTTCTACCAGCAATTTTATTCCCACGATATTCACCAGACGTATTTGTATGATTTATTCTAAATTTTTCTACTCCAGTTATTTCAGCAAAAATATACGATAGAGCACGACGGTCTACCTTTTTATTATTAATAAACACTTGATATGTTTCTGATGCCTTTCCGGTAATTTTTGTTCTACCCGTTTCTTTGGGTTCGGTAATACGAACTACCTCTTCTCCGTCTCGAATACCAATAAGTATCTCCTTTATTAAATTGACTGCTTGTTGTCTTGCCTTTTGTTCTTCTGCTTCGCTCAAAGTCGGCAAATCATTTATGCCGCCAACGTGCTTATATGTTTTATTATGTTTATCATTATGATTTCTATATTTTTTGGAATACATTATATATAGAATATAATATATTTTTGAATGGTAGAACTTACTTATGGTAGACATAGATTAACAAAAAACAACCAATAATAAATAGGGCATACAATAAATGTTTTCTTATGTGTAATGTTTCAGAAATTTTTGTCATTCTTGGTTTGTATTCAGCATGATATTTATCTAAAGCCACAGGTAATGACAATTCTTCTTTTCCTAATTCGGAATTAATTTTGTTATGAACAAAAAACGTCCACCGTACAAAAGATTCTCGACTATCTAGATATGGCACAATAGGATATTTATCTAATAACCTACTAAATTTATCGCCCATTTCTTGGTCCGGCATAAACAAAGGAAAATTTTGTATTAAATCGTAATATTTACGTTTGGTAATTTGATTTGGCCATTGTGGATAGGATTCGGCAACAGTATGTAAAAAAAACCAATAATGTGGGCCCCAAACTTCAGGACTAAATTTCATTCAATATGATAAATATATAAAGATTGGGGATTATAATATTGTAACGAAACCGAAAACATATAATGAACGATAATTATTGCAACAATTGCGGAAAAGCCGGCCACGTATTTCATCAATGTAAAATGCCTATAACTAGCATAGGAATAATTGTCTTTCGACGCAATCCAACCAGTAAAAACCAATTTGAATATTTAATGATTTGTAGAAAAGACACGTTGGGTTTTATAGATTTTATGCGCGGCAAATATTCCGTTTATAATAAACCATACGTGTTAAATATGATGAAGCAAATGACAGATTCGGAAAAGGAATGTTTAAATACACTTGATTTTAATGAATTATGGAAGCGTATTTGGGGAAACGAAGAAATATCAAATCAATATAAAATTGAAGAAGTGGTGTCCAGAGAAAAATTCAATTCATTAAAGCATGGAATATTAAATAAAAACGATTTTTACACGCTAGCTGATATTATTGAAGAGAGTAATCTGAATGACAAATGGACTGAACCCGAATGGGGTTTTCCAAAGGGCCGTCGTAATTACCAAGAAAAAGACATAGAATGCGCTCTACGCGAATTTGAAGAAGAAACTGGACTAAAGAACATAAAATTTATCGAAAATCTGTTACCTTACGAAGAGATATTTACTGGTTCAAATTTTAAATCGTATAAGCACAAGTATTTTATAGGACATATGAACTACGAAGATACGTTAATCACAGGAAATTTTGAAAAGTCAGAGGTAAGTAAAATGGCTTGGTTAAGTTATGACGATTGTATCGAATGTATTCGACATTATAATTTAGAAAAAAAACGCACTCTTTTAAACATACATTCTACATTAACGAAATATAAATTATTATAATTTTCTCATAGTAATATAATGAGATTTGAAATACTTTTAATCGCAATAACAGCATTTGTAGTAGCTAATATTTATACGGACGGTAAATATTTAAAAACTTTATATTCATGGAAAAAATATTATCAAATGGTGGGCGTAGTTTTTGGTGCCCTAATGATTTATTGGTTAATAAAAAAAAATCCAGCACAGGCTGGTCAAATACTAAATGCATCAAACGACTACGTTAAATATTTACCAGTGGATAAAAGTACATCTAGTATATTAACTCCAATATTAGACTTTACATCAAAACAAAACTTTTCCGAAAACGGGACATCCTATGGAGGACAACCAATTATTGACCCAAGACAAAAATCATCAGAGACAAAATTAATGGGATCAGGACGTGGAAGCACAAAACGTTCGGTTAGCGAAACAAAGAAAAAATTCGTAGCGTCGAATCAAAATTGGCAATGCGGAAACTGTGGAAAACAATTAAATGCATGGTTTGAAGTAGACCATAAAATTCGATTAGAATATGGGGGCACAAATCACGTCGATAATTTAGTAGCTTTATGTAGAGAATGTCATGGAGAAAAAACTGCTATGGAAAATTTATAATGTATAATATATACAGTTATTATATATTATATGAATACACAAATAACAACAACATCAAATTCATACACGGCTTACGGAGTGTATTTTTTTGGATATATAATAGTGTTGATATCGCTTGTCTTATATTTTGTATATTCAGATAACGAAAAAGCATTTAATTACTCGACTCTGGGTTTTGTTATATTGACGTTTCTTGTTTTGGGCATCACGTTTTATTATTTTTATCCCTACATGAAAAATAAAGGTACGGATTTGACAATTACGTTTATTATGGCGGCTATTATAACTTTTGCATCAACCATATCCTGGATTTTTTTGACGGTCGAACAAGAGAATCTTCAAATACTAGGCAATGTATTTTTAGTTGTATTTATTATTTTTCTCATCATTGGACTTGCCGCAGTTTTTTATATATTTGGAGACTATTTAAAACAAAGACGAGGATTAGCAGGTCTTATCATTAATTTTATATTCTTTATTCCTTGTCTTTTACTAGATTTTATTGAATTTATGAAATACGAGATGCATATGACCACTAAAACGGAATACATTTTGTTATTTTGTGAAATTGTATTAATTATTGGTTACTTTTTTGCTATACCTATTATAAACGCTACTCTTGCATCAGGTACAGTATATTTATTGAAAACACCCGTGTTTTTAAATAAACAAAAAATTTTATTAGATGATACTTCAGTTCTTTCTATTAAAAAGAAAACAGATTTATCATTAGTTTCGAATACTACGATGGCTAATATAACAAATGCACCCACCGTAACTTCAGCTCGCTCGTTATACAACCCCATCAATACATCAGCGCGTTTATACAGTTCTAATTTCGCAATATCAATGTGGACTTATTTAAATGTACAAACTAGGGAATTTTCGGTAGATATGGCGGGAAATTCTTATGAAGCAAATATATTCTCCTATGGCGCGGGAAAACCCAAGATTAATTATACTAATGATATAAATGACGCGAACCATCGAGACAAATATAATTTTTATTTTACAGATTCAGCAACCACGCCAAATTATCAAATAACTATGCCTAGCCAAAAATGGAACAATATTGTTTTTAATTATTCTGGAGATAAGGTAGATTTATTTATTAACGGCAATTTGGAAACGACATTTTATTTTGATGATACAAACAAAATTCCTCATTATAGTGAAATAGATAATATTACAGTAGGACAAAACAATAAGGGTCTCCATGGCGCAATTTGTAATGTGGTTTATTACAAAAATAATTTATTAAATAATCAAATAGTAAATGATTATAATGTTTTGATGTTAAAAAATCCCCCTGTGGCTCAAATATAGCTTTTTATGTAAATTAATTTGTTCCGTTAATTTATATAAAAATGAATGTTACAGTAATCGCTTTAGGAATTTTATTATTGGTATTAATCTATGTTTTATATTTATATTTATCTCCTAGTTATTCATCATTGATTACTTCTGCATCTTTATTAACAAATACGCCTCCTTTGACGGGTATTGAAAGTCCCACATCTCCAAGATACGCATACGGACTTTGGTTATACGTAAACTCATGGAATAATACGTCCACAAACAAATACATATTCACGCGAAACAATAATATTCAACTTTATTTAGATAAGACACAATTAAATCTCTATCTTGATGTTTACATGAACACCGGTTCTGGCTCGGGTGCATGGTTATCTACTATTACCGCACCAATCTTAATTACAAATAATTATCCTATTCAGAAATGGTGTTATATTGTTGTAAGTGTAGATAGCGCGTTTATAGATTGTTATTTAGACGGAAAATTAATATTGTCTCAAAAAACTTATATGCCCAATCCTATTAGTGGTTCTTCCACAACTAACATTTATCCTGCAATGCCTCCTGATATTGGCCAAAGTTCTTCCGTAAATAGCGGAAACAGTTATGGTAGTGGTGCAAATATTATTTTAGGAGGAACAGATAGCGGTGGAGTATCACAACCCATGTATACAAATTTCGACGCGGCTATCAATAAATTTATGCGCTGGTCTACTCCAGTCAACCCGCAAATTGTTTGGGACACATATATAGCTGGTAATGGTTCTAATATGAATCTCATGTCTAGTTTTTCTAGTTACAATGCAAAATTAGATATATTAAAGAATCAGGCTGCATATACGTCATTTTCTTTATTTTAGTAATTTTTATTGAATAGTTATATGTTACTAATATATAACTATGAACCAAGAACCTGCTACCACACAAACCAATAATATAATAAATCAGGGTGCACAAAGCGTATCTGATGCATTAAGCAGTGTTAAAAACCAGGTAAGCGGAGCATTCAACGATTTCTCAGGACAAACTAATGCGTCGAGTGAATTCAATTATTCAAATACTATTATAGCTAAATTTGCTTTTTTGCTATTAGTTATAATTTTATTTATGTTTTTTATAAATTTAGGCATAAATTTAATATCTTATTCTACTTCTCCTGGTAATAATCCTTATTTAATTCGTGGTTTACAACAAGGAACTTATCCTTTACAAATACCCCAAAGCCCTAATGCAACTGGTTCTATAACATTAATGCGGTCCAATAATGAATCAAAAGGCGCCGAATTTACGTGGTCTATTTGGTTATATATTGACGATTTGACTAGTCCAAACCCTCAAAAGTATCAACATATTTTTAATAAAGGCGATAATATTTATGATTCTACTACTGGACTATCTAAGGTCAATAATGCACCTGGTCTCTATTTAGGTAATGGTGGAGATAAGACAAAACCAATGAATACATTACATGTTATTATGGATACAGTCGGTGTTGCTGTACAATCAGGTTCATCTGTACAATCTGGCTCATCTGTAACAACTCCTACTGCTAGCGGAATGACCCCAGGAGCAAAACCATCAAACAACGGATTTATGAATCCTTCGCCTGGAACAATTGATGTTCCTAATGTTCCACTTAAAAAATGGTTCCATTTAGCTATACGTTTAGAGAACTCGATATTGGACGTTTATGTTAATGGAACTATCGACCAGCGCCAAATTTTAAGTAATGTTCCAAAACAGAATTTTTTTGATATTTTTGTTTGCCAACATGGTGGGTTTCAAGGTAGTTTATCAGATTTGCGTTATTTTAATAGCGCGCTTAATGTGTTCCAACTTAATACTATTGTATCCAAGGGTCCAAACATGAAAACTAGTTCTCAATATGCATCTAGTACAACATTGAAAGATTACAATTATTTATCATCGTTGTGGTATGAAGTTTAAAAATAATATACAATGAATATGTATATTATTAAATGGCAAATATAGATTTATCCTTGAGCGTAATATGTTCACAACGTAAAAAACGAACAGAATTATCTGCTGCTTTAGCTGTTAATCTTCCACCGCGGTATACCCCGACGAATCCTTATGTTTTATACCCACAATATCGGCAATTTGATTTTGATATGCGCAGAAAAGCAGAAATACTAAGATATGATAAAAATTCTACGCAATCTAATTCTAAATTAACAAAATCCCAGCAGTATTCAAAATTAGTAAATGCCGCTGGCTCATCAAACGGTAAATTTAATGATACTATATTATATCAAGATGATGGTTCTGGGAATTTTATCACTATTGTAGTAAAATATCCTGATACTTATAGCACATCCAAGGTGATTGTTGGTTTTGACCCGTTTGAAAATCCTAAGTATATTGACGTTTATAATATCATTCCCGGACAAAGATTGAGACCATGTCCCGATAATTTTCCTATTCCCACTAGTTCATCTGACGTTCCGGGACCTATAATTAATTTATATAATGATACAAATGTTCCATTAATATACTATAATAAAAATGTACAAGCCTACGGTATTACAAACCCCAATAATACTAACCCATGGACTACAGCCACTAGCAATAATATTTTCTTTTCTGATACAATATCCAAACTTTTTATGAATTTAATTATTAATAACGCTATTGATAACTATTCTTATACATTTGCTTTTCAAATACCTATAAGTATTTATTTTACTGCAACAGTTAGGGATGACGTTCCGGACGGACTCATTTATTTGCCCAATAATACAATAAATATTGATACTATCAATGTTTTCACATATTATAATGGTCAACAAATCACTTACCAAAAACAGCCCATTATTACTTTAGATAACGATGAAACTCTAAGTTTTGATATTTCACTCAATAAAAGATTTGTATCACAAACTTCTTACGACGAAAAAGGTTTATTAATAAATACTTCATATTATAACAATACTATTACGGGTCAATATTATTTGGGAATGCTCAATATTACAAATTTATATTTACTTACTTCACCAAGTTATATTTATGATATTAACCTGAATTTTTTTATGTCCACCAATATGAATGCGCTGTTTACTAGTTATTTTGATATAATAACTGTTGGTGTTTATTGTAATGTTGATTCTAGCTACTATCCGAATATAGCAAAAAATATTATTTTGCGTAATAATTCAACTTATCAGTTAGGCGCATTTGGGCTATCCGGAATCTGAAAATCTAACTTCAAAAACTCTTTAAAAAATTCATCAGAATAGCTACGTAAATCAAAATCTAGTTCGTCGATCCTGTTTATTATAGCAAATGCCATATACTCAAGCTGATTTAAATATTCTTTTGCTAAATTTATGTAGACTGAAAAAATAGGACTATCGCGCCGTTTTATTTTTAATAGCGAAATAAAAAATTCCGTTGGGTCCATAATAAAAACTTCGTTATGTTCTCTTTTTATGCTATTAAAACTACATTGTATTGTATTTAAAATATAGGCAATTTCTTTGTAAATAGCTGTGGTTTTTCGGGAATAAGGAGCTTCCAATGAAATTATATCTCTTAAAACACGTAAATATAAAATTACATTCCTGTCAAATTCAAATACTTCTCCATTAATCGTATATTCGCTAATCATTTTTTTTTGTAATTGCATAGTTAAATACTTCATTTCTGCTGATTTAAATTCAGATGAGCATATTAATTTGTTTTCACAAATGGCATAAATATATTCCAACGTTTTGTGATTCGGAGAAAAATTCATTGTACTAATAATGAATTTTTGTTTATATTTGTTTACGGGGCTATTATTTCTGTAAAGGATTCGAGGATACGAGTGTTTCAACCTTTGTTTCAATATAAGGCGATGTATTTAAAAACGTATCAAAATTTTCTTTTTTCGTCTGCTCCATTATTATTTCACCAGCATCTTTTGCTGAATCACCAACAACTTCTACACCAACCTTCGCTATGTTTTTTGCGTCAATTGCGCTATTTTTTATTGCCGCACCAAAACTATAGCCAAACATATCTAAAACATTACGAAAAATAGGCGCGAATATATTTGTAAAAAAGTCAACTATACTGCTTCCTATTCCTAATACATTTATTCCTAAAAGAGACAAAACAAAGAGGCTTAAAAATATAATAATGATTGTATTTTTGGATTCTACTGTAGCGGAATCTTCACACGTTGTAAATACTTTTTTTGATTGGGTTTCCATTTTACTATATCGTATTATTTTTATAACGGCAAATGTTCGTTTAAATATAAAATATAATTTATATAATGATTTTAATGGGTATCTTTAACTATATCGACACGTTTTTTTTCATTAGTTTAGGGATAACTTTCATTTTAATATTGTTACTAGTTTTTCACTTTAAGCAACGTATTTCTGATGTAGAAGACAAAAACGAAACCATGTTTCTCATTATCAATGATATTGTAAAGGAGCTGTCTTCCGTAAAACAAAATTGCTGTAACTGCATAAGCGCTTTTCCGTTAGCCGACAATAAGCCAATTAACTTTTGTTGTGCTCCTCCAAAGAATATAATAAGACAGGAAAGGATTATTGTCTCTGACGAAGAAGATCATGATGATGATGAAGAGGATGATGATGATGATGATGAAGAGGATGATGATGAAGAGGATGATAATGACGAAGAGGATGAAGCGCCTGTTCCGCCATTGAGTATTATTGACGACACAAATTTGAAAATTATAAGTGTTGATATTAATGAAACGATTCAGTTAGTAGAGCAAGAAGATGAAAACATTGAGCCCGTAAATTTACATGTAGAAAAAATAGAGGGGGAACTCGAGCCGGTTTATGTCGAACCTGTTATTGATACATCAAAAGAAATTTATCGTAAAATGACTTTACAGGGACTTAAGGCTTTGGTCATTACTAAAGGACTTTTAACTGACCCGAGTAAAATGAAGAAGAACGAGTTATTAAAATTATTAGAAGCGAATGAAGAGTAAATAAAAAATATAATCGTATATTATAAATGTCTTATTCTTCATTTAATCAAGCAGAATGTGTCAAGAGCGCATTTCCGACCATAAAAGAAACAGTTCCGAAATCATCTTTAGGCTATAATACAAATAATAAATACCCAGAATTTCCTCCTTTGATGGCAGACGGTAGAGCAATTACTGCATCTTACCAACCCGAGTCTGTAATTAACAACGATATTATTATGCAGAATAACATCAAGTCGAATTGGGAATACAGGCAATATTTAACGAAAAATGCCAAGCAAATATTGGAGCAAAATTTCCGCGATGCATGTAATGATTCGGGTAGTTTTGCCAAGTCTTATGAGATTCATAATCGTGCCAATATAATAAAGGACCCCACGGCTAGTCCTCATATCTATGGTTCAAATAATTTAAACGAAAGCCCGTTTGGTTATAGTTCCAGCGACCTAAAGACTTCATATTTGTCTAGAGAGCAACTAACAGAATCAAAGGGGGTCGATCAATCGTTAGCTTAATAGAAATAAAATAGATTTATATCAAAAGTGATGAAACTCATTAGTTTTGATATTGGAATTAAAAATATGGCGCTTTGTTGTTTTGATATTTCGGGAGATGTTGTATCTATTATAGAATGGAATGTTCTCAATTTATTAGACAAAGAAGAGCCAAAACAATTTTGCACTTGTTCATTAAAACCTAAAAAGGGAGTAGTTGAAACGTGTAATAAAGCAGCCAAATATCAAAAAAACGGTACATTATATTGTGAAAAACACGCAAAATTAAATAAAGATTTCATGATACCAACAAAAGAATGTTCTCAAAGTTCGCTGAAAAAACTTAAAATCGACGAACTCAAGGCATTATGTAATAAATATTCTGTTGTTTATGACGCACAAAACAAGGCCGCTTTATTAAATTTATTAACTGTTTATTTTGATCGAACTTGTTATGAAACATTACAAATAAAGAAACATATTGGAGCCGGAGACACGGATTTGGTTACCATTGGTAAAAATATGAAAAAAATATTTGACGAAATTGAGAACATTCAACGACCAGATATCGTAGTTATTGAGAACCAAATATCCCCTATTGCGAATCGTATGAAAACTATACAGGGAATGGTCGCGCAGTATTTTATTATGAAAGATTCAGACGTACGAATCGATTTCGTATCCTCTGCAAATAAATTAAAAGATTTTAATCCTTTAGAGAACACGCTACGAGAATCCGACGAAAAAGGTTACCAGAAAAATAAGAAAAACGGCGTAGAATATTGTTCTCAATTATTGGCTGAGAATTCGTCATTTGATAAATGGTCACATGTATTAAACACTAAGAAAAAGGATGATTTGGCGGATTGCTTTTTACAAGGTATCTGGTTTATGAAGAATAAAATTAAATAGAATGCGGAGAACTTAAAAATAAATATTGTAAGATTAACATAATGGAAGTCATTGATATCGGATTAAACGATTTAGAACCAATTTCGCTTAGTTTTAACGATGGTCCTCCTTCAAAGGCTGTCAATTTTGGTCCAGGAATCGAATTGCTTATGAACGATAAAAAGAAATCGCCGTCTAGTGGTAGCGTAGATTTAGGAGATTTAAATAATTTGGAGAACGAACTCAATGAACTATCTGGTTCTGCCGAATCAGTCAAGTCGTCTGGCGAATCTAAGACGCTAAGTGGCTTTGCATCAAATCTATTTGGATTTGGCAGTTCAGACAATAAGCAAGAGAACAATGATTCGAAGTTGGGGTCAGCCACTTCTGAGAACGCAGGAAATACTAAAACTTGGGATGGTTTTTCCAAGTTAAATGAGGTGCCTCTCCATGACGAGCCCCGTGCATCCGCAAAGTTAAATGACAGGGAAAAACGCAGAAAGAAGCGCGCTATGATTAAGAAACTTGAAGAGTGGCATGATAAGGGACTTATTAAACATAGTTTGCATTTTAACATGGATTCTAATTTCGAGGAGGTTGAAGACGAGTATGAGACAGCGCTAGAGGATAAGCGTAAGAAGGATAGTGTCAAATTACAAGGTTGGTGGTTTATGACGTTTGTTAATTCGGTAGAATACGCTAATGCAGCGTTTAATCCGTTTGATATTAATTTGGATGGCTGGGGAGAACAAATAAACGAGGACCTTGATAGTTATGAGGAGATTTTTTCGGAGCTCCACGAAAAGTATAAGGGGGGTAAATTGGCCCCTGAACTTTCTCTGCTTCTTCGCCTTGGATTTAGTGCCGCCGTAGTTAATTTCACAAACAAAGCTTTATCAACGAGCGTCCCTGGATTCAATGACGTTATTCGGCAAAGTCCTGAACTAATGAAAGCATTTACAAGTGCTACTGTAAATTCTATGAGCCAGCAATCTCCCGGTTTTGCGTTTGCTAATAATTTGATGCAGGAACAGGCCAATAAGCCTCGTGGACCTCCTCCTCCTCCGCCCGTAGAAACAAAGTACCAAGCCCCTCCTCCTAGGCCGGGTATGACTTTTACTGAGAGTCCGGGTAATCGTCAAGATATTAATGCAGCAAGAGGTTCCATGTTCCGAGAGCAGGGTGTTGAAATTAATAGTTTTAAGGGAATAAATGAAGAGAACGAGCCCATGCGCGCGCCTCCAATTCAACCGGTTAGTCGTCCCGAAATGAGAGGCCCACAAAATACCGATATTGATAACATTTTATCTGGTCTTAAAACAAGAACCGTGGATATTCGCGAGGACGAAAACGAATCGACGATTTCTGTTAGTTCATTGAAGGATTTGGAAAATAATACTATGCCCAAGAAATCCCGTAGAAAGCCTCGTTCCGACAAAAACACAGTTTCACTAGACATCTAATAATAATATTTAAAACAACGATTTAAATATTATTTTATGGATTTAAATATTATGATTGAATTTTTTAATTCTATAGGTCAAACCCTTCGTGTAGTGCAGACGATTTGTGTTGTCTATGCCAGAATAGGTTCTCAAAAAATCGCGGAATACGTGAAAAATTTTAATGCAGAACACGAAGCGTTCCAAGTATGTTTTTATGCCAATCAGTGTAAGGCGTTTATACAAAATAAAATGGTTTATTTATATAATAATAATCGATTCATTAATAAATGCACAAATGTATTTCATTATGGTGCTGTTTGGTTATTTGCTTATTTACAATATCGTAGAACAGAGCCATTCGTGAAATCTTGGACTTGTGTATCTGCCCTAGTAAAATCTTATTATTCATACAAACAATTTAACTATAGATTTAATGAACTTTATGATACAAAGCCGTTAGTTGATTTGGATGATTATAAAACTGCATTAGAAACAGTAAAAGATGTTGTAAAATCGGAGACGGCTATTGCAGAGTGTTTAGTTACATTAAAACTTGGCGATAAATATATACATAGGATTTGTAATCCGGCAACTCTTTTTAGAGACGCGCCTACAACTAATATTTTGTTTGAACAAAGCGATGTTAAATTTTTAAGCATAGAATATCATAGCACTGATTACTTGAATCCTCAGGTTCTCGAAATAGACAAAAACGAATTGTTAGTAAACAACGAAATTCTTTCTGCTGCGTTTGTCAAACGCGCTTTAGAATATCAGATTCCTTATCATAGGTTCAATAAGAATTATAAAATATTATTAATGGACAATAATTTGAAGACGGTTTCTTTAAATCGGGGGGAATATATAGTCCTACATAAAAGTTATTATTCTATTATGAACGAAGAAGGATTTCGTGAAAATATATACAGCGACCGCAACCAAGAAATTGTTCCGAATGAATAAGATAAAATGATTTAAAAAGTAGGAGTGATATTAAGATACGGTAGCATTCTCTCGCATGGAAACATTGAGCGTATCAAAACCACAAAACTGTTTGCATGATAAATGGGATTTGTATTACCATTTACCACACGATAAGAATTGGGATTTGTCAGGTTACACTGCGATAATGAATTCCATTGATACGGTTGAAAAGGTTGTTTCATTAAACGAAACGATTACGGAGCACGTGGTTAAGAATTGTATGTTCTTTGTTATGCGTAATGGTATTACGCCCATGTGGGAGGATGCTAGGAATCGCAACGGCGGTTGCTTTTCCTATAAGGTAATAAATAAACAGGTAGCAGAGGTTTGGAAAAATCTGTTTTATATGTTATGTGGGGAAAATCTATGTGTTCAAGAAGATTTGAATAAACATATTAACGGTATTACGATTTCTCCTAAGAAAAATTTTTGTATTATAAAAATCTGGTTGGAGGTTTCTACATATCAAGATCCAAATATTATTAATGATGTGCCGAATTTATCAAAAAACGGATGTTTATTTAAAAAGCATGAACCTGAATTTTAAAAATATATTTTATATTGTTATAAAATGTATTAATCTTTTGAATTTAATATATAATAGCCATGGTACCCCAATGATGCAAATGCTAACATGAGCACAATTTCAAATACTTTCCTGGGTGTTTCTTCTTTTTGCAAACCAATATACACCAATAGAGGTCCTACAATCAAAATATGAATATAATTTACCCACGCATCCTTTTTAAAAATAGATTTATAAATATGGTACAAAATAACAAATATGCCGGTTGCTAAAATGATTGGGTAAATATAAGTGGGCATTTTTGATTGCTTTATGCCTATATACCCTAAAAATGTAGAGAAAAGTAAAATATGAGCCAAATGAACAAAAAAATCTTTCATTATATTATATACAATGAAAAATTTTCATTATCACAATACCGAAAAACGAATGCGCGCAGGAAAACATATTACTCGTAAAGTTATTATTAAAGGAGGATGTGGTTATAAATCTGTAACCATAAAAGGTGGTAAACGCAACCACACAGTAAAACGGCATCTCAATAAAACAGAAATAGAAAAAATTAGAAAAGGAAAATTTATTAAAGGACTATTCAAAGATTGCAAATCTGGAAATTGTTAAATTCAATTTAGCATGTATTGTTATCTTTTTACACCTTTGGACATTTACACCGATGAATTTTTAGCAATTTATCAGTCTCAAAAACAACGTTACCTAGGACATTTTCCATGTCCAAAGGTGTAAAATATATAACGGCAAGCAAACGCGTTCGAATCGTTCCATAGACAATTTAATGATAATATTAACATTAAAGTAATGTTCTTTCATGTTATTTGTCTGTATATATTACAAATGAAATCAAAAAAGTTGAAGACCAAGTTTAGAAAAACTAGAAGAAATCGCGGCTATTATGGTGGGGCAGAAACTGCAAAAACTAAGGAACAACAGGTAATCGATGCTTTGAAGCAATTTGAAGAGATATTTACAAATATAGATCCATCGTTGATAACAGAAGAACAAGCAAAAGATTATATGAAAAACGAAGAAATTTTGGGTATAGCAAACAACGACAACATATATTTTTTTTTAGTAGAAGAAATGAATAAACAAAATTTCGCTTCTAAAAAAAAAAAGAGCATGTTCGATTTATCAACCACAAACAAGCCTCCACCATATATAGAAGATTTACATACGACGCTAGGAGAATTTAAAGATTTTGATAATGGCGACAAAATTTTCCGAATAGGTAAAGCCAAATACTATTACGGAAAATTAGAAAACGGAAAAAAAACTGGATTTGGTATTATGGTACAAACCACTATCATTATTGAATACGACACCATATACAAAGCCATAGTTAAACCAGCAGTAAAACCAGAGGTTACGGTAGAAAATCCAGGTGTTTTTGATTATTATTATATTGGACATTGGGAAAACAACTTACAAAACGGAATAGGTTTCCGTCGCGTGAGTGCGTATGACCACGACAACAATTTGAGGATAAACCCCTATTTTTTTGGATTTTTCAGAAACAATTATCCAATATCTTACCCAAAACCAAAAAAGAAAAAGGCAGCAGTATTAGACGAGCAAGTACAAGCAGTAGTACCAGCATCGGACGAGATAGTACCAGTATTAGATGAGCAAGCACAAGCAGTAGAACCAGCATTGGACGAGATAGTACCAGTATTAGATGAGCAAGCACAAGCAGTAGAACCAGCATTGGACGAGATGGTACCAGAATCAACAACAGAACAAGCAGCAACAGAACAAGCAGCAGTAGTAGCGCCAGCACCATTAACAGAACAACAACAGAGAGAGCAGGACTTTCAACAATCCAGGCAGGACTTACTGATAGCCCAGCAGAAAAAAAAAGAATATACCACGAGAACAGACGAGTTTATGAAGGCTCAAGAAAATGCCCGCAGCGCTGCTAAAGAAAGATTGATTGACAGGCTAAAAACCGGTGGTTCAAAAAAGCGCAAACAAAAACAACACAAATCAAAGAAAAAATTCAGAACAAAAAAAATAATTCCATTTAGAGAACAAAACATATAGTTTGTATATAATGAATTTTATACAAACCATATCAAATAGCAAAAAAGTCCGTTTCAAAAACGAAAGTCTGGTTTATTTAATACCAAACAAAGACGATGTATATTACAATGGACTCAAAAATGTATTATGGTGGTCAAATGAAGAAACCACCGAAATAAAAAATGTTGCGTTTCGAGAATTTAATAGGACTGTTCAGTTTAATCGTAACAAAAACAGGCGTGACCTATTTAAAATCATGTGGTATGAAATAGATTTTGATAAAATCTATGAAATCATGGAGACCTATAAATTAACACATAAAATTGAATTAAAGAAACTTTGTGAATTATATATCATTAAAACGTAAAATGAAAAAAGTGCAGAAATATTTTCAAGGTGTTCAACGTCCTATTACATATTCTGTCGGGGAAAATGCAGAAGATAATGAAGATATTATTGATGCAGCAAATGCCGACGACGTTTGGTTTCATGGCCAGGGATTTTCTTCTTGCCATGTAATTGCTGATATTAATGGCCTTAAGTTAGATAAAAAACAAAAACGTCAAATTATTACACAAGGCGCTCTGCTTTGTAAACAAAACTGTAAATATTCATATATGTCGGATTTAGCAATTATTTATACTGAGGTCAAGAATATTCAAAAGACCAATATTAAGGGAACGGTTCGCACAAAGGAACGCGTAAAGGTGCGAATAGTTTAATGGGGAAGTGGATTTAAGGGGAACATTGGTTTACCTTATCGATTACCACTTCGCGCAATACATTTTTTAATATTTTATCCATATATTTCTCATCTTCCTCTTGTGTTTTTCCTCCTAATGCTACCAAGGAAAGGTGTAAATATTCCTCATTTTCTTTAGTATCAATGCGTTCACAATCGGGGTTCTCTTTTTGCCATTTTTGTAGCTGATTTAAATTCATTTGTGCTACGCGATTCACTGCCCGTTGTAGCGAAACCTTTTCTGGTCCCTCCTTTTCCCACATATCATTATTTTTTATATATACAATTTCGCGTTTAAAATCCGTACAATGAAGCGGACGTTTATGTACATCAATTTGCCTTAAGCCATGTAAAATAATCCGCGAAATTCCCTCTACGTAACCCAGTCGACCCGTTGTCTCAAAATCTTTGATTTGTAGTTGTAATGAGTTCACAAAATCGGTTATATTAAGAGCGTCTTTACAAGTTTCATTCAAAAACACATTTAAATTAAAATGATTATTTGTGGTATTATTTGAATTCAAATTATTGGTAACCGTCTGGTTTTTAGCGAGTTCAAATATCTGTTTCTGTAAATCGTGGTTTTGTTCCATTAATTTGAGAACCATGTCATTTGTAACCATGCTATTTTGCGAACTTTGTGTTTGTTCAGCCAAACATTTTTTCTTATGTCTCCATAAACCCGACTTATCTTTATATTCTTTGGAACACTGGCTGCATATATGCAAAGGCTGCCGATTTTTTAATTCCTCGATTTGGGATTTTATCAACTTTTGGTCAACTTTGTCAACGTGTTTTTTGGTGTTTTCGTGCTTTGTAAAATCCTTTTTGTTTTCTGTCCCATAGCAACATACGTCACAATAGAAACGTTGTTTTTCTATTATGCAGTGGGGATTTTTATGGGACATTTTATCCTAAAATAGCAACCGAAAAAATCCCCGAAGCGTTGGCCGAATTTCATAAAAAAATTATGCAGCGCACTTTTGGCGTATTTTTTTCGTATTTACTGCATTTCAATCACAAGTCACTTTTTCCGAAAATTTGAAATCGCCTTTTTCCGTTTTTGGACATTTTAAAAATGTCCAATTCTGAAAAGTTGGCCTATTTCTTTTTGGGGACTTGTTACGGTATTTTTCACTAATATTTTAATTGTTAATATGTGATGATACATGAAGTATATTTATAAAATAATAAAAATTTTATAAATAATGCAGCGGTCAGTCTACGATGGAGGAAGAGGCGCTAAACACAATTTAATTTCTCCTAGCGAAGCTACATCGTACTTTACAATAAGCGGCAAATCATTACCCAGATACATCTCCAAATGGCTACATAAGGGTGTGCATTTAATAAAATGGCTAAGCGATTTTAGAGAAAATTCGCCCTGAATAATGACGGAAGCATCCGGCTTCTGAATAAATTCCATATTACCATCCGATTCCGAACGGAAAATTCGAGAACTTGCAAAATTGCCCTCGCATGAAAACAGCAAATCGCTACCTACGGATTTAATTTCGACACGGTCACTAACCCCATTCAAATCACGAATAATCTTTTGGAAATCGGATGTAGGTAAATTAATAACCGTTGAATATTCCACATCGGGCACAATAAGCTCCTCTGTATCTGGCTCAATTAAACGCAACTTTTGGCTATAACATTGTTTAATGTCTCCATTATCATACTGTAAACCAAGATGTGATACAATTCCCTCGTGATAATCTGACTGTTCAATATACATAGAAAGAGTATCGTCATTGGACATAGTCGAAATAACCTTAAATAAATGAAGTGTATTTGCACAAACAATAATTTTCTCAGGAGTACAGCTAAACTGCTCAAATTTATGAGAATACAAAATTACATTAACTAATATAGTATGTGTCTTATCAAAATTAATTATCTTGAAACCATTTTTCGTAAACGTAATCGTCGCATCCGTTAAAATATCCTTAATTGCAGTAATCATATTACGAATAGGTTGAATTTGAACAGTTTTTATAGTTAGAACATTATTCTCTTCGTTCATATTCCAATATTAAAATATCATGTGCATATTTTTATATCGTCTTTGTGATTATATATTTTATCGAAAAAAATTGATTGCATTTAAATTGACCATGCCTTTGATAACTTAAAAATGGATCAAGAAAAAGATAGAGAACTCGCACTGAATGAATTTACTAGGGACATATATCAACATTTGAAATTTAACCCGTCTTATTCGTTTCGGACAGTAACTATTGATGGTGTGTTATGTTACCCCGTAATTCATAAACATAGGAAAATTGTTAATTTCGAATGCGTAAATATATTTTGCTACGTTAAAAATAAGTGGGGTGATAAAACTAAGGAAAAATATTCTGTTTATTATAAAAAATATTCTTCGATTAAAGAAGCTATTTTGACAGTTGAACTTGTAAACAAAAGTTTTCGTATTTATAATGGTGACTTAATGAGCCCACATGATTATAAAATGGCAAAAGCAGAGGAGCGTTTTATACCTTACAATCAATCTCAGGTTTGCTGTGTTTGTTATGAAAACACATTAGACACTACGGTTTGTGACCACTATTTATGTTTAAAATGCCGCGAAGTATGCCTCAAAAAGTGCGTGAAGGATTGTCCAATGTGTCGCAATCCTGGGATAGTATCAATTTATAATATTGATAACGGACTTATTAATAATAATGTATACACAATTTTGCGAGAAGCTCTTGAATTTGAACAAAAACAAGACGCGCCAAATAATGATTTTATATATTTATCTCCTCCCAGAAACGGTGTATATGCATTCATTGATAGAATTGGAAATAGAATGGTTCGAACTCCTAGCAGCGATAGTACAGAACCTGAACAAAGAGAACCTTCTTATGGTGAACTATCTGAAGTAAGCACAATAGACGAAAACAATTTAGAAGAAGATTTGGATGACTTTATTTCATTTGATTTGAGTGTATTGTTTGAAGTAGCATCACAAACAGATACGCTAACGATTTAGTAAACTATAATGTATTTAGCCAATATATATGAAATTTAAATATATATTAACTATAATTTTTTTATGTTTTATTGTTGGTGTGTTATCACTATTGGCAGCATCAAATAAAGAGTATATGTTGGTTATGGATAACGACCCAGGAGAACAACCAATATTAAATCCAACCCACATAGATTATTTAGGATTAAAATTTCATGCTGAAGAAGCTCATAAAGAAAAAGGATTGGACCATAGTGATATAAGTCCAAGTCTTCCTGTTGCTAAATTTGCACATAAATATTGTGATGATGTTTCAAATCGTGCTATGCCGTTTTCAAATAAAAAACGCGATTTTTGTTTTATTGGTAATATAGACTCTTATAAACCCAGAAGATTATGGGTTTGTGAATTTGCAAAATCACACTTTACTTCGAATTCCGTATTTGTTCATACAAGCAGTGACGAAAATTGGGAATCCTTAGGAGATTTTGACAAATCACATGAAAAACTGGGGTTTGTTGCATATTTAGTTCAAACACGCGAAGCTCAATACAGAGAAATACACGAAAACGAGTTTTATTTTAAAACAATGTGCGAAAGCAAATTTATATTATGCCCTGCTGGCGACGCACCTTGGTCATTCCGCTTTTATGAAACTATTATGTGTAAGAGCATTCCTATTGTAGAGACAGTTCATCATACATATCGAACACAAGAAGAGAAGGACTTTGATTATATCTATTTGTTAGCTAATGACTATGATAAAATTAATGAAGTAATGAACAACGAGTCCTTATATAATGAAATGGTTGATAAAAATACAGAATTATTTAGAAAACATCACATGTTGTCATAATTTTATTTTATAAATCTATTATATTATGCCAAGGAAGAATCAAAACAAAACTCAAAAAAGGAGAACCAAAAAAGCTATTAAAAAGGGTGGCTGGAAAATGTCTAGCCGTAGCCGTCGTAGGTCACTTAAGTCCGGTACAAAATAACATTGTAATTTATTGATAAAATTACAATGTTTATGCGTCTAATAATTTTACTGTAAATCCTGTCGCTGTTTTTATTAAATTTCCTACTAAAATAGGTTCCGCACCCGTTTGTTGAGATTGTAAATAACTATCAAGGTCAAATAGCTCATTCGTGTTTCTATTTAGTGCGTATTTTTTCTCACGATACGTTATTTCTTCCGCTTCCCATTCCACTTCCTTTTTGTTTAATTTCGGCTCCTTTTTTCCTCGGTCGTTCTCAAATGATGGTACGGACCCAAATTGATTCGATTCGACAACGCCATAGTTATAACAAACTAGGGGTTCGTCTTTATTTTTAGATGCATAAAGAGAACAATCCATAGCGCTTTGTTTTACAGATTTTAATATTTGGCGATTTACCTTATCTTTCATCGAAGCGATTTCTAACATAGATTCGTCTGTCGTTACTGGTGTTTGATTATCTAAACGACTAGTATCGCGATTTGTTAATTCAATATTATCTTCGCTCGTTTTTTGTTCTTGCGTGAGAACCGCCAAATATAAGAAAACCTTTACTGTTCTCAGCTCCTCTGGTAAATCCTGATGACTACAAATACGACGAGCACGACCAATGACCTGTTCTATACGAACCATATGCCAATACGGTTCAATAATATGTACGAAACGGGTATTTCTCAAATTAATACCTTCCGCACCGGATGACGTAATCATAAATATTTTTATTACTTCGCCCATATTATTGTTTTCGTTGCGTTCTCGTAGTTTTGCTGCAATATTTGGCGGAACAAAGTCCCATGTGCTATTATATATGTTACGTACTATTTCCTTTTCTTCTGGTCCCTCCGTGCCAGTATACAACACAAACCTAGGTTTTACTGTATCAGACTCCTTTTCGTCAATGGCCCAACCATCTCCGGTTTTTTTTATTTTAAATTCTGCGAAACCATTTGCCTCTAGTATTAATTTTAAAAGTCCAATTCCTTCAATTGTTCGGAATTGGCTATAAATTAAATGCAAACCCACGTTCTCTTCTGATTGTAGATTTTCGAGAACCTTTACAAATTTTGGACTATAAACACCCAATTCGGATTTTATCAAATACTCTTTTTCTCGCGGCGCCTCTGCATTATAACGTAGTGTATCAAGTGCTAACTTGATTTGTTTTTGATACTCTACTGCGCCGCTTTCTTGTGCTTTCTTTTCTTCTACGTCTTGTTCTTCCAAATATTCATCTTCTTGTTGTTGTAATTCGGGAGGAGTTGCATTAATAGTATTTTCGTCTACTTCGTCTTGTTTTCCGGTCGGCATAGGACGCTGCATTCCGGGAGGAAATACAAAATTACATGCCGACCTAGAAAAAATACGATAGGTGGATGATATTTTAAATAACTCTTCATTATCTGGACCAGCCTTTTTCTTGTTTTTACGATTACGTTTTTCTTGTTCTGCCTCTGATTTACGAATACGCTGGTATTCCGAGAACTGATGCCCCGACATTTCCGCTTTTACTACGTGGAATATATCGTTTTCAATAGTTTTCTCAAGAGTAGGTAATAATTTCTCTTGTGCACTACGGAAATAAGACGTAAGACCTAATATGCGACGCTGGAATAAGTCCATATTCTTAACTTCGACAGATTCACTATTTACAAATATATCCAAAAACGCCTGAGAATCATCAGGCAACGCTTTATTTTTGTGAATTTCAATAGAACCCTTGGTCACTTCAAGTCCGTTTTTGGATAGTATATAAGAAACTCTATCTTGGAAATCATGATCCGACAAATTACCACTATCGTCGAGTTTTACGCCATTATATTTTTCAAATTCTCCTGTGCCGCCAATTTGAGCATCAGAACAAGCCCTTCGTTTTTTTGTGGTCCTTTTTCCTTTAAAAAAATCTAAGAGACCCCCACCTCCTTTATTTACTCGCGCTGTTCCTTTTAAAACTCCCCGTTTTTTTGTATTAATAAAACCAAACGGATTCCGAGTAATTGTCAATTTGTTACCGCTATATTCAACATAATCAAAACTACGAAAGTTCTCTTTATCGAACGCTGCTAATATAGATGCAGTGTTTACCTGATTTGTGGTTTTTACATTAACTGTCATTGTCCAAGTTTTAATAAATCCACGAAGCATATTAAACAAAATACCAATTTCATTTGGGTAATTAATGATTGGCGTTCCCGTCATAAAAACGACACGCGCATTGGTAGCATCCATTAAATAATGATACAATTTATGTGATATAGACGTGGGTTTTTTTATTTTATTCACAATACGACTAACGAAATTGTGCGCCTCATCAATTAAAACCACAGCATTATCAAAAGGGTTTTTTGTACCACTTGCTGTCAAATTATTAAATACTTTTTGTGTAAGACCATTATAGTTGATATCGACGTATTTGGCGCGAATCATCATATTTAGTTGGTCGTCAATTTGATTCTGCTCCTCTGCTGTTTTTTCCGTAAAATTAGGCTCTTTCTCAATATTTACTAACCATGCTCCACCACCAGACCTGATATATTCAATGGGTAATGAAAGTGCCTTTGATAATATACTCACGTATTCTGGTCTGCCATCAATAGTAATAAACTCCCAGAATTGGTTCTTACGATATAGTTGGTCACCATAACGTTTAAGCTCGCTGAAAAAATTCATTTTTAGAGACGCCGGCGTTAAAACAAAAATTTTTTTCTCTGACTTCATACCCTCTGCAATTGATATAGATGAAATAGTGTTATGAGTAACAGTAAAATCGCCTATTAAATAACGATTATTTCCATCTAATGTGAAACCATAATAATCGTCTTCTCCAACATATTCGGCTTGAATTCCAGTAACAAGAACATCTTTTATTTGATTCCTTAGCGACGCGCGCTTTCTGGGTATTAACGTAGGGATTTCTTCAAGACCGTTTCCGCTAATTGTTATTCGATGTGCTGTGCCTTTTTTCTTTTCTCCTTTATATGCCCAAGTCGTTTTTTTAACTGATTTATAACATGAGAACCCCAAACTTCTGGCCAAATAAACAACGTCGTCCATCAATATCTCATTTTTCTGAGTAAATTCAAAACAACCGTTACTATAATGTCCGTCGCTATCCAAGAGTCCTGCTAATAACCGCAAACGGTTCTCACGCGAATTACATTTATAAATCATCGGAATATGTTTATTATTTATCATATTGTTTTCTTTCAATGTATTCAAAAACACATTATTATTATAACGCCCATCTCCGCTAATTCCATAATCGTATTGACAGTAGTAATTTAATGTCAAACCATATTTTGGGAGTTGTTTTGAAAAATAATATAACACAGTAGAATCTTGACTAGTTATTCTTGAGCCATTTGATGCGCCGTCTCCTAGCCAGTAGCCAATCATATAAGGGTCAATCGGTAATTCTTTTTCGGGGAAATCTATGGCTGTGCGATAACCTTTCAAAAATCCCTTCTTTTTATCAGACAATTCTAAATAATCTTTCACAGCAATTTCATAAACATTGTCTGTGTCTTTTACGTTCTCGAAAAATGCTTCAGCTTCTTTGCGTGTTTCTTCGATATTGTTTAAATCATAAGAAAATGTACGTGATTGAAATTCATTGTGCTCAATCCATTGAATATTAAAACTATGATTGCCCTTATGTTTATTAAACGATATCTTAGGAAATCCCGATGCGCGCAGACATAAAATATGTTCTTGATTTACAGTATATTTTTCTCCTTTGACCGGGATAATATCATACATTTTGTCACGACCTTGAGCTAACGAAAGAACAGTTCTTGGTTTTGAATCATCTCCCATTAAAAAATCTCCGACTCGAATATCTTCTACTAATTTAGTCGAACCATCTGACATCATTATTGATGTGCCTTTTGCGTGACATTTGCCGGATCCCAATCCGTGGTACAATAATAATCCTCGATAAGGAGTGTAAAGATTCAAGTAATCACGGACGATTTTTTGATGGGTCAATAGGTCCAATTCTGCACCAGCGCTACGGCTTTCACAGGAAAGCGATTGTTCGTCAGACATAATATCTTTACGATATGGCCTAAAAAGTTCATTTAATTTTGATACCGAAATCTCTCGATTATTCATATAGTACGCAGAAGCTTTTACAATAACTTTATCACTAGGTAAAGGAAGTCGTTCGCTAACTAATTGGTCGCGGATTTTTGCAGTGGTCAAATCAATATTTAAGAGTTCTTGTTCGGGCCCAGCAACAACCTTTAATTTACGTGGCTTTCGTATTTTTTTGGGTAATTCTTCTACTTTTATTTCACTGGGCACAGGCTCTTTATCTAAATTTTCAGCCTGACCTAGGAGTTCATCTACGTGTTTTATTTCCTTTTCAATTTCGTCTACGTCTACAGTTTCTTCGGTTCCACTAACTTCTACATCAACTTGTTTGACAGGCATAGGACCAGGTTGCTCCTGTACAATGTCAGTTAAAACAACCGTTTTATCAATTTTGACAATACCAACAGGAATAACGGCTTTTCTTACAGGCACAATATCAGTCTTACCTACAACGGCACCCAAATTATTTTGCCGCAATCGATTATATATTAATGCTCTATCAACATTAGATATTTTACGTTTATCTTTAATGATTTGTTTTTGAGGAGCTTCATCCGATACTTCTTGTAAAAACGCCGACGGCTCTTCTCCTTCTTCAACTACGGGAACCTTTTCGTGGATACGATATCTTAGCTGTAAAGGACCTTTTGCCTCCGGTTTTAATACTAATTTTTCAGTTGGATTAAAAGGTTGGTTCATTTATATTATACTGCGAATATATTATAACGATTTTTACTAACTATTTTACTGCTAAATATTATGAATTATAATAAAATTGCATTGAACTATAGTCTTGAATATTCTTAAGTATGCCTTCGTTGTGTTTTTTTTGAAATAATGGATAAAAGATAGTGTTAACGGGTAATTCAAAAAAATAGCTACATTTCCTTATAAAATGAATGTAAAATGTATCTTCACAATGTTCATCTTCTTTTACTACATGTACATCATTTAAATGTTTAAAAAGAGGTGCGTCTTCTTGATGAAATAATTTGTATTGTATTATTTCGCGAGGTTTACAATTATTAAAACATCCAGCATGTAATAAATCGCAATTAAACAAAATACATGACCCCGCAGGACCGCTAATATTTACGATTTGACTCGATACAAATGGATATGTATAATTACTTCCTGGGCATACTGATAGTAAACAACCTCCATGTTTATATATAACCAATGTATAAACTTGGTGTTTACTGTTATATATATTTTGACTTGATGTTACATCACGATGAAAAGTTGAAATAGTCGCGTTTTTGATAGCATAAGAATAATTTGCAAACTGATAGCCCTGGGGTAATTTTTTAAGTATGTCTATTTTAAAATTGTCGTCTAGTTCTGTTTTTATAAAGTCGTCATAAGAGAGAAGGACAAATCCGTCGTTTTCTATGGTTCTATGTTTTAGTGCATGTTCCCAAGATTCATAATGTTCATTAGAATAATATATGATATAAATAGTAATTATTGCAAAAAAACCGCAAAAAAAACACAAATATCCTTGAACCCTTTTCATTTTGTATTATCGTGTCATATAATGTTCTAAAATTATTTTATTTGTTACTGTTTGTGCAGTTGTATTTACAGTTTTATAATATTGTTTTTAATAAATTTATGCGAAAGAACCTAAATATTGAATCGCATCCTCGCAAGCGATTTGCTCTGCCTTCTTCTTGATTTTGTGTGTACCTTCTCCTAAGAACAGTAGGATCTTCTTATGTAAGGACATGTATTGGTGTATTTCTTGGTAACATGTGAAACGCTTTCGACCAATGGATTTGCCTGCGCTCGTTTCGTGAATGGCCTGTCCTAGACACAAATAAACGCCCATGTGATAACCGGTTTCGCCATTATATTCCTCGACTTCCAAATAATCTGGTGTTACCTTGAATTCCTTCTGAATCTTTACCTGTAAAATATTCTTATAATTATCGTCGTTCTTAATCAAACTAATCCAATCCACGTGCTTTTCGAAAACAGCCTCTACAAACCGCTGTACCATTTGAAATCCAGGACCCGTAACAAATATATTATCAAACCATCCATGCTCATCTTTAACCTGGATTTTATTAAAATCCAGGAACATGGCGCCAATAAACGCTTCAAATAAACAACCGAGTTTTTTTAGATTGGTTCTCGTCTGCTTCGATTCTGCGTATTTTGAAAGAATAAAATATTTATGTAGTCCCATGTCGTATGCCATTTTACCGATTGATTCATTCTTAACGAGGGCAATCTTCTTTTCCGTCATGAACCCCTCATTTTCTTTAGGGAAACGTCTATATAAATAATATTTGGTAATACATTCTAGAACCCCATCTCCAACGAATTCTAGACGCTCATTTGATTTACTATAAAGCGGTAGACAATCGTCGGGTTTAGGACATATAGAAATATTGTTTTGCGCGTTCTCTAGAGTCGGTCTCCGGATATAAGATCTATGAATAAACGCGCGTTTATAAAGTTCCCAATTATGAATGGGCGCATCGACCCCGTAACTCCTTAAAATGGCTTCGATTTCATTATCAATAATTAATATATTTAGGGGATTGTATGGGTCAAATACGTACGTTTCATTTCCGTCTGCCCCCTTTTCAATACGAATATCGTCGTCTAAGTTCATGGTGTGTTTATTGGATTAATAATTGTTTATAGAATCAATTTTTTACTCTTGGATAAAAAAATATTTAGCTAATGTATAGTTGAAGATGACAACAAGCCAATGGAGCCGTTCAAACAGAGCCCGAATGGGCTCGACTGCTATTACTGACCAAGCTCAAGGAGGAGGCTCTAAGAAGGCCGGATTTCCCTACATGATTGGTCGCACCAGCTGGTCTAGTATTGCTATTCCTGACATTTCTCTCAAGCGTGCTATGACCACAAAACTCCCTCTTGCACGTCCTAGTCGTGGCGTTGGAAATCGCCCTGGTATTGGCGTATATTTCACTCAGGGATTACCCGGTAAGTCATAAATAATATTTAAATAACAATATAATAACTTTTGTATTGTTATTTTACGAATGCGCGTAATTTTAGACGACAGGGAACGGGATTTATATTTAGCATGTGAAAACATTGTTGGGTCAAACCAAACTTACGTAAAATTATTCAAAGAAACGTTGCCTTTAGGAGACGTTTATGTAAAAACCGACGAAGAAAAAGACGTATTGATTATTGAACGTAAAACAATTTCAGATCTACTAGCTAGTATTAAAGATGGTCGTTATGGAGAACAATCGTATCGACTAATACATTCATCTGGATTTCCTCTACATTCTATTATATATATTATTGAAGGGTCTATTAGCCAATTGCGCACTCCTATGGAGCGCAAAATAGTTTATAGTGCATTAGCATCTTTAAATTATTTTAAAGGTTTTAGCGTCGTGCGCACAAGCTCTATTGCTGAAACAGCTGAATATATAGTTTGGATGTGTGATAAAATAGAGCGCAATTTTTTGAAAGGCGAAATTCCTTATTATTTACAAGCACCTAGAGAACCTACAGTTACAAACGAGACGGAACATCAAAATATATTACGCACGACTGAATCCAATCCCGCAAATTATTGTACAGTTGTTAAAAAGGTTAAGAAAGAAAACGTAAGCCCCGAGAACATTGGCGAAATAGTATTATGTCAAATACCGGGCATAAGTTCAACAAGCGCTATTGCTATTATGCAAAAATTTGGTACATTTCCGCAACTATTAAAGGCGCTACAAGAAAATCCAAATTGTTTGGACGATATTGGTTATGATTCAAAGGGCAAATTTCGTAAAATTAATAAACCGTGTATCGAAAACATTAAGAAATACTTTTTATGAGTTTTCTAATTTATCCTCTGGTTTACCAAATGCAGAAGGAATTGCGTCAATATAAATTCCTTTGGGTTGGAATAGCAACGGTTTTGTAATATTATTATCATTATATTTGCCTGATTTTAAAATGTCCTGTGTATATTTAACTCCGCCCCAATTAGGGTCCATAGGATTATCACTTAATCCAGTCGGTTGACTTGAAACAAATTCTTTGGCTACATATTCATAATGATTAATATCCTCATTTAAAGGATCAAAAGGACCATAGGAACTATCGGGGTACGCTACAGTTGATTTTATAAAATCTGTATTACCAGCATCGTCAGAATAAACATTGTTTTCTCTATTGCCGGTGGATTCTAGCGTAACAGGATTTTGATTTAATATATAATCATCTAAATTTTGTTGTTCTGGTTCAGAATCGTTTGCATCATCCGTTCCTTGCGTGTTTTCGTCAGTAGATGTATCGTCAACGGAGTTAGTATCTTTATCTTGTCCGGTTGGTACATTCGCGTTGCTTGGAGCATCATCTTTCTTGCTTTCTGGTTGTGGGGCACCTGTAACGCTATTATTTGCCGAATATTGATTCGGGCTATCGGTTAAGCCTTCTGAGAACGATTCGCTGTATTTATTTACCCAAAAAATTACATATATTCCTGAGAATAACACAAAAACTAAAAAAATTTGGAATAATAGTCTAAATTCGTTCATAATCTAATATATATATTTCGCGAAAAGATTATTGACAATTTAAAAAATATATTTAGTATATATAATGATTGATTTACTCTTAATTCATGCAAATTGGTGTGGTCATTGCCAACATCTTATGCCTGAATGGAAAAAAATGAAAGAATCGTTAAAAAGCAACAAAAATATAAGCGTACATGAAATAGAAAACGACGATTCCGATAAAGAACACAGGCTGGGCGAACTAAGTAAAAAAGCCGGAGGTAATAAAATATCAGTACGTGGATTTCCAATGATCGTTCGGTTTGAAAACGGAGAAATGACTGAATTTAAAGGTAAGCGTACAGCGCAAGAATTAGCTAAATGGGCAACAAAACATAAATTATCCGGTGGGCGCCGTAAAACGAAACGTACCAAAAAGAACCGTGCAAAAACATGTAAAAAATGTTCCTTTAAACTCTGGTAAAAATTGATATTTGGATGATTATATTATGAATCTATAACCATCTAAAAATAAATCAACATTATTACTAAATGAATGCAGAAAGCAAAAAGATTGGACCTATAGTAAAAAAACAGGTGCGTCTGTTTTCGTTTCAAACTTATGACGACGCACCATCTAAGTCGAACGAAAATAGCTCCGATGAAGAAAAGGCAAATCGGTATAAGGATAAACAACAATTTGTCATACAGATGTTCGGTCTGAATGAAAAAGGAGAAACCTTCTGTATCTATATACGTGATTTTAAACCATTCTTTTACGTAAGCGCTGGTGACGATTGGACTCCTTATAATATGCGATGTTTGGAGGAGCATATTAAAAAGCTCCTACCTAAAAACATGCAGGACTCCATTCTCTCGACTGAACTTGTCGACTATAATAAATTATACGGATTTACAGCAGGTAAGAAAAGCAAGTTCGTAAAATTTACTTTCAAAAACAGTATTATTATGAGAAAGGTCCGGGGGCTATGGATAGAGTATATTGATGACAAAGACCGTCCTGGCAAAAACACATCACGTATGAAGCCGTTTATTTTCCAAGGTCTTAAATTGGAGCTTTATGAAAGTAATATTCCACCACTTCTACGATATTTTCATATTTATAACATCAGTCCTTCTGGATGGGTCGAAATCCCCGTGAACCGTGTCGAGCGTGTCGAAAACAAAACTACTACGTGTAAATACGAATTTATATGCTCATCGAGTCAAATAAAACCACTACCAGATAAGGAAACACGTGTTCCTTATAAAATTTGTAGTTTTGATATTGAGGCTAACAGTAGTCATGGCGATTTTCCGATGCCTATCAAAACGTATAAGCGTTTGGCAATGAACATGGTAGACGTTTATTTGAGACAACGAAGCGCACTATGCGATTTACTCATTATTCAAAGATTTGTACAGAAGATGATTTTGGCCGCGTTTGGTTACGATAGTTGTGAGGATATTGATTTGGTATATCCCAAGTCTAAACCAGCAAAGGAACAAATCAAAAAGTATATTAAGATTTTGTTGGAGCAACCCATGGAAATTGCTAAACACGCGAACAAGGATCAGGATACCGGAGATTTACTAACCATAGACGAAATGTTTGAACAGATAAACGCTGAGGCAGCGGCAGCCAATGCCATCGATGCAGAAAGCAGCGAAATGATACCAAATGAAGAATTAGTGGAAGAGGGAACCGGACCCCGTTTTAAAAAGCAACCAAAAAAGAAGGTCGACCTAAAATCTACCGTAGTTGATATGTTGACTAGTGATAATCATACGCGTGATGAAAAAATCCAACTTCTGAATGATATTCTTACACGGCTATTTCCACCACTAGAAGGAGACCAAATCACTTGTATTGGTTCGACCTTTATGCGCTACGGAGAGCCAGACCCTTATCTTAGTCATTGTTTAGTTCTTGGTTCATGTGACCAAGTTGAAGGCGCCGTCATTGATGCAGTCGAAGACGAAAGGGACCTGCTAGTGCGCTGGGCGGAACTTATACAGACGGAAGACCCCGATATTATCATTGGTTATAATATATTTGGGTTTGATTATGAATATATGCTTCGGCGAAGTCAAGAGCTACATTGCGAACAGGAATTCTTGAATGTTTCGCGTAAAGTTGGAGAGTTTTGTGGGAAATACGACAAGGAGGGAATACTTCAACTCGATAACACACCATTGCGTCTTGCGACAGGTGATTATGACCTTAAATATTTTAAATTATCTGGTCGTCTACAGATTGATTTGTATACTTATTTTCGGCGTGAATATAATCTGGCGTCTTATAAGCTGGATTACGTTGCTGGTGAAAACATTTGTGACAGTATAGTAAAAGTAGTACATTCGGTCAATGAATCTGGTCAAATTACTGAATTATATAGTAAGAATTTGACTGGTCTGCACGTTAATGATTTTATTCATATTGGATACGTAGGTTTTACGTCGGATTATTATAAAAACGGTGATAAGTTTCGTGTTCTTGATATTCGGCGGGGTGTTGAGCTAGTTGAAACAGTCAAAGGACAAGAGGTTACCAATAAATATAATGTTATTGTCATTGAAGGACACGAACAAATTGATATGAAGCGCCCTGTGAAATGGGGTTCGGCAAAAGACGATGTATCTCCGCAAGATATTTCACGGTTGTTTAAACGTGATGCGTCTGGTCGCGCTATTGTGGCAAAATATTGTATTCAGGATTGTAACCTTGTTCATTATATTATGAATAAAATAGACGTTCTTACTAGTTTTGTAGAGATGTCGAGCATTTGTAGTGTGCCTATGAGTTTCTTGATGTTTCGCGGACAAGGTATTAAACTTACTAGTTTCGTTGCCAAAAAATGTATGGAAAACCATACTCTTATGCCTGAACTAGATAAGGGCGGCGATAATAGTGGTTACGAAGGCGCAATTGTGCTTCCACCTAAATGTTCTATGTACATGGATAATCCTGTGGCTTGTGTTGATTATGCGTCGCTATATCCTTCAGCGATGAGTAGTCAGAATCTATCACATGATAGTAAAGTATGGACTAAGGAGTTTGATTTGACTGGTAATTTGTTACGAGAAACCGGCGAAAAAACGGCAAATGGCTCATATAAATACGACGAACTAGAAGGATATAAATATATTGATTTGGAATTCGATTCATTTCGCTATATTCGTAAGACACCCACTTCGCGTGCTGAAAAAGTCAAATCGGGAACAAAGGTATGCCGATGGGCACAGTTTCCTGATGGCAAAAAAGGTATTTTGCCGTCTATTTTGGAAGAGCTATTGAAGGCGCGAGCGGATACGCGTAAGAAACAGAAGACGGAGAAAGACCCTTTTATGTGGAATATTTTGGAGAAGAGACAGCTCGGTTATAAAGTAACCGCAAATTCTCTTTATGGCCAATGTGGATCCCCTACATCTGCGTTTTGCGAAAAAGATATTGCTGCATCTACTACTGCCACTGGAAGAATGATGATTAATTATGCGCGGCGTATTATCGAAGAAGTTTACGGAAACCGACTCTATGTTTTGGAAAACGGAGCGACTGTTAAAACTAAAGCTGAGTATGTTTACGGAGACACTGATTCCGTATTCTTTACATTTAATTTAGAGCACCCGGAGACAGGCGAAAAGATTCGCGGAAAACCTGCACTTGAAATCACAATTGAAATCGCACAGGACGCTGCGAAACTTTGTTCACAGTGGCTGAAGCCGCCCATGGAGCTTTCGTATGAGAAAACATTGATGCCGTTTATTTTAGTCGCTAAAAAGAAGTACGTCGGAATGCTTTATGAAACTGACCCAAATAAGGGTAAATTGAAGTACATGGGACTCTCAATCAAGCGCCGCGATTCTTGTGATTATTTGAAGGATGTTTATGGTGGTATCCTGAACATTTTAATGAAAGAATATGACATCAAAAAAGCAATTCAGTTCTTAGATAATTCGTTGACTGCACTATTAAAAGGCCAGGTTCCAACGGATAAACTGATGATGACAAAACAGCTGAAAAGTGATTATAAGAATCCAGAGCGTATGGAACATTGGGTGCTTTCTGACCGTATTGGAAAGCGCGACCCCGGAAATAAACCCAAATCAGGAGACCGTATTAAATTCCTTCATTTTGTGAATCCTGACGCAAAACTGAATGGGGAACGTATCGAAACACCGGAGTTTATTAAAGAAAACGGTCTACCTATTGATTATACTTATTATATTACAAATCAACTTATGAAGCCATTACAACAGTTGTTTTCATTAGCGCTGGAACAAATTTGGGAGATAAATAAAGCCACGGTGCCTCTTAGAAAACACAGAAAAGAAGTACTTGAATTAGAAAAGCAATATGATGACAGAACGGTGTTTATGAAAAAACGCGAAATTATGTGTTGTAAAAAGATAAAGGAACTCTTGTTCGATAAATATCTCGAGCAGATTCGAAATGAAAAGACAGGGACTCGTACCATTACACATTTCTTCCAGAAAAATTGAACTGTATTTATTTCAATACAATAAATACAATTTTTAACATGCAAAAAGACAACACAACTATTTTAGGATATATGGGACATGGAGTCTTATTTATTGTTGAATTATCGTTAATACCTTACTATCAATTAGAATACGCATATTACAGAGCAGAAGGTCGAATAAAAAAATTTTATCAGTAGTTACCCGACAAATCATTATAAATATAAAGAGGTACTTCAATAGAAAATACATTATTCATAGATGTGTCGCGGTCCAAATAATTTTGTAAGACGGTTTGTAGTCCATTTGACAAATTCTGTACAATTCGATTTATGCTGGCGGATACTCTTGGCAATTCGTCGGTATGCGCTGTTTCCTCCTCTCCTGGTTCAGTAGGATTATCTGTTCGAATATCGTATCGGCATACAGGGCATCTTACATTTTGACGGAACCAATTTTTTATGGCCATTTCACGAAATAAATGACCACATTGACGTATTTGGCATACGGACTCGTTCTCTTGAAAATCTTCTAGAGTAATGGGACACCTGGTGTGGATTGTTTCTTCAGCTCTATAATTAAATGATTCAGTCGCATTGTTTATTTGCTCCTCTGTTGCGTTTACCAGTACGTCTTGAAATAATCCCGGCATCGCATGATGAACTGTCTCATTAATAATATTTGTGTATATTGTATCAGAAAAAGGTGTGTTGTAAAATGCATATCGATTGTTATTGGGAACAGAAGTATTGTTTTGATTATAATGTGGATAATTTGACCCGCGTCTTTGTCTATTGAGTGTAGACTGAACGATTTGAATATAGGAAGCAACATTATCGTGAAACCGTCGTTCAGTTGAACGCACAGTGTAATTATATTCAATCATTAATTCATTTAATGCAATTAATATACGGTCTTCTTCACTACGATTATGGTTACGTCTTGTCGTTTCAAAAAAGGGGTTTCTATTATCCATATTGAATACTATATAAAGGTTTATTTATATATACTTACATAAATATTATATAATTATGAATCTATCAAAATATCAAAAAAAGGGTTACACCGGAATTGATAACCTTGGTAATACTTGTTTTCTAAACTCGTGTTTGCAAGTTCTCAATCATACATATGAAATGAATGAAATACTGGATAAAAAACAGGACGAACACATGAAGCCAGGAATACCAGACACGAGCATTTTAAAGGAATGGAATGATTTACGATCAGTTATGTGGAGCGGCAACGGGGTAGTTTCTCCTAATAAATTCGTACATAACGTACATAAAATTGCCACGATTAAAAATAAAGAGATATTTACGGGCTGGACACAAAACGACATGCCCGAATTTTTATTATTTATGATTGAGTGTATTCATAATAGTCTTAGTCGCAGCGTATCCATAAAAATAATTGGTAAAAAGGAGAACAAATTGGACGATGTAGCAGTTCAATGTTATACGATGTTACAAAACGTTTACGGTAAAGAATATTCAGAAATCATGGATTTATTTTTTGGTATATACATGTCAGAAATATCGTCCATTACTGACGGAACGGTGCATGCTACAAAACCAGAAAACTTTTTTATGTTGGATTTGCCGGTGCTCGATGGAAATAAACTAGCATCCAATTTATATGATTGTTTAGATATATTTACAAAGACTGAGTATTTAAATGGCGACAATGCGTGGTTCAATGAAAAAACTGGTAAAAAGGAAGATATAAAAAAACGAATTACTTTTTGGAACTTTCCGAAGGTATTGGTTATTTCATTAAAACGATTTTCCCCAGATGGCCAACACAAGTTGAATAGCATGATAGATTTCCCATTAGAAAATTTGGACCTATCCAAATACGTATCTGGATATAGCGCATCGACGTTTAAATATGATTTATACGGAATTTGCAACCATAGTGGGGGCGTAATGGGGGGACATTATACGTCTTTTGTAAAACACATTGACGAAAAATGGATACATTTTAATGATACAAACGTAGAAATTTTGGATAATAGCCAAAACGTGAAAACTCCTTTGGCATATTGTTTATTTTATAGAATGAGGTTATCTGGAAATAAGTAATCCGTAAAATTTTATAGTATGTTATAATATATAATGGGTTCTTCCGATGATGATAATAATTTAACAAGTGATTTAACTAAACTGTATAACATGGTTTTTAATAAATCGACATTACTATTAATCATGTGGTTTTTAGCATTGCATTTTGTTTGTTATCGATTGTTAAAGGTTTTTTATAGTGAGAACTTGGATACTTTAGATTATCAAACAAAGTTAAGTAGAATGTTAGATATAGCGGTGTTCTCGTTTTTGCTGTTGTTTTTAACGGCATCTTATTATTCTGTTCCGGATACAGATAAAGAAATTATGTTAGAAAATCTAGCTGATTCATTTAAAACATACGCAAACGATAACGATTCTATTTATAAAACGGTTGTTTTCCTACTTTTTTTTTATTGTGCGATTTATTTATTTAGAATACCCATGAATTCGGAAACAAAACCGGCTTTTGTCGCTTGGACAGAATTTGGTGCGTGGACTCTATTTCTTATTATTGTTTTTGTTAAATTTTTTAATGATGTGTTTGGGTTCTCAATGATTGATATTATTTACTCTTATTTTGATTGGTCTAGTTTACCAGAAACTACTGATGTAAACAATTCGATTAAGGTTACTACAGCTAATGTAGAGGAAGATGAAGAAGACTGTGAAGATGAAGAAGAACCACCGTCTTATTTGTCAAAAGTTTTATCTTACGTAACGCCGGCACCAAAAAATAAGCCTCCTTCTATTACCAAAAAACCGTCGTCCAAACCTACAACTTTCAGTTCGGTATTAACTAAATTTGTTACTACTTTGGCTTCGGGTTCTTCGGTTACTAGTAATACTACGCCCGTCAAGGTACCTACTACAACTTTATCTAGTAATATTTCAAAGAATACCTCGACAACAAATAGCTTACGAGATCCTGTTATAACTACGACTTTATCTAGTAATATTTCAACAAATACCTCGACAACAAATGGCTTACGAGATCCTGCTATAACTACGACTTTATCTAGTAATATTTCAACAAATACCTCGACAACAAATGGCTTACGAGATCCTGCCACTACAACAACAAAATCTAGTGGCGTTACGATGGACAGTTCAACTACAACAACAAATCAATCTGGGTTTCGTAATATAAAAGAATCGTTTAATACAATGGCGCCCTCATCGAATAATACAAATACACAAAAGCAAGAAGTGTTCAATGTTTCTGGCAATTTTACTTACGATGATGCTCAGGTTGTATGTGCTGCGTATGGCGCGAGTTTGGCAGATTATGACCAAATTGAAGAAACGTATAACAATGGAGGAGAATGGTGTAATTATGGTTGGTCAGCAGGACAATACGCATATTTTCCTACACAAAAAACAACGTGGGACAAACTTAAACAGAGCAGCGACCCTAAAATACAGCAAAGTTGTGGTCGCCAAGGTATAAACGGCGGTTATGTTTCTGATAAAACAAAACAACTTGGTATTAATTGTTACGGACATAAACCAGCACCTTTGGATAAAGATTATGAATTACGTCAGCAACAACAATCAATTATAAATGCCAAAACCAAAGAAGACATTGAATTAGAATCCAAAATACAATATTGGAAGCAACAAATTGATGGCGGAACAATCAGTGTCAATCATTATAATCAAACCGTTTGGTCAAATTTTGATACCAGTCCGCCACCAGGACAAACCACATTGCCAAACCAAGACACCACATTGCCAAACCAAGATGCCACGTTTGGTTCTGAACAAAATGATTACGAACAAAATGATTATGAACAAAATAATTATGAACAAAATAATTATGAACAAAATAATTATGAACAAAATAATTATGAACAAAGTGACAACGTAGACATAGGTACAGTACAATATAATAATATTCCCACCACTTTACGATCGATAGTTAACCAACTTACTACACTTCCAGCTCTAATAAATTCGGATCAAACAACAAAAGGTACTGTACAAACAACAAAAGGCCCTGAACAAACAACAAAAGGTCCTGTACAAACAACAAAAGGTCCTGTACAAACAACAAAAGGTCCTGTACAAACAACAAAAGGTCCTGTACAAACAACAAAAGGTCCTGTACAAACAACAATAGGACCGCCTAAAATGAATAATCCTAATTTTAATCCAAATAAAAAATAATTCATCTCTAATCTATATGAATTATTTTTTTATTTTCTGCGTCTTAACTGATGATTTCCTAGATTTTACCATATGTTTTGCTACAACACCGTATAATTTTTCAAAATGTTCTTCTTCTATTGCGCCACCAATAATAATTTTGGCATCATGAATAACGTTTCCTCCGCTCATAGAACCAGATGTAGAAACATAAAGACCAACCGGAACAGAGAAGGGTTCTAAATGACTAATATCAGATTCCAATATATTGTTTATTGAAAAACCACCAACCATGGTGCCACTATTTTGTTCTCGAAATTTGTATTGTTGAAGAAATGATTTATTCATTTATATTTTGAGCCTATTTTTATTTCGAAATAAGACGCAATTCTTGTACCGTCGAAACGTCCCGTTGTTCTCTAAGATAATTTATTATAAATTGTATCTGTTCCTTATCTGCTATAATGTTCTCTAAACAAAGCTCAATATATGAGAACGAAAGTGTGCCGTATTCTTTTTTCTCAATGAGTCGAACCTCTCCGGCTGGTAAGTTAATTTTTTTATTAGTCAAATTGTTCTCGTTCATGTACTGCGTAATGTCTTTATTGAGTTCGTTTTTTATGGTACGGAGTTTTTTAGTATGTTCGTTTATGCTCTTTAATTTTTCTTCAACTAAAGACCATTTTTTTATATTCTCCGTAAACTTCTCCATTATATTATGAAATTATCTTTATTTTTTGTACTAACCCTATTCACTTTGAGGGGCAGGAGTAGGAGCAATGTTTAATTCTGCCGCAGGGACATGTTTGTTACCACCGCGCTTTTTTGCTGTGCGACCTTTTTTACCACCCTTTGCCTTCATAGTTTTATATATTTTCTTTCCGGCTTTCATCGCGTGGCCTAATTTGTATCCCTTCTTATGTTTGTTCTCGCCATAGATTTTTTTCACTAAATCTGTCCAAGCTGACATCTTTATATATATTATAGAGATAATATATATAGTTTATACCTGAGGCACTAAAGACGAAGATTCCGTGGGCGGAAGTGTAACATTTCCCCCCTTCTTCATAGAGCGTCTACGTCCACGCTTACCAGCCTTCTTCGATTTTCCACCCTTTTTTACGGACGTGCGGCGACGCTTGGTCAGCTCATTCAATCCCAAAAGAGCCAAGGACGCTCCTAAATCAACACCCGTAGAACCACCACGTCTACGGCGTTTTCCGCCCATTTGGGGCTTTACTGCAATCAAATTATCCTCTGGTGACGCGCGTTGTTGATCGCCTATAGCTCCATATACAGAAACGCCATGACTTGCTGCGCCAATACCGCCTTTCATAGTTTTACGTCCTCCCTTTCTAGGCATTATATATTATGCATAGATTATTTCCTAAATTGTCTTAGGTAGAACATTTGCTTTTTGAACGGTTTGATACAAATGGATTATTAAAAACAAATTTGCCAATATCAAAAATAGCAATAAAACGTTATAAATACAAATAAACCAAATATATAGGTAAATTTCATTGTACATCATATTTCCCAAAGGTTTAATAATTTCACGAACCTCTTTATGTAGATCCTCATTCTGAAAAAATTCCATACATGTATCACGAATCGTTTTCATATGCTAATCAATATTAATATTTTTTATTTATAAATTAAACTTATTGTTTTACTAGTCTATCGTTTATTTTTTGTCTCAATGAGTCAATATTGAATGCATCTGGTATAACGCCGTTTTTAAAGAATACAGTTTGATATTTTATTTTATAAGCATCGGCATTATTATCTAATTCAGCAACTTGTTTTAATAATTCCTGAAAATCATTATCATTGTAATCTGGTTTTAAATACAAAATAGAGTCCATATTTACATAGTCATGAATGTTTGGACATCCCCAATAGATTGGAATGACTCCTCCACAATATGCATTTATCAACTTTTCTGTAAAATAATTAGGTTGCGATTTATTCTCGAAACAAATCATGAATTTATAATCATTCATAAATTCTATATAATCCTGTGTACCCCAAGAACCGGGGCAAGTTATATTATTCATATATCTCCCGCAAGAATCTACTTGTTTATATTTGGATAATTCTGCAAAAAAATCATTGCGAGCCTTGCAGCCATCATGACTAGATGCAAATAAACAAAAACTTGATTTGTTTTTTGTCAGTTCTCTTTTTACTAGCAAACTATTTTTATCAATAATGTTATTTGTAAGCGTATAATGAGAAGCAAAAGGAAATATAATTACGTTTTTGCTTTCTTCTGCTACAGGAATAAAATTTATATCGAATTGTTCAGGGTCATCAAAAAAACTTTCCCCTGTAACCTGTACGCGAATTGCTCCTTGATAATTACTCATATCGCGTTTATGAAATGTTTCATATACAATAACATTTTTGTCAACGTCTCTAAACAAATCTTGGAAAAGTTTATCATTTTCCGGCGACGACCATTCCCCCAAGTCTATTTTTTTTTCAAAGTGCTCTTTTTTAAATAATAGTGTCAGCATAAACAACAACAATATTAAAAAAATTAGTAGTATTAAAGTAGTAAACGTTCTGTGTTTCATTATTATATATAATACTCGTTTTTTTATTCTATAAAATAACCGGCCAAATTATAAAATGGAGAACATTTACGAAACCAATGATAGTTTCCAGTTTGACAAACTGAATCTACTAAAACCGGTTTCTTCCGCTGGCGGTAATTATTTTATTCGATTTACTATTGACGGCAACTATTTATACATACAACCCCCAAAATGTAAGACAAAACAAGGTATTGTAAAGGCTGGAAAAAAATATTATACGGATTTGATGTTTTCAAACGCAAATGACCAATTTGTTCGATGGATGGAGAATTTAGAAACATATTGTCATCAATTTATTTTCAAAAATCGCGAACAATGGTTCGAAGGAGACATGGAAATGCATGATATCGAGAACTATTTTACATCGCCAATGAAAGTTTTCAAATCCGGTACTTATTATATTGTTCGCACCAATGTTCCTAGTGCTTTAGGAAAACCGACTCTTAAAATCTACGATGAATTCGAGAACGAGGTTAGTTTAGATAGCATTAACGAGCATACTGATATTATGAATATTATTGAAATACAAGGCATCAAATGTTCAGCCAAGAGTTTTCAAATTGAACTTGAAATAAAACAAATGATGGTATTTAAGCCAGTAAAATTGTTTGAGCGCTGCATTATTAAGACGAGTGATCCCAAAACAAGTGAGAACAAAAAAATGATCATTGAACACGAGGATGAGCAGGCGGTTATAGCACTTGTTCCTGATTCGGTTGAGCAACTTTTAACTGAAGAACCAGTTTTAACAAAATTAGAAGAAGTAGAAGATGAAGATGAAGTGGAAAAACCGGTTGAAACGACTTTAGAACATTTAGTAGAGCAAGAAGACAATTTTACCGTTGACGTAAATGAGTCAATCGAAACTTTAGAGTTACTACCAAAAACGAATGATATTGAAGAAATAGACTTTCCTTTAGACACACTGTCGGAAGAAGATACAATTCAAATTAAGAAACGAAATGATGTTTATTATGAAATGTATCGCGATGCAAGGAAAAAAGCAAAAATTGCCAAGGATTTAGCACTTTCATCTTATTTAGAAGCAAAAAGGATAAAAAACACATATATGTTGAATGATATAATAGATAGCGATAGTAGCGATTTAGAGGACTTGGAAGCCGAGGACGAATAGTAAAAATATTTAGGCGGACAGATTTCACAGATAAATTAAACGATATAGCATAAATAATTTTATCAACCGATATTATAAACCGATGTTGAAGAATATTTCGCAAGGCGCTTCTAAATTTTTTACTAATGAGCGAATTGTTGTTTTAGTCATTTTCCTTATATTAGTTTGGGGTCTATTGGCCTATTCTGGTAGCAAAAGTAGCCGCGTGGATACTTTCTGGGGCTCTGACTCCACTCCTTCTTCTAATTATTCAGTAACTGGCTCTGTATTGCCGGCTACACCTGCGTCTAATTCTATGGAGCAAAATAATGTCGCGGCTAGCTCTAGCCCTGTTGATTCGGCTTTTGATATGAGCAACGAGATGGTAACTGGAGATTCGTCTTTTGCTACCACTGCTAACCCTGCTGATTTGTTACCCAATGACCAGAACAGCCAATGGTCTGCGTTGAACCCCAATACCATGAATAAGGGTGACGTTCTTATGCCCGATTTACTTCAGGCCGGCTATCATATTGGATTAGATACAATTGGCCAGACATTGAGAAACGCTAACCTTCAATTGCGCTCGGACCCCGTCATTCCTAAGTCTCAAGTTGGACCTTGGAATCAAAGCACCATTGAGCCTGATTTAGGCAGAGTGCCCCTCGAGCTTGGTCTATCTCAATAGAAATTTAAGGGCGATGTTACCGATAAATATTAATAATTTAAATACTGTATTAAATTATTATATACTTTTATTTTAGAGATAAAATGGACTATGAAGACATTATAGGTTTTACAGTTATTATTGCTTTTTTATGTTTTTCTTATTACGTTTATACAGACGGCATAGAAAGTTTCCAATTAAACTGTATTATATCTACAGTAGATGGGGAAAAATATTGTGTTCGTGATAGGTCAAAGCTTCAGGATGCCGCAGATTTGTTAGCGTCCATGACTAAAAAATGCAAAGATTTGGTTGAATATTGCGGCCAGAAACACCCTAACAATGAAGCTGTAAAACGTTTAGTAGCTGGTTTCAAACCCAATAAAATTATGGAAACTTTACCTACTAGCTCATATACAGCCTATAGTGAGAACAAGGGAGAAAAAATCGCGTTCTGTTTAAATACTAAAAAAGAGGAAAACGAAGGACTTATTGATATTGATACACTTACTTTTGTAGCTATTCATGAACTTTCGCACGTTATGACAGTATCGATTGGTCATAAACAAGAGTTCTGGGACAACTTCAAATTTTTGTTAGAAAACGCCAAAGAATCTGGTATTCATGTGCCCAAAAATTATAAAGAAGACCCCGTCGAGTATTGTGGTATGAGAATTACTGACAATCCTTATTATGACGCGTAATTCTCCAACTCAATTAATTCTTCTCTCGTATTTACGCCTGATACGTAAAAGTTCTCGTTTGTGTCCAATTGTATTGTGTTAATTTGTATGAATCTATTTTTTAACAGTTTGATTATATCTGTTAAATAATATTCCTGTTGTGTGTTTTCATTATTAATTTTGGGTATAAATTCGTTCAGATACAGCGAATGGATACAGTAAATTCCTGTATTAATAATGTTAATTAATTTTTCCGATTCGCTACAGTCTTTCTCTTCAATAATTTCTACTAAATCCCCGCGTTTATTGATTATTGCGCGGCCATAACCAGTCGGGTTCTCAAAAGAAGCAGTTAAAACGGAGACATCACTGTCATGTTCCGCTATCTTTCTTAGCGCCCCAACGTTCATTAATGGCATATCCCCGTTCACGATAAGTACCTTTTCATTGTCTTTATATTCTGGTAAACAACATAATATAGCATGTCCCGTGCCCTTTGGTTCCGGCTGCTGTACAAAAGTTAAATCACCAATACGGATATATTTTAATAAACATGCTTTAATAATATCATGAAATTTACCAGTGACTACGATTATTTTAAAAGGTTTTAATTGACGAACTGTTTCAATAATACGCACGAGCATGGGCTTTCCTTTAAACAAATGTAGAACTTTAGGTAAATTTGATTGCATACGTTTTCCTTGCCCAGCTGCTAAAATAGTTACTGTTAAAGAATCCATTATATTATTTTTACATAAGTTATTTTAGATATACTTAACGCAATTATGTTCTAATACTATATTATATAAATGAATTTGTCTGTACTTTTTTATAATCGAATTATGATTATGAATATATGTCTTTGGATAATCGGCGCAGCGTTAGCGTTTTATACCAAAAGAATTTTTTTCTTATTTTTAATATTTTATGTATTCATTATAAATGAAATTTTGTATTTATTATTTAATTTCGATTTGTATTTTAGCGGAGACCGCACTGAACTAGTTTATAGTACAAGTTCCATATATGAGTTATTAAGCCCAGAAGTTCAAAATATGTCTTCCAATTTAACGGAAGGAATTTTTCCTGATAAAACTTGTATTCCGCCTGAAGAAGCAGAACGAAATAGATTTGACGAGTTTATTCGTTTATTAGATATCCAAAAGGGCGATAAAGTCTTAGATGCTGGTTGCGGTCATGGCGGGTTGGTTATGTATTTGCGTTCAAAAGGCTTTGACGCTTATGGAATAACAATAACTAAAACACAATATGATGAAAACATAGAAGAACATGGACCTTATTTTTATTACGGAGACTACACATTAATTCAACCTCAATTATTAAATAAATTTGATCATATTATTTTACCAGGCTCATTAGAACATCCATTTGGCGGAAACCCTAGATTTTTATCTGCGTACGAAAAGAAATTTAATGGAATGAAAGACATGTTTCAGCTTATGAAAAAATATTTTCGTGATGATTCCAAACAAAAAAAAATTCTTTCTACGTGCATACATATGAATATGAAATTTATAAATCATATGCCTTCTATTACAATTGAAAGAGTAATGGGTGGATTATATCCATGCATTGACAAATTAAGCGTTGCAGATGCATTGAAAGCCGCAGAATATAATGTTTTATCAAATGAAGATTATACTTGGCACTATTATTTTGCGACAGTATGTAATCCGAATCATTTTGGAAACCCTGCGCCGTTTCCGTGGTATTTTTATTTATTGACTGTTTTGTTATATCCTATTTCTGTGTATTCATATTATTATTCTGAATATGGTTTATGGATGTGGATGTGGGATAATAAATATCATTATCCGGATAATCACCAATTTTCATATGTTGAAGATATTAATGAAAGACCATGTACTTTATTTTATACCGTTGCTCAATGCAAATAAATAACATTTTTTATGTATAAAATGTTATTTTAACGAGACTGCAATATATTTCTCATGTTGCTTGTAACCGTGGTTTTAGTTGTAGCAAATGTAGGCGCTGTTGTTACGGGAGCACTTATTGTTCTTGCAAAATTATAGTTAGGCGTTTGTACTGTTGCTGATAATACTGGTACCTGGGGAAAACCATTGGATTGTAAATAACCACATACATATTGATAAACTTGATTAATTGAAACCTTATGACGATAATTACGTAATGCGTTAATAAATGCATTAGTAAAAGCGCCCTGTGAAGTTGAGTCTGCTTTAATAAATGTATCCGCGCTAGTTTGTTCATCTTTACATCCACTAATTATGCAAATGTTAGGATTGGAAATGTTACCAACCTTATTGTTTTGTATTTTAGACCATGATATAGGACCACCATACTGAAACGACCATTCTAAATCGCACATGGTACCGCTATGGCAGGCGTCGAATAATAAAAGGGCCTTACATTTAATATTTTTAACAATAGCTAACAACTCTCTATCCGTAATAAATCCAGCAGTTTGATAATCACAGGGCACCAAAATATTATCTAATCCATTACTTGTGTATGCGTTTTTATTCGGTAATTGAGAACCATGGCCGCTATAATGAACCCATATTTCATCTAAACTTGTTGATTGATTTACAATATTCGTCAAATTTTTAATAATATTTGCTTTTGTCGGCATGGTGGCAGCATTATTTATGTCGTCTCTTAAAATTGTTATGCTATCATAATCGTAAGCATCAGTTAAAACATCTCGCACATTGATAACATCGTACACGCAACCTTTCAATGTGATTGAAGGGATGGCCAAATAATCTATTCCAATAAGTAACGCGCGCTTCATGTTTATATTTTATACGCAGATATTTATTTATTCAAAGTCGTAAAATCATAATAAAATAATAGATAATTGTATATAAATGGAGATTATACCGAAACATGAAATAATAAAGATATTTCGTTATGATTCTACTGGTAAAAAAAAAGAAGTATACGTGTTCCAAGGCTCTGAATCTGCTGTGTATGAGCCAAACGAACTATTTAGCGAAATAGAACTAGAGGAAATAGAAATTTATAAAATTAAGGTCATCTATTCGAAACAACAAATTCATAAAGACGATTCTATACGTATTTTAAAAAAGAAATTAGTCAATGAACTAGGACTTACCTATGATGAAATTTATCTATTTTCATATGTCCAAGAAAAAATAAACATATTGCGTCTGTATCAGGAAATTACCTCCAATGAAAAATACGATTTTACTCATGGCATGTTTTTGCAGGTTTTGAGGAACCTTGGGCTTCAATCCACAATTATAAATGAATTTAATCGAAAAGAGGTATATACATATGATGATTTGGTCGGCTTTGGTCTACATGAACGATTATTAGATGTTCCTGTTTCTGTTGGACAAAAATTTACGCGTACTATGAATTTTTTATTTTCAGCTTGTCCGTTTCATTTAACGCAGGACGCAACCAGTTTATACAAAATGAATCCGGAAAATCCACTTGTAGAATTTGAGAACCAACTTTTATTCTATTTTGGTAATTTTCATAGGAACACCATTTATTTATGTAGCGCGCCTGATCTTTTTGATTATGCTCTTGGTCATCATATTCAAGAGGAATTTATTAGTCAAACCTATTTTCCTTTATTGTTTAATAACGATATTACAAAAAAATCGGCGTTTATTGAGAACCGCGCTGAAATGTTAAAAGCAAATGCTGCTTTGGTACATACTAAAACTCTGAAATTGTATGATACGGTTGACATGTTTTATAATATTTTTTATACAAAAAAATTAGAGATTCCTTATGCAAGTCGAGGTATAACGTATTTTGACATAGTTATTCATCCCAACACTAAAACTATTATGCCTTTGGAGGCCATATTTAAAAACATTCATGCCACCGTCTCTTGTCCGTTTATTAAATACAATCCGGGTTCTCGAAAAGAAAACATTTATCGTTTATATTCTGTACAAACAAATAAGGTTGGTAAAAAGATTCCGTTTTTATCAAAGAATCTTATTATGAATCTATCGAAAAATACGGGTAAATCAAAACAGCTGTCTTTATTTAAACAATGTATTTATAATAGCGCCGCACATGATTTTTTTATTGATTTTGATTATAATGGTGATATTCATTTACGTTGCGAGTTAGGAAAAGCTATAAATAAAGACCAAGTTTTTGATTTCATTATTCAACATTTTAATCCCACCATACGTACAATGAACGAATTTTTAGATAAAACAGGATATACACTGGATGAATTTGTTTCCTTTGAATTACCCAATATTGAATTTGTGCATTTGAAATATAAAATGGTTTTAGAAAAGGTAAAGGATGTCAATATTAAAGACAGAATTGGTTGTCTAACTAGCATTTTTGATGTTATTGATGATGCCAGTCCAGAACAAACCGTTTTACGTTTCAAGCGCGTATCTAATTTCCAAAAAATGGACTCTATGAATGCTCTTATTAATGAAATATATAGCCAGACCAATAATGAGCGCGCCGTGGTGGAGCGCTTAATGCAAAATTATCAATTGACCGAAAACGACGCACTCGTGCATATTTCCAAATTTTTAAATGCTCATACGCGTATTCAAGGCGCCTTTGTAAATAAAGAATTTACAATTGCCGAGAACCCTGGGTTCGAAACCGTGGTTCGTATCTTACCCTTTGAAAAACAAATTGTGGTTGATATTGATAATATTAACGCAATCGAATATATTGATTCGCTGACTGTGTATATGGATAGTTTTATTCGTATGATTCAATATCCGGAATCGATTAAAGTAAGTGCAGCTAAAATAAAACAAATGTGTAGTCGTACAGACTATGGGGAAGATGTCGTTGTAAAAAACATGGTCGTACCAAACACAATGTCTTCGGTTCAACCATTAACCTTTGGTAAAAAATTATTGTTACCAAGCGAAGACGATTTTGTTGAAGAAGAGGATGAGGGGTTAATATTAGAAGAATATGGAGACGAAGATGAAGGTTTTATACCCGAAGAAACAGATTATGAACCAACTCTTGAAAACACGACTTACGATGAAAGTAGTGTTACTAAAAAGCCAGTTAATATAACAGAAATACCGATTGACCAGCACGAAGATGAAGACGAAGGACTTATTTTTGACGAAATGGAAGGAGGAGCTAAAACAATAGATGGCTCAATGTTAGATGGTAAGCCTTTTAAAAAAACGGAAATTTTCTTAAAGAAATTACAGAAATTAGAACCTAAAATATTTGGAGTAAAATCTGACGGAAATTTTGGTTCATATGCACAAATGTGTCTTAGTAATTATAATAAACAGCCGGTTATTTTAACTCAGGCAGAAAAAGACGAAATTGATAAAAATCACCCGGGCTCCTACGAGAATTCTATTAAATACGGTACGGACCCTAATAATCCTTATTATTATATTTGCCCCCGATTTTGGTGTTTATTAACAAATACTAGTATGACCGAAGAAGAAGTCCAGTCCGGTAAATGCGGTACTATCATACCAAAAAACGAAAAAATTATTCCAAAGGGTGCATACGTATATGAATTCACAGAAGATAAATATCATAAAAATAAAGAAGGGGAATATATTACACATCATCCCGGTTTCCGCGAAGCCGGCTCCAATAAAGACGGGCATTGCGTTCCTTGTTGCTATAGCAATTGGAACTCCGACATACGCAAAACCAGGCGTCAACAATGCGAAAATCCAGATGCACAAGTCGAACCCGAGGCACCAAATAAAGCGCAAAATGTTCTCTATATCGTGGGGTTTGATAAGTATTTGAAACAATATAGATTTGGATTTTTACCTCCTTCTGTCGAACGGTTTTTTAGCATAAATCATGCAAAAATAATTACTAAAAATAATCCGGCTCTTATTAAAAACGATATGCCGGTGTTATTGCGATATGGCGTAGAACAGTCTATTAAACAGTCTTTAGTTGGATGTTTGGCAGATATTTATGCATCCCAAAAGGGTATTGCGCTACCAACTATAGCAGAAATGCGAGATATTTTGGCGAAGTCTATCACTATAGATATGTTTTTAAAGTATAATAATGGTTCTCTACCTTCCGTATTTAAAACAAAGCTAGGGCGCACAAAACTGGGTGCCGACGTCATTGGTAAATATTCTAGTAGTGAGTTTTATAAATCGTTGGACACCTCCAATGAAGCACAATATGATTTTTTGGAAGATACAATAAGCGCATTTGAAAATTTTTTGACTTTTATAAGGGATGAAAATTCGACTATTGATCATACTTATTTATGGGACGTAGTAACCACAAAAAATCCCGCACTTTTTGATAGAGGATTCAATCTTGTTATTTTTACAATAGTCAATAATGACATTACCGATAAAGTAGAGATTTTGTGTCCTACGAATTCGTATTCCAAAAATCATTTTTCGTCTTTGAAAGACAGTATTTTATTATTAAAACATGATAGTTTCTATGAACCCATTTATCAGTACGAACTCAAAGAAAACAAAATCATTATTAAAAAGTCCTTCCATGAAGATAATATTATGAAAAATGTTAAAAAAACATTTGTCGCTATTAAAAACTCCATGAATGAATATTGTAGCGCCTTACCTAGTATGCCAAAAGTATACCATTTTAAAAAGAATATAACTGCCGAACAACTTGCTGATGTACTACAGAAAGCCAGTTATTCTATTGGTAGTCAAGTAATGAATTATCAAGGCAAAATAATAGGCCTAACAATTACTAAACCCACTGGAGAAAAAGGGGTTTTTGTGCCCTGTTTTCCTTCCGCGCAGCTTGATGGTTTTGCTATAGTGTCTATGGAATCAAATGTATGGAGTGATTATCGCGTAACACGAGACGAATTAACTCATTTATCGAAAAAACTTAAATTACCATGCGCGCCACTTTTTAAATTAATTGAAAATAATATGATAGTAGGCGTAATAGTTGATACGAATCAATTCGTTCAAGTCTTTCCTCCTGCTGAGAATGTTGAAAAAGATGGAATCGAAGAAATTCAAGGTACTAATCTTACTTTGGCGGATAAAGCCTTGGCCTCTAGACAAGAAAGCGACCCGGTTCGTACATCCATGATTCGAAATATTACTCTAGAAACTAAAATTTATAACACATTTAGGAGCACCATAAGAGCTCTTTTGAATCAATTCCGTAATCGTAATTATAAAGAACGTATCCAGAAGTTTATTAATAGTGATAGCATAACGTATTTGGAAAAAATAAAGAATGTGGAATTATTATTGAGAAAACTATGTAAGTCTAGTATTCAGTTCGTAGAAAGCGTCCCACAAGAATTATTAGATGAATATTTAGATATTAGCCAGGGCAAAGACCAAGGCCAGTCTGAACTTTGTCTTATTAATGAGGAAAAAGAATGTAAATTGATTGTTCCGAAAGTACATTTGGTAAGTACCGTAGATAACGAAAAACTTTATTTTGGTAGAATGGCTGATGAATTTATCCGTTATCAGCGCATACGTTCTTTTATGTTTGAGCCCAAAGTATACTTAAATATTAGTAGCACAAATTATAAAATATATGCCGATGAATTTATTATATTACAATCGCTATTAACAAACGAATATTTTGAGAACCTACTGCCTTATCCCGCAGGAAAATATATAACCTATGATTTTTCAGAGCCGGTCGATAGTCAAAGTTATTTGAACACGAACGTCTATGATATGAATAAAAAAACAGCTACTCTGGGCGCTATCGACGAAGAGAAAACTAAATGTATAAAAGAAACGCGCGATGTATATGGAAATTCAGAAAGTTATTGGAAACAGCTTTTTCCAAAGACTGCCAAGGAAATCGTACTACAAAAAGAACCAAATTGTAGTTTTTTCTTATTTGGTATTATTCTATATGAGAGAACATCAAAACATCATTCTATAGCGCAAATTAAAGAATTATTATGGGAGGCTTACGCTCTATTATGGGAAGATTATAGTATTAAACTTGAGGATATATTAATGAAACAGGGTAAGTTAGATTTTGTGCGTAAATTAAAGGGTGGTATAGTTGATATGGAAACCCTCGTTAAAAGTGAAGAATATTATTTGACCAATTTAGATATTTGGGTGCTAGCTGCAAAAATGAATTTGCCCATTGTATTATATTGCGAAAAGCCCTTCAAAAATATGTTGACCGATATAAAATGGCTCATTTTGGGTGGGTCTCCGGATGATGCCTATTATTTTGTACGCAGTCCTATTGTTATAGAGCGAAACACGGTTCCTATTTATCAAATGGTAAAACCGTCCCTTAGATTAAATGAAGTACGTGGGTTCTCGACTATGGTAGAAAGCGGAATTCGCGGGGAAGAGGAATATAAAAAGAGTCTGGTATCTTTTGATACTTTCTTGCGCGAATATAGTACCAGATAATTAAACGTATACAAAATAATATAAATGTTTAAATTTATATTAGTTATTTATAATGACCATAAACAGGATTGAGCAAATGAAAAAAATACAGTCTGATGCGCTTGAACTTTTTGGCCGTAAGAATGCCGATTACGGAGACGCGTTTGCAAAATATGGTGTTATTGGTGTTTTAATGCGTATAGAAGACAAAATACAGCGTTCATTATCTATAACAAAAAATGGCGTAAATTTAGTAAACGATGAAGGTATTAGAGATACACTGTTGGATTTACATAATTATGCAGCTATGGCTTTAATGCTTTTGGACGAATAATTATTGACTTAGTACGTCAACTGCAAAATCTACTAATCCTTGTAAATTTTCAACAGGAGCAATAGTATATCGGTTTGCGTCCTGGGCTAATAATGTATTTGCAAAAACTGGTTTATCACTTTTAATTATTTTGCCTAATTTCGTATAAACTTCTGTAGCCCAATCATCGCAGTACCAGTTTTTAATCTCCTTTGGATAAAAGTAGCCCAATAATTCAACGTGTTTTTTATGTAAGAATGGATGCGTAGCTATTCTTTCGTTACCTTCGTCTATTGCCCACCCAAGGCATATGTAACCATTGTTTTTAAAATAGTCAATAAATTTGTTGATGTGGTCTAGACTATAAACATTCAAATCATCGGCAAAAACAGATAAATATTCTGCACCATAATCATTTATGGCGACAGCAGCAAGTTGATTTACAATACACACATAGCTTTTATCAAAGTTATTGAAAAAGTGGAAATGGAAGTTTTTTGGTAGGCGTTCCTTTAATTCGTTAATGTGTTTCAAATAAAACTCGTCATCATCATCAATACCTATTATAAATTTATAATTTGATATGTCTAATTTTTGCAGTGATGAATATAATGTTTTCAACAATGAACACGAATCTGCATCCGCAAAATTCATATTTCTTGAACTAGACGGTATAATAAATACAACGTTTGACTCATTTGACATAGTCTCAGTAGTTTTATTATAACAACAATATCCTATAACGATTATTATAAAAACTATTATAATATATGCCAAAACATTACGGTAGTTTAATGATAAAAAACCCGTTTTCATAAATATAATATATGCTTATAATTTATATTTATGATTATTAAAAAAGAAAAAAAGGGTTCGGTAACAGTCTATCATGTAGGAAAAGATTTTGATGACGCGGCCATGGAAAAAAGAATGAATACTTTTCTTAAACGTGAGCAAATTCCTCTAATTATAAAAGACGATACCGACGTTTATACTGAAGATGGTAGGTTATTATTGACATTTAGAAAGAACGCCATCAAAAATAAAGAGCATATTGACCAATTCTATGATAACATTATTAAATTTGCTAAAAATGTAAGTAGTAATCGTGGTAATGCCTCTGGTGCCAAAAAAATTGGCTTAGGTACAAACCCTAAAGTCATGAGCAATATTTTTGGTTATTTTGATAAATGGTCCGCCTCGCAAAAAATCATATTTCGTAAATTAAACAAAACTCCCAAGATTAGCGTTCGGGAATGCCGGTTTAATATGGACTATCCCGAAGAGTATAAGAAAACTATTCCTATGATTCAAGATATTGACGATCAGTATGCCAAATTAACACCTGAACACTACCGTCTCCAACGGCGCAAAGCAAACCAAACTCATTTTAAAATTCCTAATACCTCCTTTACTACTGTTACTACCAATGTAAATTATCAAACGACTGTTCATACAGATAAGGGCGACGATATTGAGGGGTTTGGTAATTTAGCTGTTATTGAGCGCGGGCATTATGAAGGCGGAGAAACTTGCTTCCCTCAATACGGTATTGGTGTTGATGTGCGCACTGGTGATATTTTATTTATGGATGTTCATCAACCCCATGCCAATTTACCTATTAAAAAAGAGAACGATGAAACGATACGACTCTCGATTGTTTGTTATTTACGAGAACGCGTTTGGCGAAATTCTATGGGTAGAACTAAAAAATATTTTGAGCGGTATAATCGTACGTTGAAGAAGATGTTTAATAGGTAATGGAATTTAGTAAAAATTTTATGCGTACATATATATATTATGCCAGTAATTGCCACATCAAAAGTTTACGAAGGCGAAAGATGGCGATTTTCAATAAATGAGTTAAAGGTAGGAGAAGAGTACTTTGCGTCTACGCAAAGATCTGTTGTTCAATTAATACCAAATGATACTATAGTAACAGTTAAAGAAAAATTCCCTTATTATTCAAGTGAAGATGCGGTCCTTGTATCCTATCAAGACAATGATGGTAAATTTAAAAAGATACGTTTACAGTTATATGACTGGGATTTTACTAGAAAAATTACCGGATCCACAAACTCCGGCGGACGAAAAACAAAGAAGAGTAATAAAAGGAAAAATAAATCAAAAAGAAAGAGAGCAACCAAGCATCGCCGAAATAAAAAATAATATAATCACATAGTATATACATAAATATACTATGTCATCCGATTACGTCGTTGCTATTCCATCTTATAAACGCACCAATGAATTAATAAATAAATCTTTGAAAACTCTTAAGGCCGGTGGTGTAGCGGCTTCCAAAATTCATATATTTGTCGCAAATAATGAAGAACGGGATTTATACGAAAAGGCTGTTCCCAAAGAACTTTACGGAAAAATCGTTGTCGGTGTCAAAGGTATAACTGCACAGCGTAAATTTATCGTCAAATATTTCCCCCAAAACCAATACGTAATATCGATAGATGATGATGTAGAGCAGATTGAAAAAATGGACGGGCCTACGCGGCTACTAAAAATCAAAAACGTAGATAAGTTTTTTAGGGATGGTTACGATAACTTAAAAAAACATGGGCTTTATATTTGGGGTATTTACCCCGTGCGTAACCCCTTTTTTATGAAACCCAAACTAACTACTGACCTTAAATTTATTATTGGTGTTTTACGAGGATTTATTAATCGTCATGATAAAGACCTGGAGCCATCCGAGGGTGCGGAAACGAAAGAAGATTATGAACAGTCGATTCTATATTTTAAAAAAGATGGCGGCGTTTTACGTTATAATAACGTTACGACAAAGACGAAATTTAATGCACCGGGAGGTCTTGGAACAGACCGCCATGAACGAAACAAGTCGGCAGCTGAGTATTTAAAAAAAACGTACCCTGATCTAATTACTATTTTTTATCGTAAAAATGGTATGACCGAAGTCAGATTGGCTAGGGCAAAAAGCGCGGCTACATTAAAAAACTTGTCAGTATCAAAACCTAAAAACAAAACGCAAAAAAAGAAATAAACATTATATCTTTCAATAATATAATGTTTTTTAATTTAGTGAATACTATAGTACAATGTTTATACTCATTTTTTATGGCAGATTATGAAAATTTCAAATTTAAAATAGATGATGACGATGAAAAAAGGTCAATGCGTAATGATAGTTATCATATTAATGTCCGCGATAGTTTTGAATATGCTCTAACTAGCGATTAGCCTCTGTTTTGTTGCTGAATATAATAAAATACCAATGAGATTAAATATTATATCATCATACCTCGGGTGGCTAATTGATGAGTATACATATTTTGCATCGTTTCTTACATTTTGGTTGATACGTTTGTTATAACGCATAAACACAATCTGTTCCACAAAAAACCAAATTATGCCTATCGCAAAGACTAATAAATATTCTGTCAACGATTTTACTTTAAAAAACACGCAAACCAAATAATTAAATATAATATGCAGAATATTCCAACCACAGAAGTTTAACGAAAACAATCTTTGATTTAATATGTCGTTTTTTTCCGATTTATAACTTTGTTTGAAAACAGACACGTATATATAAACAAACAGGAATGATGCAAAAATAAAAAACATTCTCATCATGTTACTAAATTATGCAAATATAATTTTTTATCCACAATTGTGTTTTAATTAAAGACCTATATCATAATCGTCGTCGCAACCCCCTACATCTGTATGCTTTATAGCACTCAAATTATTTTGAATGAGCACATTGTTTTTTGCGCAAACGTCTGTCCTGTCTTCCATTCCGCCGAACTCTTTCTCGATTTCACTATTTGCGTCTTTCATATCTACTTCCGCATCTTCCTGATTCTCCATTTCCTTCATATCAAGGACAAGATTGAATGAGCCGGTTCCGAAATAACCATGTTGTCCCATCATTACACTAGCGCTAACTCCGCGCATATGGTCAAACTCGGCGTGTCTGGATGCCTTCAAAAGTACCTCTGTGTGAACCTCAAATGTCGATTTCGAAATAGGCCCGATATCGTCATTTAAAATACCTGATCTGAAAATAGACACCATTCCTTTGGTAGAAGTCATGCGGTCGCAAAGCAGACTTAGATGATGATAATTAATATACACGTCACTAAATTCCATCACTTCAACGAATTCATTATAAATGACTTGTCTCGCTGCCTCAATACCAAGAATATTAAATATTTCATTAATATCATTACTGAAAGTACGAGACCCGTCGATGAAATCTAATGCCAGCACCTCGAGAAGATTTGAACCCGTAGTATCCAAAATCCATGTATCCTTCTTAATAAATTTGCCATCCTCCTTTTGAATAAGACGGTCATCTACTTTCTTATCCATAATAAGCTGGTTTTGTAACTTTCTGGGAATCACATTCCTGATACCATTGATACCACGCAGCACAATATTATTCATAATTGTATCCTGGAAATTGCGCAACAGATAAATCTCATCGGATTGATCGAGAGTCTCTGCTACGCCTTTTTGCTTTTTCTTATTGAGCGCATTGCTATTCAAACGGAGACGGAATACCAAATTCGATGAATTATAATCCGAATATGTGCATGTAATGTCATTACTGTAGCTATTTGTAATCGTAAAATGAATATCATCCATCGTAATATTCTTATCCAATAGTGTCTCTGGGTCCATCTCGATGCGAATAATCCACTTCGACTTTTGTTGGCCATCAACCGCTGTATTTTCGGCGCATTGCTTCATCATTTCTTCGAACTCGTAAAATTGCTCCATTAAGAGTTGGTCTTCAGGCACGTTCGTTGCCTTATCATTCGGGTCAAAACAAATTTGTACTGACTTGACGACGTCTACCAACTTCGTATGCTCTAACATATTTGCATATTGAGTCGCCTTGTCTTGTTCCCCTTCGTCAAGTGGCTTTAGGTGTACAGTTAGCGAAGGGTTCTTAGGATTCTTCGTCAATCGCAGAATCTCCTCAATACGAGGGACACCACGAGTAACATTGGATTTTGATGCTACACCAGCTAAATGGAAAGTGTTCAACGTGAGTTGCGTTGTCGGTTCGCCAATCGACTGACCAGCAATAACACCAACCATCTCTCCAGGATGAACAATCGCCTGTTTGTATTTCAGGACAACATTTTCAAGCAAAAGCGTCAGACCCTTTTTGTGAAAACGTTTATTGACAAGGAGGTCTTTTGGAGTCAAATAGTAATAATACAGAATTTCGAATAGTTCGGTCGGTGGTGCATAATGAATAGCACGTAATTTATTCATATATTCTTCAATGAGTTCAAATGCCTCCAGAGGAGTAATGTCAACGATTGAACTGGCGTTGAGATTTAATTGACCCTGTGCGTTTGCAATCATGTTTTGGAACGCAACTGGTACCTTTACTGTATTATCATTCTTGTTCTTGAAAATGTTGAACACAATTTCGTCACGACCCGTAATCATCTTTTGAATATAAGACATACACTTTTCCTTGGTGGCTGGCCGCTGTTTTTTCAAGCGCGTAATTGTCCCCTTCGCGTAAATATCTAATAAATCATTGTGTTGGTCATTGATTCCCACAATATCATAGTGCATGTAAATATCCTCTGTGCTCATTCCTACTAGAGGTACCGTTTGATTTTCCGCCTTTGTAGAATCAAACCCGTCATCTCCATAAGCGAATTGGATTATTTTACCCTTATTGTTACGAACTGTCATATCATATTCCACCTTGAGGTCCTCCAAACCTTTAATAAGTCGTCTCTGGATATAACCAGTTTGACTCGTCTTAACTGCTGTGTCAATAAGACCAATACGACCACCCATAGCGTGGAAGAAAAGTTCGGGTGCGGTTAAACCCGAGATATAAGAGTTTTCGATGAAGCCACGTGCGCCTGGGCTATCATCGAATTTGTTGAAATGCGGAAGAGTGCGGCTATCGAAACCATAGGGAATTCGTTTTCCATCTACGTTAGTCTGGCCTAAACAAGAAATCATCTGACTAATATTAATGGGCGTACCCTTAGAACCTGAGTCCACAATCATAACAAAACGATTTGTTTTGCTAAGCGATTTACGTCCAATTTTGCCGGCTTGGTTCGTGGCATCGTTCAAAATATTATTTACATTGTTTTCAAATTCGGCCATATTTGTGGTCGCCGTATTGTTTTCGAAAATACCTAGATGTACCTTCTCAATAAGGGAATGCACCTTTTTCTTTTGCTCTGTGATAATATTAATAATACTCTCCTGGGTTTGTGCGTTAGAAATCAAATCACTAATTCCGACACTAAATGAACTAGATTTCATATATTCTGTGACGACGTTTTGGAGGTCATCAATGAAATTTGACGCAGCCATACATCCATAGTCGTTATATATGCGATGAATAATACCTTTTGTGGTCGACGCAAGAACCGACTTTTCAATTTGTCCACGAACGTACTCTCCATTATGGATTTCGAGCACATTATTTGATGACTCATAGTTTTCGTCTTCATCATAGAGCTTGGTCTTGTATTTTAATGTCAATGGCACAAGGATTTGACTGAGAACATCAAAATTCGTTATTTTGTCCTTTCTAAGTGCTGACACGTCGACTTTATTAAACATCATCAATAAATTCATAGCGTCTCTCGGGCTAAATGTGATTCCCGGCCTAGTAAAACGATACGATCCAAGAAGCGAGTCTTGATAAATACCAATGATAGGCGCGTTTGCACTTGGGCTAATCATCTGGTAGGGAATGGCGGCTAGATGGCGCAGCTCTGTCTCCGCCAAAATATTCTGTGGCATGTGCATATTCATTTCATCACCATCAAAATCAGCATTATATGGTTTTGTGTCACCAACATTCATGCGAAATGTATCGCCCTTGCTCATAATTTTTACGATGTGACACATCATAGACATCCTATGTAAACTAGGCTGACGATTGAAAAGAACCGCATCGCCATCCATCATATGTCGATGAACAACGTCGCCGTTTTCTAGTCGTATTGAGCCACGGTCTACATAACGCAGCGAAATGCTTTGTCCGTTTTTCTTTTCCAGAATCTTGGCACCAGGCCAAATCTCCGGACCATTCTGAATCAACTTCATTAGGAAGTCACGGTTTCTGTCATTGACGACCATTGGCTTGGTAATATTCATCGCAATTTTTCTAGGGACACCGAGCTGTCGAATCGACAAATTAGGGTCGCCAGTAATGACCGAACGAGCACTGAAGTCTACGCGTTTACCCATAAGATTACCACGAATTCGACCGTTTTTGCTATTAAGACGCCCCATAATACATTGAAGCGGACGACCTGAGCGCTGAGCCATTGGCACTGCGCCCTTGACTTTATTATTGACAATCATCGCAACGAAATATTGTAGAACCGTGGTCATTCCTTCAATAACGTTAGGAGATGCATTCGAATTTAACTTGTCCATCAAATCGCGATTGGTTTTGATAATGTTACTATAAATATGCGTCAAATCATCTTCGCTACGCTGCTGTGCATCATGCTTCACTGAAGGACGTACAGCAGGAGGAGGGACAGGTAAAACTTGGCAAACCATCCACTCGGGTCGGCACCACGTTGAACTGAACCCCATAAAGTTTATATCCTCATCCGAAATACGTTTGAAAATCTTAAGAACAATCTCAGGCGTAAGACGAATATTGATTTTCTTATTATCTGCCCCTTCTGCGTCGATATTTTCCCAAATTGCAAAAAGCGTTGCCATTCCCTCTAGTTTGACTTTGTCCGGCTGTTTACAACCACATCCGTCCTCTGTTTTGTCTCCACATCGCTTAACTTTGGCAGCAAGACTGCTGACATAATCCCATCGGTCTTCTGTGCTCATTTTATGAACATGCGGATGGTGGTTTTTATTTATCAGTAATTTGCTACATTTGAAGCAAACACATCTGGATATTTTCATTATTTCTTTGATATGCTGAATAAAGAACACTGGTCTTGCTAGCTCGATGTGTCCAAAATAACCAGGTGTGTCGATATACGTATATCCATCTGTGGGACAGATTATACCCGGCTCGAGAACTCCCATTCGAGGATCAAACAGACCACCAACAACTGGTTTATTATTAATATAAGTATCGCGTGACGTTACTTCGACAACTGAATTTTTACGTATCTCCTCCGGTGATAATATACTAAATTGCACACCAATAATCTTGGACGAAGGTTTGTGTTCATTTGTTTTGTTTTGGTGTAGCGACATTTCAACCTAATATATATATTAATGTAACTTTTTATATTCTTTGAGAATCAATTTTTTAACGTAAATAAATACTTTAAGTGCATAATTTTCACGAAGCTAAAAATTGATTTCGAAAAATTATTTATTGTTTGAAGCAACCATTTAAACGGCTCTTGCTGTTAATATCTAAATCATGCCGAAGAAGACTGCTACCTATAACACTCGCAACAACAAGAAGAACAAGCTTAAGAAGTCGAAGGACGACTCAGATAGCGACGAGGAGATTTTTGAGGACGAGGAGGATTATGAGACATGTAGTGAGACTAGTGATTCATCTTTTGTACCTGATAAGAAGAAGAAAAATAAAAAGGTACTTGTAGGAAACGACGAGGATGAAGACTCGGAAAATGATGATGATGAGGATGAATCAGAGGATGAATCTGCGTATCGCCTTAAATTTGAAGAGTTTCTTGGTCAAATGTTTCCGTCTAAGTATATGAAGCAAAAGGTTGCCGAAAAGAAAAAGGCCTCGGTCAAATCAAAACATGAGGCCAAGTCTAAGTCTAACTCTAAGTCTAAGTCTAAGTCTAACGCCAAGTCTAATTCTAAGTCTAAGTCTAAGTCTAAGTCTAAGTCTAAGTCTAAGTCTAAGTCTAAGTTTAAGTCGACAGAATCTACTGAAGAAGAGGATGATGATTCTGATGATGACGATGATGATGATGACGATGATGACGATGATGACGATGATGATGATGACGATGAGGAGGAGGAAGAGGAAGAGGAAGAGGAAGAGGAGGAAGAGGAGGAGGATGAAAACGGTAAGGTTATGGATATTGTATTCTTCGGAGGTTCTGGCGATCAGTATGTTTATCCCGACGACTACAATGAAGAGGACGATAATGCTGACTGTGACAGCGAGGACGAAAAGGCATTTATGAAGGAGAATTATGAAGCTATCGCTATGCCGGTAAAGGATAGTAAGAAGAAGAAGGATAAGAAGAAGGACAAGAAAGGAAGTTCTCATCCCGAAGAAATCGGAGAAATTACTGACGTTGAGCAGGAATATCTTGATTTGACTGAGACAAAGAGAACTCTTACGGTCCAGCTTAATAAGCGCCCAAACAGTAAGATTCTTATTAACGCTATCCAGGATTGTGACAAGTCCATCAAGAAGCTCGTTAAAAAGGCTCGTATTCGTAATGCGCGTGCTTATCATAAGCTCATCCACGACGACACACAAGAGACGAACGAAATCGATTATTTCAAGAAGAAGCTCTCAAATAAGGAGCAGCTTCGTATCATGAATGATTTGAAGGAAATTAATTCTCATGTAAATATTGACCGTCCTTATCGCCTGGCTCTTCTCCAGTCTAAAATTCCTCCTAAGTTCAAGGCGTATGCTCTCCAAAAGCTAAACGCACTGAAGCATTTGGAGCCAGGAGACAACGAGTATTATAAAATCAAGAATTGGGTGGATACGTTTATGCGAATCCCCTTTTGCAATTACAAGAGTCTTTCCATTACTATGGACGATGGTATTGAACGGTGTCACGATTTCATGAACAATGCCATGACCATTCTTGATGATTGTGTTTATGGACTCAATGACGCCAAGCTCCAGATTTTACAGATGGTTGGTCAGTGGATTTCTAATCCTTCCGCCATGGGAACAGCAATTGCTATCAAGGGACCTATGGGGACTGGTAAAACCACTCTTGTTAAGGAGGGAATTAGTAAGATTCTTGGTCGTGAGTTTGCGTTTATTGCTCTTGGCGGAGCAGGAGACAGTAGTTTCTTGGAGGGTCACTCCTATACTTACGAGGGAAGTAGTTGGGGTAAGATTGTTCAGATTTTGATTGATAGTAAGTGTATGAATCCTGTGATTTACTTTGATGAGCTGGATAAGATTAGTGACACTCCCAGAGGAGAAGAAATTGTAGGTATTTTGACACATCTCACTGATACATCACAGAACAGCCAATTCCACGACAAGTACTTCTCAGATATTGATTTCGACCTCAGTAAGTGTCTGTTTATCTTTAGTTATAATGACGAGTCCAAGGTCAATGCTATTCTCAAGGATCGTATGTATCGTATTCAAACCAAGGGTTACGACGCAAAGGAAAAGATTAAGATTGCGCGCGACTATTTGTTACCAAAGATTCGAGAGCAAGTGAATTTTAGCGAGTCGGACGTTATTATTCCTGATGATACGATTCAATATATTGTTTCTAATGAACATCTTACGAAGGGAGAGGCTGGTGTTCGTAATTTGAAGCGCTGTCTTGAGATTGTGTATACGAAGTTGAACTTGTTCCGCTTGATTAAGCCAGGTTCGACGAATATTTTCGCTAAGGAGATTAACCTGGATGTGTCGTTTCCCTTTACTGTAAGTCGAAAGGATGTAGATGTGTTTATTAAGAATGAAGAGAACCAGAATCAGTCTATGCTGGCGATGTATTGTTAAACGTGGTTTTAAAATATTAAAATAAATAATTACATAAAAATAATTTTTTATGTAATATAATGTGCGACACGCATTATGAAATTGATGATATTATTCGAATTAAAAGACAATTGGAGGATTTGTTGAAAGAAAACGACAATATCCATTTACAAAATGCCGTTTCAGAAATAAATAAATATTTGAAACTTGAATGCCTTCATAATAAGGTTCGAGACTATATTGATATTAATCCAGAGGCTAGTATTCCGATTGAATATTGTTCTATTTGTTTTACTACATTTTAATTATAAGCGGTTTGATTTCCACCGCGAGTTTTTAATTGGTTTAGTTGGTTATCATCTAAACATAAATATCCATTGGAATTAGAATAAGGACCTGGTTCGCATGACGCTGCACCTTCCGCTTGCGAATAAATATCAATACCCTTGTCACCCTTTGCATAATCACCAGATACGTCATTTAATGTTGCGAAACCTTCCCTGCCGCTGAAAGTTGTTCTAATAACTGGAGCACTAGCTGCTTGGTTCATTGTATTATATAACATTCCTGATTCAGGAATCGGCGTCCCCATATTATTAATACTATTGTCATCATAAAATGAAGAGCTATCTCCTTGGTTCATTGTATTATATAACATTCCTGAACCCGGAATGGGTGTCCCTACGTTATTAATATTGTTGCTGTCATAAACTTCAGGCTCAAGAGCACTATCCATGGCTTGATTGGGTCCATTCGTAACAAAATTTTTGTCACTATCGTTAACTTCGCCAACATTTAAAGGCGCTTGAATGTTTTCGTAACCTTCAGAATCATAGGGTTTAAAATAAGCGCAAGATTGGCATAGTGAAATAAAAACAACTACCACTAAAATTACAATTGGAATAACATATTGTGCATTGAATTTCATTTTTGTATAAATATTTAAGAGATATTATTTATGTTCTAAATTAACCAACCAATCCCTTCGTGTTAATTCTAAATATCAGATTTATCCATAGTCTCCACTATTCTATCTAAAAGCCCCTCCTTCTGGTTATTTTCGACAACTAAAGTATCGTTGTCCATTTTAGTGAATAACCACAATTTTCTAAAATATTCATTCGCGCTTTCTATAAAATTGGTATTTAAGTTAAATATGTTTTCGGACTCTGTCAAATCCATTCCACTGAAAAAAAACTTATAAACAAAAAATACTGATATTAATAACGTTAAAACAACAAAATAACTATTTTTTGCTACATAGCCGTACATATCAAACGAATTGTCGTCGAAACTGTCTAAAGAATCTTCCATTGTTTAATAAAGTACGGAATTATATTTTTTGCGCGCAATGAACATAAAAAATATATCTTTTATTTAGTATAATGAGTATCTCAGAAAGTATTCCTCTTAAATCTTTAATCGACGAGTCGGAATATGTTAATAATACAGACTCTATACGTAAATTGAAACATAGTACTAAAATTCGCGATGACGTTAGACGATTAGACATATTTAAGACACAAAATGCAGATTTATTTAAAGAAAGTCCTGAGCGTTTTTTAGAACTAGCCGTAGAAGAGGCACCGTTCTTATACAATAATTATATGGACCTTTTCCATAAAATGATTAAGGATGAATTAGATTTAACCATTATGACAAAGCTGTTAATTGTGCTTAAGATGATTGAAGATTCTGCCGTTGACCAATATAAAGGCTCTGTAATGGTGGGAAAGGTGCTAAAAGAATTATATATTGATAGCGCAATGAAGAGAGGCGATAATTTGGACAAACAGTATGAAGACGAAAAGCCAAAAATTATAGAAGGGCAATCTATTTCATGGAAACAATATAAAAATAATGGCCCTTAATAAATAAACATGACCTCTTTTGATTATGAAAGTTTTCTGAATAATATGAACGTTAATAATGGCAATAAGAAACAATTTGCTGTTTTAAAGCTTTTTGTTAATCCCGATAATAATGAACTCCGAGAGTTATACGAAAATCATGTAAATAAACATAACAATGAGGTCATTAAATCATCTCATCCTAATTCCGGATTCGATTTATTCATTGCTGACGACGTGACGTTTAATCAGGAATTGGATAGCAAATTTGTTGATTTAGAGATACATTGTGAAATGATAAATAGCGAGGGCATTAGTAGCGGATTTTATCTTTTTCCTCGGTCGAGTATTTCCAAGACACCGTTAATGTTGGCGAATCACACTGGGGTTATTGATAGTGGTTATCGTGGTAGAATGATAGGTGCATTTCGTTGGTTAAATTCGCAGGAATCTCATGAATCATCATATACAGTAGAGAAGCGCACTCGCTTGTTGCAAATTTGTCATCCTTCGTTGTGTCCTGTTATTGTGAAAATAGTAAATGATATAAATGATTTATCGAACAGCGAAAGGGGTTCTGGTGGGTTTGGTTCTACGGGTCGTTAAAATTATAAGTAAAATATTTCATCCGACACTATATATAATATGTCAAATGAAACTGGACTTTTGCAAGTCTATAAAGGCAGTTGTTATCAGAAAATTTATCAGAAAAAGTATCAGAAAATAATTGTATTAGATTTAGATGAAACCATAGGTTCGTTCGGTGATTTATATATTCTGTGGACTGCTCTAAACAAAATACGGGCCCTAGATAAAAACGAAACCCAAACGATTTTTGATATACTTATGGATATGTATCCTGAATTTCTAAGGTACGGAATATTAAATATTCTTGAATTTCTTTATTTTAAAAAGGCATCCGGTCAGTGCGATAAATTGTTTATTTATACCAATAATATTTGTACCCCTCCTTGGGTTTCACTTATCGTTTCGTATATTAATAAACGGTTAAAAACATCGAACTGCCTGTTTGATAAAATAATAAGCGCTTTCAAAATTAATAACAAAATAGTGGAATTTTTGAGAACCAGTAAAGATAAGAACTGTGGAGATTTAATACGTTGTACTTTATTACCAAAGACGACAGAAATATGTTTTATAGACGACACTTATCATCGTGATATGATAAACGAAAAGGTGTATTATATACAACCATTTCCTTATTTTCACGGCCTTTCGGTTGACGTTATTATAAAACGTTTTATGTTATCATCGTATGGTGTTGAATTTATGAAAAAGACAAACATGATGCATACTTTTGAAGAATATATTAGTGATTGGTTTTTTTTCCATCATAAAGGAAGAGATGACGTAGCGAGCACAAAAGATGTCGATGTTTTTGTAGCGCAAAAAATGATGTATCATATTAAAGATTTTTTTTATCTAACCAATCGTAAAAATCGTACTTGCAAAAAACGTGCATCGAATCATCGTAAAACTCATAAAAATCGGTTATCGGTTGATAGTTCATTGAACCAACTTTCTTAATTTTTCGAGTAAAGAGAACATTGGTGTTTTATTATCGCCTTTTACCAAAGATTTTTCTGTTTCCTGGTATATCTTCGATGGGTTTTGTCTATTCACGTACAAATGGATATTATAAACGGAAAATATTATTGCGAGAACAAATACGTCGTTGGTCCAATCAATCGATAGGCCTTTTCTATATAGTAAGTAAATCGGCAAAATCTTTAAAAAAAGTATCATGATGCTGTATTTTGCTATTAATATGACGTCGAATTTTATTTGAGAAACATAAATTATTTCATACACGTTAAACCAAAACGCTATCCATAGCGCCAATAGAGGATTTGCCGTTTTTTTAAGCCAGTTCGTGGTTGGCCCGACAAACGCGCCTATGTTATAATAGATTAAAAACCATGCCGCTATCCAATAAGAAAATAAGTAATCGAATCGTACATAGCCCATTTGTATTAACGTGATATTTGTTTTTTACACATTTGAACATTTAAAATGGAACTCCTGAAAGGCGTTCCACTAGATATTTATCGGTGTAAACTACTTTTGTAATTCCTCATACGCCATCAATAATAACTGCTCTTCATTGGATAATTTTTGAAACGATAGACATTCATCAAAACGGTATTGTATAAAACGATTCATGTTGTTTTTTGTGAGAACTTGTATTCCGTCTTTTAAAAATTTGATATCTACAACTATTCCTCCAGTAGTTAATTTATCTGAGTCTTTACGAATCCAACGCACATGTCTTCCTTTAAATAGTTCATTTATTTCGTCTATAAAACGGTAACCTATTAATTTATCACACAAGTCCTTGGTTTTTTCTTTTGTTAAAGACAGTTCGGAAATGTTCTCAAAAACGTCTTTTGTGATTTCATCCATAGTTTTGTTCTCTAAATAATCGTTCTTTTCATTTTCTACGGACTCTAATATGGCTTCAATATCTAATGTTGAAAATAAGGTCGGGTCTTTTTGTGCTGTTTCGAAAATTTCGTTTACGTTCATTGGTATATATAAATATTTATCTTTATGTATACGGCGTCTTTTGTTTTATAAAACATAAGTTTGTTTTACGTAATTTAAAAAATATTGAGTCAATGCCAAATTTCCTAATAAAAATACAGCTGTCCCGAAAATTACGCGACGGTCCCCTTCTGTCATTCTTGTTTTTCGCCAAGGATTAAATCTTATTAATAATACGAAACAAATATAGGTTTGTATAGCTATATTAAGATAATTGGTCATAGTTTCATCGAATATTATTATTTCAAAAAACCCCAAAATATGCGATACATGTAAAAAATGCGATATATTTAAAATCAGTAACGTATAAAAGTAAAAATTACCGTTTGATTTTTCTATAATCTTATCTATATATGTCAATGTTTTGTTCATTTATATTATCATTATAAAAAAATTAGAGTTATGGTTACTAAATTCATATGAATGAATGTATAGTAAATAACAAATACAAAATCTTGGATAAAATAGGTAACGGACAATTTGGAAATGTGTATAAAGCAATTCATCAAAAAACAAGTGCACAAGTAGCTATAAAATTTGAGAACCAAGATGGCGGAATTAAATTGCTACAACACGAAACAACTATTTTAAATTATTTGCGGAACGAAGGCGTAAAACAGATACCCACGGTTTTATGGTATGGATTATATGGCGAAAACCTTTGTTTAGTTATGCCATTGTTTGAATGTTCTCTAATTCAGTATATTCAATCGAGAACGCTGACCCCAGAAAAAATATATAACATTATACGGAGTTGTTTATCTATACTCGAATCTGTTCATAAAAAAGGCGTTATTCATCGCGATATAAAACCGGAAAACATTATGATAAAAGACGGTGCCTTATTTATCATAGATTTTGGGTTCTCAACCTTTTATATTAATGATAAACGAGAACATATTCGAGACGAACGCAGTCATAACGATATAACAGGAACACCTAAATGGTATAGTTATTATTTACATAATGGTTTGAGCCCATCTCGTCGTGATGACATAATATCCCTATCGTATATATTTTTATTTATGATACTAGGAACTTTACCATGGTCCAATATTGCCGTTGGTAGCGCATCAGAAAAAAATGCACTTAGGAGAGAACTAAAATCTCTTGAAAATATTCTATCTTTGGTTGATGAAGTACCTCTTTGCGATTTTATAAAAAGCTGTTACGATATAGCGTTTGATGAGGCTCCTGATTATTACAAATTAAATGATATTTTGAAAAACAATATAAAAAAATAACATGAATACATGTACAGAGTAATACGATGAGTACTACCGAGCGTGCATTAGGTCAAGTAAAGTGGTTTAACAATAAGGCTGGTTACGGTTTTATTACTATGAATGATAGCGCCGATGAGAACGCAGGAAAGGATATTTTTGTGCATTATTCGTCGATTCGCGTTACAAATTCGCAGTATAAGTACCTAACTCAAGGAGAGTATGTCGAGTTTTCGCTCGAGAGGTCGACTTCGGAGAAGCACGAGCTTCAGGCGAATGATGTCTCGGGATTAAAGGGTGGTAAGCTCATGTGTGAGGTTCGTCGTACTGTTTTCCCCGAGGGAGACCGTCGTCCTGTCCGCTCCTACCGTCGGTTTGAAGAGGATGGGGAGCAACAGCAGCAAGGCGACGATGATTTTAAGAAGGTCCAGCGTAGGAAGCCCGCCGCTCGTAAGCCACGCACTGTTCCTGCTCCTTCGGTTTAAATTCTATAAAAACAAATAGTTTTATAGAATCAACAAGTCGATTTATCAATGACAACTTCTTTCGCAATATTACGTAATATTTTTTCCCGGTTCTTTTCGTCTTCTTCTGGTGTTTGGCCGCCTAATACTGCTAACATAATTTTAATAAAGTTCTCGTTTTGTTGTGTGTTATTGACCGTACATTCTGGATATTCTTTTTGCCAAGCAAGCATTTGTTGAAAGTTTTTATCAGCAACTACTTTTACAGCCTTTGTTAGACGTGATTTATCATCGTTTTCTTTTTCCCAAACATCTTGGTCTTTCACGTACATAGTTTCCCGTTTAACGTCAGTGCAATGTATGGGTCTCTTATGAACGTCCATTTCTTTTAAGCCATTGACAATGATTTTTGATATGCCTTCTACGTATCCTAGACGCCCAGTCTCTTCAAAGTCCGTAAGTTTCAATTGTAGTGAATTTACGAAATCCATTAAGTTGAGTGCATCTTTACATTTTTCATTTAAAAACACATTCAGATTAAAACTATTGTTGTTTGTGGTAATATTGTTTTGTATCATCGTGTTCTGACTTGCTAATTCATTAAATTTGTTGTTTTGTTCTATCAATAAAGTTTTAAATTCATTTGTTTGTTTTACTATTTCTAATAGTAAATTTGCGTTTATTGATTTATTGTTGTCCGATAAAACTGCTTTCATTAAATCATCAGCGGTTGTGCCAGTGCATTTTTTTTTATGATTACATAGACTCGACATATGCTTATATGTTTTACCGCATTTACATGAAAAATCACGGGTTTCAATATTGTTAGGACTTGGGACGAAACCATTCGGATTTGTTAGTAAATTATGTTTACGGGTGGAATTATGTTTGATAAAATCTTTTTTGTTATTCGTAAAATAGTCACACGTCTTACAAATATATTTTTTGGGGATTTCTGGGGATTTTTCCATTCGTATAATGACTAATGAGAAAATCCCTAAAGTCGATCGACGCAGTGGGACCCTCGTATTTTGCAAAATTATATTGTTTATTATATATTAACCGCGCATAATATTATAGTCTTATGATAACAACCATGAATTAAAATAAATGTCCAACTATCATGGAAGCAGCGGGGATTTTTTGAATTAGGCAAAATTAGGATTTTATTTTATCGTAACAAAATCATTTTGTTTTTAAACTTGTGTATTACCAAACATGCAATGAATATGATTGAAATAACAAAAATGGGATTTTTTGGGACAAAAATATTAGGATTTTGCCTAATAAATTTGTCCCAAAGTGCGATTTTTGCGTTTTTTCTTATGCAGTCATACTAAAAAAATAATTTTTGATTTTAAAGCTTTATCGAGACAATTCGTTTTTCCGTAAAACTTTATTTCGTATATTTTCATTTTGGACATTTATAAATGTCCATTTTCCAAAAGTTGGCCTATTTCTTTTTGGGGAATTGACTGCATAAAATTATTGGTGTTTTTAAGATAAAAAACGTTATCATTAATCGTAAGATACATAAAACGGTCTGTTGACTGCATAATTGGGGATTTTTTGTTAGGATTCTATTAGTATTTATTCTTTCAGTAATAAATGTTTGTTTAATAAAATAATAAATGAATGCATAATAAGTAAGATAATTATTTACAATTATTTTAGGGGATTTCTTTGGGATAAAAAATTAGTATTTAGCCGAACGGGTTTGTCCCAATATTTGGAGAACTTCATAAACCAATAAAAATTGAATCCTTTTTGAATTCTTATTAGAATGCAAAAAGTAGCCATGACGGCAAATTCTAATTACGACGAGGTCCACGTTGTTTCCGATTCCGAGGAGGATGAGGAGGAGCAGGAGCAGGGTTGGACGGGTCCATACCATCCTAGCTTTCCGAACCAGTGGGTCCTTAGTCACGAACCAGGCACTGGTCCAGAGCAATGTAATAATTGTGCAGATTACGGTTCCTACCAAGGGGAGTTCATCGGATACTGTGCTAATTGTGCTGCCTACGTATACGAAGGACGGCGCGGCAGAGGATTCATGGGCGACGGCATTGAACTAGTCGATGAGCAAACCAGACAGTGGATAAGCGTTTACGACACCTATTTGTCGCACGTAGAATTTGCTCGATTCAGTAACGAATTGCCTCCAGTGGTTGAGGAGGAAGACTCATACGATGAGGAGTCTGATGACACGAGCATTCCCGACCTAGAATTGGTGGGCCAAAACACCGTTTTTGAGGCGCATTTTGAGGGTGGCTACTTTGATTTCTAAAGTAAAAAGACAAAAAAAATAAAAAGGTTGTATATATTGTTTTTTTATCACACAATATATAAATGAAACTATTGAGGCTCAATGAATTTTTAAATATTTTTCATAGAGAACCAGATACATTACCCAATTTTTTACGTAAAGCGACTGTTAGAACGTCGGCTGGTTTAGTTCCTTTAAAGGAATATATGGCACGAAGACAAATCGATAAAGAAAAAATCAAGACTCTTTTTGAGAACATTAAGAATCGAAATGAATATTTAACGCGATTTTACAATTTGTCATTACGTATCGATCCTGAATTTTTAACCATTCAAACGCCTCCTATGAAAAATAAACATATGAATAACAACGAATCGATTAATTATAAAGTTTTGATACGTAATATGCATTATAAAGGGATATTACAAGATACCAAATCAGGAATTGAAGGTGTTCCAACGTATATCGATGTTCTCAAAGATTTGTATTTACATTCCATAATTGATTATAAATTATTGACACCAAGCGCATCTGATTATATAGCAAAGGGCCGTATTGGTTCGGTGTTCTCGTCCTTTTATTTTCGCGCATCAATCATGAACCCATATCTGGTATATTCGTTGAATCATTCGGTTCTCAAAGGCACTAAAATTTTTACACCAACGCTAGGATGGACATCTTATTGTTTTGGTTTTTTACAATGTCCCTATGTTACTGAATATGTAGGAACAGATGTAATCAAGGACGTATGCACCAAGACACAGGAATACGCAAATATGTATAAAGATAAAAAGACAACTATATTCTGTGAACCATCTGAGAACTTAGCCAAATCGGCTCAATTCAGAAAGAAATATCGAGAACATTTTGATGTAGTGTTTTTTAGCCCTCCGTATTATCGTTTAGAACTGTATAAAGGTGCAGAACAAAGCACTAATAAATATACGTCTTATGAAGAATGGTTAGAAGGATACTGGGAGAAAACCATAGAACTTTGTCATCATGTTCTTGAGCCGGGTGGTCGTATGTGTTATATTTTGTCGGGTTACGGTTCTGATAATACGAAGGAACAATACGATTTGTTAGGAGACATGAATCGCATAACAAAGAAATATTTCAAATTACAAAGTTCTCAACCAATGCATAATAAAGATGTACATTCCACGAATCATAAAGAGACTGCGGAAAAAATAATGGTGTTTGTTAAATAAAATATATATTTTAATAATATATGAAAAATTTTTTAAGGAGGACGTTATTCATTTTTTTACTATTAGTTCTCATATTTAATATGTTTTATTTAATTAAAGACTGTTTTGCTTTATCACAAACGGTGGATGAAACCAAAAGAGACTTGAAAGATTACGAGAATATACCAATTAATGATAATATTATATATGAAAATGTTGAAAAATTAATAAATGAAATTAGCGATATTAAAACCGACAATAATGTAATAATCAATATAGTAAATAGTGATTCTGGTTTTGGTTCTCAGTTAACAATATTTTTACAAACATTATCTTTTTTAAAAGAAGTGAATCCCAATATAATATGTTTACCGCATTTCAGTAAAAACACAACGCTCTTTAAATATCATGATAGTAATTATAACAATTCTTTTTTCTTATACTATAAAAGAAAAATACATATAGAAAATTTAGAAAATTATAAGATTTATTTTGCAAACTCATCTCTTTTAAGCACACCTTTCATAACAGCATGCATACCAACAATGAGTGACGAAACGAACAAAAAATATATTACCAATTTTATTAATGATTATGAAGTAATAAAAAATCAATCTGTAATAGATAGTATTTCTAATTTAAAAAAGCCAATATTTGGCATACATTTGAGGAGCATTGCGCAAAAAATTGTGCATGACCCCGAATATTTATCTGTATCTTATTCAGATAGATTATTGAAAATTAAAGAAAAAATAAGCAATGATCACAAAGAATATTCTATTTTTATAATGTCGGATACTAATGACAATATAAACTTGGCAAAATCTATTTTTGATGATATTTATTATTTTGATAACGTTTTAAGAATTGATGGAGACAAAGACATAATAATGAGTTTAGATAATGACAAATCTGGTTATAAACTAGGAATGGATATTTTGAATGAGTGTTTTGCGATGAGTTTATGTAATAAAATATTTGTATCAAATAGTAATATCCATTTCATTATTTCAACAATGAATCCAGATATTGATATGGAAAATTATTAATCCCCTATACGAATACGCAGAAAAGTTAGGATTTTTAAAAGAAATATAAATCGAATAAGCATTTTAAGTTATAAAGTTTTCAACGCGTTTTTTCCATTAATCATAATAACAATACAGAAAAATAATGTTTGTTATTTTATATATGATTAATCATAAAATAAAAGTTTTAGATGAAGAGATGAAAATAGTAGAAAACAACATTAACATAAAACACCAAATACATAGTCGTGTTGATTATAAAAATTCGGCTTGTGTAAAGCCTTGGGGACATGAGTTTTTGATATACGAAAGTGATAAAATAGGGGTTTGGTTTTTGAAAATTAAAAAGGGCCAATCTACTTCTTTGCATACACATTTTAATAAAGATACGATTATCATATGTTTAAACGGAATAGCTAAAATAAATTTACTCAATTCTAGTATTATTTTAAATCCTATGTCCAGTATTCATTTGCCTCAATACAATTTTCATGGATTATCTTCTTTTTCGGAAGAAACCTATTTATTGGAAATAGAAATTTTTAATGATAGTGCAAAATTTAGTGACAAGAACGATTTATTGAGAATAAATGACCAATATAAAAGAAATTCAACAGGATACGAGTCGTCTGTTAATAAAACTACAGAGGACTTGGACAAATTGGATTACTTTTTTTTAACTACTGATTTTGATAAACAAATAAAAGGAGTAAATTTAAAAGTAACTGAAATAAACAACAAGAATAAGAAGGACCCTGTCGGCTCAATGTTTAATAACAATAATTATAATATTCTTTTGAGAGGTGTCGTAAACCAAAACATGAAATATTTAAAAGAAGGTTCGTTTATTGATAACTTTGACGGCATTCAGTTTCCCGAAGAAAGCATTTTGGTATTGTCACTTCATAACAGTGATTACGCAGAAGACTCTAAAATAATTTATGATAAGGAACAGTTAAAACTGGTAGTTGATAAATTAAACAAAAATAACGAAAAAATTATATTATCTTCCGGTTGTTTTGATATTATTCATGTTGGTCATATAAATACTTTAAGAGAATCAAAAAAATTAGGTGACAAATTAATGGTATGTTTAAGTAGCGATGAACAAATAAAGTTATTAAAGGGCGCAAATAGACCAATAAACAATTATAAAGATAGAATTGATTTATTTAAAACAATCTCTTACGTAGATTATGTTATTTTATACAACGAAGAAAACATCGCAAAAGAAGAAACGCTTGGTGATATAATGAAAATTGTAAATCCGTTTTACTGGACTAAGGGTAATGATTATATTGAAGAAAAAATCATAGAAAAGCACCCTTATTTAACAAATATTAAATTATTCAAAAATGTCGACGGAAAAAGCACGACAAATATTGTAAATAAAATTAGATCTGATGATGAGTAACGTTATTCGTGTAATTTCATTATAATTAAGTATTTGTTTAAAGTATAATGAAATATTTAGTAACTGGCATTTCAGGGTTTTTAGGACCGCATTTGGCAAAACAGTTAATTGAGAACGGACATGAAGTATGCGGTTTGATTCGGTCAAACAGAGGTTCCGAACAAGATATACGAGATATTTTAAGCGACGAAATATTTAGTAAAATCGTATTTTTGTATGGCGATTTGATTAACTATAGAAGTATAAATTTAATAATGAAGGAAAACAATTTTGATGGAGTATTTCATTTAGCTGCTCAAACCCACCCACCTACTAGTTTTACGGATCCTATAGGCACTTGGGAAGCAAACGTTATGGGTTCTATTAATTTAATTACTGCATTAAATGACAATCAACCCGGGTGTAGGTTTATTTTTTGTTCGACAGTGGAGGTTTATGGTAACGAGGGAATAGATGGTAGAAAAATAAAAGAAGACAATGTTATTTTACCTGCAAATCCTTATGGCGCCTCTAAGGCAGCCATAGATCTTTATATAGCAGAAAGAATGAAAAATAAACAGATGAACGCGACCGTTATACGCCCGTTTTGTTTTACAGGGCCACGCAGGGGTGCTAAATTTTCTATTGCTTCTGACGCGGTACAAATTGCTAGAATGGTTTTAGGAAAGCAAGATAAAACGTTACGTATAGGAAACTTAGATACAATTCGTGCTGTTACTGATGTTAGGGACATTGCCAATGCGTTTTATTTAGCGATGACAAATGATGTAGCTATTGGAAAAACATATAATGTATGTGGGGGAGACCCTTTGCAAATGAGAAATTATACGAATATGCTATTAGAATTTAGTGGACTGACTGACGTAAAAATGCAAATAGATGAAAAATTATGGAGACCCATTGATATTCAATTTCAAGACGGAGACGCATCGTTAGTAAAAGAAGAATTAGGATGGGAACCAAAATATGATATTAAAACAACTATTAAAGACTTACTAGAATTCTGGATAAATAAAATTAGAGATTAGTATAAAACATATTAATGAATTTGTATTCATTAATATATAATGACTGTTTTAATATGTGGGTCGTCGGGTCTGTTGGGTAGAGATTTGTGTAAAGCATTAATGGTAAACAATGTATCTTTTATAGGAACATATAACAAAAATTATGTAGAAAACGCTATTCAAATAAATTTTCTTGATACAGAAGATATTCGTACTAAGTTGATAGGAAATAATATAAAAATATGCGTAAATTGCATTGTTGAAAGGCAATTAGAAATATGTGAAAACAATTGGCAGGATATTAAATCATCAAACATAGATATAACTAATAATATTGCAAAAAATTGCTCTGAATTAAATATTCATTTAATACATTTATCTACTGATTATGTTTTTGATGGACAAACCGCACCTTATTATCCCAGCGACGAAACAAATCCATTACAAAATTATGGAATTTCGAAATTAATATCAGAAAAAAGAGTAATATCAAAATGCAAAGAATATACAATTATAAGAGTACCTGTTTTATATACTGATAATATTAATAATTTTGAAGAAAATGCAGTAACGCTTATTGGAAAAAAAGTATTAAATCGTATCGAAACATCAAAGGAAGACAATTATTCAATTCGTCGCCCTAATTACATACCTGATTTTTGCCAATTTTTATTGGATATGATAAAAGAACCAAAACTAGGCATTTTTCATTATTGTAATCCTCACGATAGAATAACGAAATATGAAATGTCGACTATTATTTCTAATTGTCTACATAAAACAAATCATATTCTACCAATTAATGAAGAACCAAGAGATGGCGCTGAACGACCAAAGGATACTTTTTTAAAGGACACAAAATACAACATTTATGATTACTCGTTTACTCCAATCTATCTGGGATTAGAAAAATGTTTCAGAAAATTATCACATCCCCAACTTAATGTAAACACCAACGAAAACACATCAAATGTGTTTTTTATGATTGATTTGGATGGAACGTTAATTGATACTGATATCCTTCATTATAAAGGTTATAACGCAGCTTTAAAAGAATATAACGTTGAATTAATTTACCAAGAGTACCTTAAAATAATAAACAATAAAGGGATAGATAATTACCTTACTTCTAACTTTCCTAATGAAAAAGATAAAATAAAGGCTTCAAAAAATAAATATATTCAGGGTGTCGATAATATATCGTTTATGAAAAACGCAGATTCATTAATTAAATATATTGATGCGTTTAATATTAATCATGTTGTTGTTACCAATACATCTTTAGAAAACGTGAACTATTTTAAATGTAAACAACCGTTATTGTGTAAATTAAAAAATTGGGTTACAAGAGAAGATTATTGTTTACCCAAACCGGATAGCGAATGTTATATTACAGCAAAAAATAGATTTTATAATAATGAAAAAAGTATTATAGGAATTGAAAATTCAATAGTTGGTTACAATTCTTTAAAACACGTAACTGACTGCATTTATATTATAACGGATAAGGACGATTATCAATATAACTATTTTAAAAAGGCGGACGTTTATTTGATTAACGACTTTAATGGCGTGTTTAATTAACTTTTTAATGTTTCTTAATTATATATTACGATGTCTCAGCATTATGAAGTTTTAAATAGAATAGGGTATGGTTCGGTGTTTAACGAAATTAGTATTGATTATTCAAACAATTTAATTAAAAAGGTATGCGTAAACGAATACGGAAAAAATAAAATAGAACACGAAAAACGGTTTTATAAATACATTATTGACAATAAAATTGTGTTTAAAACACCAAAAATTTACTCATTTTTAGAAAACGGTTATATAATGCAGTATTTGAACAATTATGAACCATTGTATAAAAATTTTTGCCTTATGGATAGAACAATTCAAAAAGAATTAATTATGAATATAGAACATAGTCTTTCTGAACTACATGCTACTGAAAAAAAATACGTATCTAAAGCTGAATATATTTTAAATTTAAATACAGAAATATATGAAAAAATAAAAAGTAGACATGACCTAATAAAAACAAATGTTGCAAAATACGATTTTATTACAAAGGTAAATGGAATAACTATATTATCGTTTGATGAAATACTTAATTCTCTTAATGAGCTTATTTATAAATGCATAGATGAAAAACCAGAAAACGACTTTTTTTTGTCTCCCATACATGGCGATTGCCAATTTAATAACATTCTTTATAATTTTGACACAAAGGATTATGTTTTTATAGACCCAAGAGGTTATTACGGAAAAAACAATATTTACGGAATTCCAGAATACGATTATTCGAAAGTATTATTTGCTTTAAGTGGCTATGACGAGTTTGACAATAGAGACATTATTGATTTGGAAATAAAAGACGATGATATTAAAATTGATATACGGACTCTTGATAAAGATGTATTTATACGAACAGACTTAGCTGCGTTATTGATGTATACAATATGGCTAGGCAATGCGGAATGTTTTATGAAAAAAAATGAAAAAAAGGGAATATATAGTTATTTTTTGTCGTTATATCTAGGTACTAAAATTTTAAATAATTTATATTAATATAATATAACTCTAATGCAAACCATATATACAAAGAATGAATTACATTTGGGTGATAACGTATATTGCTTAATAATGTTTAGTAAAATAACTGATTATTTGGAAACCAATAATATAAAACTTAATCATTATTGTGATGCTCAACATATAAACCAAATAAAAGATTTTGTAACTAGTGAAAACATAAATATTTTACCATTGACTGAAATACCAGGTGATGTAAAGGTTTATAATATATGGGTGGGTTCAGCTGATTATGAAAATAATTGGTACAATTCATTAGAAAAATCAACTATTCCTGGTATGTATTCCGAACAATATTTTGATAAGTTTTTATGTCGTTTTTATAATAACGTTTTAAAAACCATGAACGTACCTGTTGTATTTGATGAATTTATATTTGATGACGATAGAACATTAAATGATTTGATTGTTAGGAGAAAAAACATAAACGAAAAATTTAATAATAAATATGAAAACATTGACGTATTAATAGTGAATGGTGCTCCTCAATCAGGACAGTATAATTACAATGAGAAATTATGGGATACAAATTTAATTTTACTTAGTAAAAAATATAACGTTGTCACTACAAAAAAAGTAGAGGGTATAATTTGCACGAGAGACGATGATTTATCAGCAAAAGATATTGCTGCTGTTTCCACGAACGCGAAAAAAATTATAGCCATAGACAGCGGAGTTTCATTAGGATTATTTAATAAACATACAATACAAAACGCCGAGATAATATATTATTTATGCGATGGTCTTCGTTGTACATGTTCGTTCCCGAATTTTGATTCAACAAAAAATATAGAAGAAATAACGAGTTTAATATTGAGCGACAAAAAAGAATCATTTACCAATTATCATTTGCATAATTATAGTTTAATATATCTCCTATTCTTAGTACTTTTTATTCTAATTGTCTGGATTAAGAGAGAATTTATATATAATGGTTTTGTTCGGTTTAAAAAATTTATGAAAAATTGAATTTTTTTATCAATTCACAAATTGATAAAAACAACAAAATGAGTATTAAAAAGCAGCTTGCGCTCAACATTAGTGTATTGCCTATGGAAATAATATATATAATCAAAGAGTTTGCCTTTATAGACCAAACTACCGTTTTTATTAAAAACAAAAAGCGAGAACTGAATCAACTGGTCAAAAATGCAGTGTATTCTAGAAAGAACACTTCTGTCTGGACAACAGAGACTTCAGAGACTTGGTTATTTGCCGTGTATTACGAGGATATTACATGTTTCAAATTGGAAAGCGGAAACTGCGCAGATTGTGGACAATATTTTATGAATAATAGTCCAAAACTAATGTGTCATTGCTAACTGGATAATTAGACGATCTGTGTTAAAAACGGGGCACTCCCTCTAAAACCGTAATATTTTCTGGAAGGTCCTCTTGATCAAATAGTCCATAAACATCTGAAGCCAAATAAACCGTAATAGGAAATTCACAATTTTTTATTGTGCATTGACCCGTCCATTGTTCTAATCTGATAACATGATTCAAGCCAATAATACGTCCTTTAATACCGCGATATTCAGGTAATGGTTTTGCGCGAGGATTGCCAGTGGGTTTTTTACAGCGCCATTCGCAGGAAAGTGCGTTTACGTGGTTCGGGAATCCTGTTACCAGAGCGTATATTTCCCATCCTCCTCCACGACCATGTGTAAAACGTGCTCCACCACTTATCTCTTCATTATGTTGTCGTAAACGCCGCCTGGGATCATTCGTTGATCCAATATATGTTAACCCTCTATATTGAGGCTGCGTATTTTTGAGGAAATAACAATACCACGGTCCGTTATCACATGGTCCGTTATTTAATGCCTGACTTTCTTCCATTATATATATTACAATCTTTTTTTAATTACAATTTTTGACAAATCATTCTATATGTAACGACTTTGTTGGCCGATAGGTTTTTACTGAAAAATCCAGAAATAGCGCTATTAATACGCAAATATAAACATTGAAAAACATGATTATTCCGTAATTAAATGTAGATTCGACCGGAGGATAATAATAGTAAGGACATACAATTACAGAAGCTGTTAATTGAAGTAATTGTAGCCCCGTGATGACTATTTTTATTTTCTTTATGTTGGGGATTTTATATAGTGATAACAAATAGTACGAATACATAATGGTATGAACTAATGAATTGATAATATTTGCAGTCCAAATTGCGTCTATTTTGTAAACATAACATAAGTGCCAGCAAATTACTGCGCCAATATGATGAAATTTTTGTAAAAACAGGGGCTCTTTCTTCTGTAATTTAACTAAAACAATGTCCGCAAATTCATAATATTTTGATAAATAAAAATAAAACGCAAGTTGGTCAAATTCTTCAATATTAAAATAATAAGATGCTTTGAAACCTATGCCGTGTTTATATAATATGCCGCACATTCTTATAAAAAACCAAAAACTAAACGCGCTTAGTCCTGCATTATGTATGGTTGATAATATTAATAGCCCGTTTTTATTAATGTTTATATGAGTAAATCTATCAATATATTTGTAATATAATCCTATAAGTGAAAACGGTATGACCAAATGATACATGGTTAGTAAATAACATTTGTTGTATTTATGTTATTTACATGATTATTATAGCGTGATGACCAACTGATGATGTTAGATGTAAGAGTGCATGAAATAATGTTGCTGTATATTTATCTTTATCGAAACAAAATTGGTTTGTGAGATATCCATAATAAAATATAAATATAACAAAAGAAAACGCCGATATTACAATGACCGCATACGAAATCCGTTTTTTTAGTGTACAAGTATGACATTTGTGCATAAATAGATATAATCCAGTTAATATTATTCCGGCTATGGGAATTTTATCTATTAAATTTGCTATTAAATTTTCAGGAAAGAAACCATGAATTATTATGCTCGTAACCGTCAATAAATAAAACCATGTAGAGTAAAAACGGTAACCACGTAGTCGAGCATGAATAAAATTAGATAAAAAAAAAAGACTGCTACAAACAAGCAAATCAGACATAACAATAAAGCATAATAGTTTTTATTTTATTTTTAATTTTATTTATTATAAGTGCTCCCCAGTAAATGTTCAATGTATAAAACAAAAGCGGGACAGAACATACAATTATGCTTAATATTGGACGATTTTCTATATAATAATCACCACTGATGATTTTAATAAAATAAGGATATATCAAAACAATTCTATAATAGAAAAACATTAATGAAAAAAGTATTTTAAATCCGTTTAGCTTAGGAAAACAATACTGTAAATTTAAATAGAAATTGGTGCAGCAAATATAAGTGGCGCACTTCACGACATCATGAAAAATTGTGGTTGGTCTATAAAAAAAACAAAACGCACCAGCACTGAAAGCGCTTATAAAATGATGTGCCACATATAATACAATTTGTTTTTCGGCACGCTTATAATGATTGTTTAATTCAATAAATATATTCGCGAATTCATATACGGCAATCGCAGCCAATATTGTTTTCCCATTTTCTTCAAACGTGCCCCTATAATAAAATGCTGTAGTAAAAATATTGAAACAAGTAAAAAACGAAATCGCAATATGATTGTTTTCTATAAATTCTAGATTCATTTATATGACCATAATTAACGTATGTAAATCTTTATATATTTCTCCCAGAACATTTTATGAAGATAATATATATGAAACTGTTATTTGTGTCTTTAATATTTGTAACCTTGTTATTTGTTATAGCGTTCTCGATGTTACAACATAAGGAAAGGTTTGAAAACGAAGAGGAAAAAAAATTTGAGGTAAATCTATCACTTTTGTGTCTTATCAAGAATGAGACGATGAATTTGAAAGTGTTCATTGAGCATTATATTAAACAAGGTGTTGACCGTTTTTATATAGTTGATAATGGTTCTGAAGATAACCCTTTAGAAATATTACAACCGTATATAGACAATGGGTATATTAGATATTTCTATATGCCCGAACGATATAATCAACCTGAAAAATATAGGCAAATTATTACGCAAGAAAAACTAAAAGAAACTACCGATTGGCTTATAATATGCGACGCAGATGAGTTTTTTTACGGAGTGCCGAAAAAATTATCAGATACTCTAAAAGAACATTTTGATCAAAATGATTTTGTTCAATGCAATTGGAGAATGTTCGGATCAAGTGGACTAAAAGAACACCCAGAAAGTATATTGAAATCCATTGTCCATCGACAAGAAAACCTTCATAAAGAAAAATATATTTTTAGACCCAGAAAGGTTAATAACGTTAACAATATTGCGGTTCATGAAATAAACGAATCGTTAAATGGAGTCGTAGAAAATGACAAAATAAGACTGAATCATTATGTCATACAATCATTAGAATATTATGAAAAGATTAAGATGAAAAGAGGTGACGTCGCACATCCCAGCGCAGACAATAAACATAATATGGACTTTTTTAATTCCACCGACGGAGGCGCCACTTTATTAGACGATACATTAGCGAATATGCAGTGATTATTTGTAGTTTTTAATACATTCTATAATCTCTTCGGGATAATTCATTTGTTGTAATATTTTTACCGCGCCCTGTATCTTGGAAATCCCGCGTTTCATCTTGTAAGTATATTGAATAGTGCCGTCATCGTCTTGTAAAACGTCCATCTTATAGTTTTGAATAGTCTCTGATTTCTTCAATCTCTTACAAATAGAAACATAATGCGTGGTCAACATAAAATTAACGTTCTCAAATTTACTCAAATAAACTAAGAATGCGTAGGCTGATTTGGTGGCTTCAAGCGGGTTTGTTCCTGAATATAATTCGTCAAATATACAGAAATGTCTTGTCAATGCCTTATCTGCCGACCCAATAATATCAATAATTTCTTTACAGCGACGAGATTCAGCTTGAAAAAGACTATCACGACCAGATGTATCCGGAATATTCAAATAAGAATGAATATGGGTATATGGTGTCAATGTACAATTTTCGTAAAACCCGCAGCCGACCTGTTGCGTAAATAATATATTAAGTGTCGTAGTTTTAATCATAGTGGTTTTTCCACCAGCATTCGGAGATGAAATAATAATATTCTTTTTAAGACTGCAGTCATTTTTAACATGACCATCGTTTAATAAAGGTGGGTAATATTGTTTTTCGATATTACAATTTACCGTATCAGAATATTCAGCAAAGTGCACGTGTCCTGATTCAATGTTCTCAAAAACACCTGTTAAATTATCCACATAACCAGCAAATCCGCAAGCGTAAAGAAGCGCGTCTTCATAAAATTTGTTATCATGGATTTCATAATAACACTTCAATAAATATCCCATTTCTGTAAATTTATAGACCGATATTTCAAAGGGTTGAATGTTCTCGAATTCGCTATACATAGAACGCAAAGCAAACAGATTATTTCCTAGTTCTTCGAAGAATGGATTATATGTTCGCGCATCTTTATTTAATTCCATAAAAGTTTCCATGCTATGAATAGAATGTTTTACGTAATTTTTCATTTCGCATACATAGGTATTTACCTTGGCCATGTTATCATAGAAATTGCGGCATTGATTAATATTTTGGTATAATTGTAATAAATAAAGTCCCAGTGTAACAAAAAGATATACGAGTTTATCTGGTGACATGTCAGAGAAACTAGTAATTGCCTTTCCAATAAAATGATGTTGAGCAATTGTTTTGAGAACATCAAAATAAGTATTAAAATCAATAGGTATATCTTGCATTCTCAAAATAATAAAGGGAAAAATCAATAGTAAAATAGGTATTAATAAACTGGCTATAGGAGACAATATGTTAGCTATTGTTATGGCTTCTAAAAAACTGGGCGATTGATTTAAGTATTTTAGCATTGACCAATCAATATAGCCGTATTTCAAATAGAAATCTTCGTTTTCTTTCGTATCTGACCATATTTCTTTAAAAAGCGGACAATCAATTTGATATTTTGATAATGACCCTATTTTGTTTCGATATAAATTCATGTTTTTGAGAACTAGTTTGCTATCATTTAAGAAATCCACATCAGTAGTGTACTGTTTGTTCCACTCAGGCAAAAGGTCAACAGCATATTGATTTGTCGGTTTAAATAAATATTCGTATAGAGGTTTGTTGGATGAATTAATTAACTCTAAATCTGAGGATACGGTTTCAGATAGTTTATGAATTTTTGATTCATCTAAATAGGTTATGGGCAACTGAAACTTACGTACATTCATGTTTTTCATGCTTTCTGGGCAGTCGGGACCCTGACCTTCAATAATTTTAGGTTGTATCTGTTCATTGATAATCGCAATTAAATTTAGCATTATACTAAATTTAATGATAATATTATGGTTCCTCGAGCGCACTAACCTCTTTAAATTTATATTTGTTTATATAATTTGCCCAATCATTGACTGCATATAACGTTACTGCAAACAACGCACTTCCGCATAAACATGCACCCATGCAAATACATTTTCCAAGAAGTTCCATTATACAACAACTAGATTCTAAATATTCCTTTTAAATTCATCATTGATCACAGAATGTAAATACATCATTGTTTTCCGTATTCACTGGGTAATTCTTTTATATTTATCTTAAAATGTTCCTCGATTTTACGCATATTAAATATGTCGCGTTTGGTTACGAAATTTATAGCGCATCCCTTACGTCCCCAGCGACCACTACGACCAATTCTGTGTAAATACGTGCTAGTGTCCTTAGGAATATCAAAATTTATAACAGTACTAACTTGTTGAATATCAATTCCGCGCGCAGTAACATTGGATGAAATGAGAACTCTATAGTTTCCTCCCCGAAACGCCTTGAATGTCTTTTCACGTTCTAATTTATCCATAGAACTATGAATTTGACAAACTGAGAACCCATCCGCAATCATTGCTTCATATAAATCAGTAACACGTTTTACACTATTACAGTAAATAATACACTGGCTAATACTGATTATAGAAAAAAGTCGCTTTAACATATCAAACTTTGCAAAATCATCATAGATAGCCAGAAAGAACTGTTCTATGCATTCAAGTGTTAAATCCTCAGCATTAACAATAATTTTTACAGGATCTCGCATAAATTTGTCGGTAAGTAATAGAATTTCGGGCGGAATAGTGGCGCTAAACAAAGCTACTTGTATATCCTTTCCAAAATATTGGAAGATATTATATATTTGATCCTTAAACCCCCGAGAAAGCATTTCGTCGGCTTCATCAAGTATAAATAATTTTACTGATGACAAATTTATGTATCGACGTTTTACCATATCAAAAATTCTACCTGCGCATCCGACAATAATATGTGGACAATCGGCCTTTATTTCCGCCGCAGTTTCCTGTATGGATGTTCCGCCAATCATAGTTTTTACGGTAAGTCCTTTCATTACTGAGCCAATGGAGCTAATTACTGTTGATATTTGATTAGCTAATTCATGTGTCGGCGCAATGACCAATCCTTGCAGAGTTCTATCGTTTACGTTTATGCGCTCAAGTAGACCGATTGTAAACGCTCCTGTTTTCCCCGAACCAGATTGTGCTTGGGCAATAATGTCCTTACCAGCTTTTATGTGAGGAAAAGTCTTTTTTTGAATGGCACTGGGACAATCAAACCCGTATGTATATACCCCTCTTAATAAATCTGTTTTCATTTCAAAATCATCCCATGTTTTAGATTCATCTTCTATCAAATTTTCATTTTGCATGATATTTGTATATAAAGTTTATCAAAAACCATTTATATTGTTAATATAAATATTTAATTATTGAAAAGGTATAAATGTTTTTGCGCTAATACAATATGAAAATTTATAATTTAGAAGACTATAACCAGATTATATTTGAAGGATTTTCATATCAATTACCCGAATCTATTTTAACTGTAATAAATAAGTTAAGAAAAGAGGTAGAAGCTTTTGCGCCCCTTTCTACATCATCCGTTTTACCAAATGATGATAAATCTAAAAAAGGGTTTCATTTCGGTGGTAAAAAAACTAAAAATAGGAAAAATGATGGTGTTGAGGATTGGAATGCAATCAAATCATTTAAAACTACAGTAATAGATAAGAAAGAGGGAGTCGATAAAATATTAAACGATATTAGAGCATGTTTAAATAAAATATCTAGTAAAAATTACGATAGTCAGAAAGAGGGTATTTTAAAACACATAGAGGAATTATTAGTTGAAAATGAGGATGAAATAAATAAAGTTTCTAGGGCGCTATTTGATGTTGCTGGTAACAATAAATTTAATTCGTTAATTTATGCGAATTTACTTAAGGAATTATCGGAATTGTATCCCAAATTATCAGAGCATTTCCGTGACCTTTTAATTTTATACAAGGAAAGTATTTCGACCATAAACTACGCCGATCCAAATTCAGATTATGACAAATATTGCGAGAACAACAAATTAAACGATAGACGCAAGGCCATATCAACGTATTTATCGAATTTAAATATAATAGGGTTTATTTCAAACATTATAATAATAGAAATAGTAAATTGTCTACTTCAACATATTAATGAATACATTGAAACTGAAAATAAAACAAATGAAGTAGAAGAAATAACAGAAAATTTGTATTTGTTTATTATATTATTGAATGATCATTTGAAACACGAGATTGAATGGAAAGTTATAATAAATAATATAGAGAATATAGCAAAAATGAAATCTAAAGAGAAGAAAAGTTTATCGAGTAGAGCAGTATTTAAATACATGGATATATTGGATGTATTAAAAACAAAATAAAACAATATGTATATAGTAATTCATACATGGTAAAATCGGGTTTAAGACCATCTGACATAAATTATGAAGAAGTAAAGAAAATTGATGATGAAGACGTGGGCGTCGAATCTACTTTATATGAATACGAAATTACACCTAACTTTGCTATTAATATTGCTTTAGGTAAAGAAAAATATACATATTCGAAGCGCGAAATAATTTATTTTCCTATTTATTTAGTGGTAGACGACAAACCGAAATGTAGGATAGGCGTATTTGAAATAGATAGTAATCAATTTATCAATATTTTAGACGAAGATAATGATGTTATGTTGGAAAAAGGAAACATTTTATTGTTTGAATTTGTCAACGAGGAGTATGTAAAAAAGTTTATGAACGAAGCAACTAAAAAGATTGAACCTGAGCAATTGGTAGAGGACGACGAAGTTGAAGAACTCGAAATAAACGACGAAATGGATGTAATGCGACTTAGATTACCAAAACAGAATTTGTCAAACGAAGAGTTAAAAAAACCTATTTCAAAAGGGGTGTTTACTATAGATAAAATGCAGAAAACGCCAACGAATCTAGTAGAAGAAAACGGAGAGATTTCAGAGGAACTTAAAAAACAGTATAACGAATCATCCAAAAACAATTGGATCGAGCGTTTTATGAAGAATAACAATTATGATATAATAGATAATGAGGGGGGAGGGGACTGTTTTTTTGCAGTAATAAGAGACGCGTTTCATCAAATAGGCCACCAAACAACAGTTCAAAAGTTAAGAGATATTTTGGCAGACCAGGCTACTGACGAAATTTATATGCAATATAGGACTTTGTACGTAAATTATTTTACAGAAATACAGTTAAAATTAAAAGAAATGAAAGACATAAAAAAAACCATAGCCGAGATGAAGAAGCGCAACGAATCCGCAAAAGATAAAAAGGAATCTGCAAAAATAATAGAAGAAGTAAAAGAAATAAATAAACGATTTCAGCGTTCTAAATTAGAAAAAGAGGACACGGAAGAGTTAATGGTAGAATTCGAACATATGGCTACAATAGATACATTTGATAAATTTAAAGAATTTATTAGAACGGCTAGTTATTGGGCGGATACGTGGGCTATTTCTACACTAGAAAGGTTATTGAATATCAAGGTGATAATTTTATCGAAAGATGCATTTGAGCATGGCGATTTAGATTCAGTATTACAGTGTGGACAACTTAATGATAGTCATTTGGAACAACAAGGAAATTTTAAACCAGATTTTTATGTTATGACTTGTTATTTGGGAAATCATTATCAATTAATATCTTATAAACATAAGAGAATATTTAAATTTAATGAAATTCCTTACGATATTAAGGTTCTTGTTATTAATAAATGTATTGAAAAAAACGCAGGGCCTTATTATTTAATACAAGATTTTCGTAATTTAAAAACCCGCATCGGGCTATCGCCAGATGAAGGTGCGCCAACGGAAGATGATGAAGAATATCTTGTAGATGATTTATACGAACCAGAAACACAGTTTATGTTTTATTCTAAATCAGCAGGTAACGCAAAAGCAGGAAAGGGGTCCGGAGAAAAGATAGTCGAATCAAAAATGACTGAATTTAATTTTTTAAATAAAGACCCGTCGTGTAAAGACTGGCGCAGAAAATTGGACGATAGTTGGATAGCCCCGTTCCAATTGGACAATCATCGTTGGTCTTCCGTAGAACATTATTATCAGGCAGCACAATTCAAAAAGGGCCACCCTGATTTTTACGTACAATTTTCATTAGATAGCGGAACTGATATTTCGAAAGACATTATTCTAGCTCGAGCAGCCGGAAGTAAAAGCGGTAAATTAAAGGACAGGATATTACGACCCAAAAATGTTAAATTCGACGCTGATTTTATAGAATCAGATTTAATTATGAGGAACGTAGAAGAGCGCAATACTGCGTTAGAAGCAAAATTTATGCAGAACGCCGACCTTAAAAAATTGCTGGCTGAAACAAAAAAGGCAAAATTGGTTCATTTTGTTCGAAGCGAGCAACCTACTACAGACGACGCACTAATGAAAATAAGAGGCAAAATTTTGTCCCCTCATAATGGTGAATCATTTTAAAAAATGATCTAGCGTAAGCATAATTATATTATGAAATATAACATGATTTATAATATGATTGGTAGAACACCAGGCACGACGGGAACATGAATTACTTAATGAGAAAAATGATGTCATCATAAAAAAACATAATAGATAAACCAATGTGTCACAATAACTATTGCTTTTATATAGTAAAAACAACATACTGGAAACGCATATGGATATTTTTGCAAAGACACAATCAAATTTATGAAATGTATTGTTTTTAATAGGTCTTGCCCAAAAAAGAATGGATATAAAAAACGTGAAAATAAGCATACACTCCGTAGCAAATATAATCTTGTCTTCTTGAATTATTATGTTTTTAATTACAGGTAGACTCATCAAAAACGACGTTATTACTAATAGTATTGTGCACATTTTACAATAACTTCCCAGATTTATTGTGAAATTTATACTAATTCGAAAACAGTCATGCGTAGTGTATTTGATATTGTTTTTTTAATATGAAAATCTTGAATGGTTTGAATAGTGTCTAAAAATTCTTGTTTTTGATAATGTTGCTGAATGAATTCTGCATATTTTTCTATATTTTCTTCTGTTTTTTTGAAATTCAATGTACTGCCGTTATTTAATAAACACCATTCTATAAAATCGTTATGGTAAAACATATATATTGATTTTAAAATATAATAGGATAGAATTTGTGTTTCTTCTTTGTAGTTTTCGCTCTGTTTTGATTTTGTATGGATTGCTTCGTAGGTTAAACCAAAATGGCGAAGAACTTTTGTACATTGTATCAATGAGAACAATCGTTCATAATATAACATTATCTCTGTTTTCTGGAGCATTTTTTCTATATCATTGTTGCGTGTGCTGAAAAAACTAATAAACATTACATTTGTTATTTCTGCCCACGTCTCACAATATGTCTCGAACAATCTTACGTCTGATTTAACTGGAAATAATTTTAATATTAATTGATTTGATCGTGTTTTATCCATTTCTGAGAAATCTAAACCTAAACAGTGAAACGTTTCATGTATCAACACTTTAAACCACTCTTCCTCTCTAAATATATTTATTTCCGTATTAGCACTGCAAGAAGTGGTAAACGCAGTATTAGCATGATTTTGATTTAAAGGAGACCGGGCTATAGGTAAATTTTTATTTTTATTCGTGAAGTAAATGTTTATTTGCATATTTTGAGAACATTTCATTGGTGCAAAATGCAATGCTGTGTATAACCAAATAAAAATGCGATTAATGTATTTATTTAATATCGCGTTGGAAGTACTTTGAAAATGATACATAGACACTGAAATGTTTCTTCCGTGAATAGAAAACGCATAATCAGTACGTATTTTTTTACGTTTATCGATGGACTCTCTTATTTCTAATGGTATATAAGTATCTGAATTTTTGTTTGTGTTTGTATTAAAAGTTTTATTTATGGCTGTTTTTGAGAAAGCTTTTTTTCCTTCAATAAATAATGAAAATAGTTTACTCAAAAACGTCATTGAATGATGAGAAAGTTTGTAATTAGGTATTCTAGGAAAGCTTTTTAAATGTTCCAGAATAGTATAAGTTATTTGTTTCATTATATATTATGCTTATATTTTTATGGAGAGAATTATCCGAAAAATTGATATCACCTTTAACTTACTATTGATGAGCATCAACCAAAAACATTATGGGAATCAAGCTATTAAATCGTTTCTTTTTAGAGCGGTGTAACAAACGTTCTATTTACAAAATGCATTTGCAGAGTCTTTCTGATAAAACAGTGGTTGTAGATACGAGCATTTATTTATACAAATTTGCTGCGGAAAACGCTATCGCAGAGAACATGTATCTTTTGATATCTATATTTAAAAAGTATAAAATACGACCTATATTTATTTTCGATGGTAAGCCTCCGGATGAGAAAAAGGAGTTATTAACACAAAGACGCAATGACAAAAAGGAAGCTCAGCAAAAATATATTGATATTAAAAATATACTAGATAGAGAGGATTTGGATGATCAGAAACGCAATAGTTTATTATTAAGTATGGAATCGTTAAAAAAACAGTTTATTCGCATTAAAGAGTGCGATATTATAAAAATAAAAAATTTAATGGATGCATATGGTGTTTGTTATTACGATGCCCCAGGAGAAGCTGATGTTCTCTGTTGTCAATTTGTTAAATCAGGAATTGCGTGGGCATGTTTGAGCGACGACATGGATATGTTTGTTTATGGTTGTTCGCGTGTATTGCGTCATCTAAGTATTCTCAATCATACTATTATATTTTATGATACATCCAGTATATTGAGTGATATAAAATTATCTGAAGATAATTTGCGCGATATATTAGTACTTTCTGGAACTGATTATAATAGTCGTAACGAAACCAATTTGAACGAGACAATGAAATGGTATAATGAATATAAAAAGGGAGCAAATAGTCAAATGCATTTCTATGATTGGTTGGTAAAGTATACGAAATACATAAAAGATATGAATCTTCTTTTAAACACAAAACGGTTGTTTGTTCTCGACAATTATGACGATTGGTCAAAAAAAGTTCATTTAAATAATGAACCAATTGCGATAAACAAGATGCAATTAAGAAACCTACTGCATGACGATGGATTTATATTTGTAGACTAAGTGTTTATTTTATAAAACCAAAAAATGGTGTTAAATATCATTTTTGCAAAATTCAAATTTCCTGTTGCGTTTCCGTTAGAAGGAGGACCAAGGTATATGTTTATGCCAACTGTTTTTCCCCCGTTTGGGTTGCTATATGCAGCTATAAAAGGCACACCTTTTAAATCAAAATCGTTTATTGTAGCCAGAAGTGTTGAATCGGGTTGTATAATTATGTTTTCTAGGATTGTAGGAAGAGTACTATTAAAAGCTTCAGCCAAGTTTAGTAATCCGTCGCAGGTTTTAAATATAGGGTGATTTGGGTTAATAAGATTTATTCTTTCTATTGTTATTCTTTTTGTTGAATAATTGTAGTTTGGTTTATAAACAAACGGTATACCCGAATAAGAAAAATTAGGTATACCTTGACCGTCTTTTAGATTTTGCCATACATTATTTCCCAATATAACGTTTCCACCTGAATTGATATAGTTTTGTAAATTAACTCCCAAATTTGGCGAATATTCGTCAATATCAACTACGTGTTTAGTAGATCCGAAATCTCCGTTTAGGGGTAAAATTTTTGTGAATATAATTACCGCTCTATACGTATAAATATTCATATCTGAACCATCGTACCGCGGATACGGGTCTGCTTCATCTAGATTACCGTTAATGTTTATGTTTAGACGAGATATAGTTTTTACTACTAATTTTCCATCCAAATTAGTTTTGTTCCCTGTGGTGTCGTTGTCTATATACTGCGTCATGCTAACGGCTTGAGTGTCATATCCCACGCTATCCCTGAATAATTTAGAATCTGGGTCAGATTGTAACGCATTTAATTGAGATATTAATGTTTTAATTTCACTATTTTCGGTGCCAAAGTCCCCTAAAATTAACACCTTGTCTCCGTATGAAATGTTCTGTGCCGTTTTAATCGCCTCAAGTGTGTAAATATATTTTCCTGTTACCTTTTTCGGTACCGCGCTTCCTGAACCACGCAATGTGTTTATCGCATCATTACATGTTTTTTGGTCATATTTAAATAATCGAAACGAGCAATTCATTTTACATTATAGCTGTAAAATAAATCTAACTAAACGTTATTTTTCCGCCGAGTTCATTTGTAGAAGAAAGACCTATGGTTGTAGTTCTGCGTTTGCTTGCGATTGATGATGCATCACGATTTGTACCTCCATAGAATTGTTTTTTCCATATAACTTGTTTTGTTTTTGCTGGTGTCTTTGAATTAGTCAGAGATAAGTCCAGCGACCTCATATAAGTAGAACGCCCGAACGAAAAAACACTATCTCCTGAAGCATTTGCGTCTTTAAAAGGCATTGCTCTTGGTGCTGTTAATACGGTGTTATTTATGTCATTACGGATTGGAGGAAATGATACAAATCTATAGGTCATTTTATATATTAGATAAACATTTTTATACAATGGAGGCCAGATAACATCCGTTAAAATCTTCATTTCCCGTGTGTGTTAAATTTATTCCTACATTTACGTAAATATTTCCTCCCATTTCTGTCCATCTGTGGCAAAACATCCAGTCTTCCGAAAAATAATGGTTGTCTTGTACTCCACAATCAAAAAGAGCATAGGCGTAATCGTTTTCTGAACCTTGTAAAAATCCAACATCGTCACTATATTTTGTATGAGGATAAGCCTTTGCCATATTTTCAATAACCTCGCGCTTGAACATCATAAATCCTGTGGCCAAATGTTTAACCTTTGCTAAATTTGCTTCGATATTTAGAACACTGTCAATATAATTAATGTTATATTTTAATAGATTATATTGAATAGTGCTTTCGTCAGAAATAGACGTGGCAAATTGTGAGTTGTTTTTTTTATCTATCCAATCGCGAATTATATTTTCTCCTTTTCCTAGTTTTTCCCAATAGTAGTGTTTTAAAGGATATACACCTCCACATAAACATTTATCGCACATAATCAACTTTAAAACATCAACCGGGTCCCATGTTATATCGGCATCAATAAACATTATATGTGTGCACTCATTATCGTTCATAGCTTTTGCTACTAAATTGTTACGGGCGCGAGAGACCAAGCTATCGTTTCTGCAAAATTCAATAATAAGGGGTATATTAAACCTGGTTAATAAATCTTTTGTAGCCATAATACATTTTACGTAATTCACAAAACAGAGGCTTCCGTAACATGGTGTTAAAATATAAAGCTTTGGCTTTTTTTCTTCAACAAATTGAACAATTCGTTCTTCAAACGTTTTTGGTCCTTCCAACTTCTCTTCCAAATTCATATAGTTATATGAATTTGAATTATTTATATTGTTTTTTTATTATTGGATTTTTTTATTTAAGCAGTGGCAACGGCAACAACTTCGGCCTTGATGAAGTGGTGCTTCATAAACTTCTGAAGATTGAAGTAGGTAAGCTCGTCCTCCTTGCTCAACTTAAGAAGCTTGGAGAGCTTGTTGTCGGGGTTGATCTTACGGCCGTTCTTCTCGTCCTGGAGCTTGTTGGCACGGATGTAAGCATTAATCTCCTTGCTAACGGCCGTGCGAGCCATCTCAGTTCCGACGGTCTTGCCAAGGAACTCGGCGAGCTCATCACTGATACGGGTGGGCTTAACAAAGCCAGAAGGCTGGCGGTTACCAGACGTGCGTCTCTTCTTGGCACTGGCCTTCTGTGCAGTCTTCATCTCACGAGTAACAGTCTTCTCAAGAAGCTTGAAATCATTCTTGAGGTTAGAAAGGAGACCGACGAGTTGCTGGAGCTTAGCACCATAATCGGTCATCTTGGTAAGGAGGGGGTTGACGCCCGACTCCTGTACATCAGTAGCCACAGTCTCAACAAGAGGAGTGGTGGCAACCTCCTTGACTGCCTTCTTGGCACGGGGGGCCTTGGCGGCAACAGGGGCTGCTACAGAAGCAGAAACGGTGGGGGCAACAACAGCGGGAACGGAAGAATTCTTAGCAGCTCTGACCATATCGGGGCTATATACTTTAAAAGCGAGTTCTTTTTAAGTTATTTTGACCTAAATAATAAATTATTTATATTATTTAATTGTTCCGCTTCATTTTTCCTAAGGACTCTTGAAAATAAATTTTTTTACGCAATTTTTAATAAGCAATTGATTCGTATAACCACGGTAGTGAATGTCTAGCTTGCGCTGATACCACAGTAAGAGCAGAAAGTAAATGAAAAGCCGAAATTGCCCTATATTCGTCCTCAAATCCACTATAAATTAAATTTTCCATGACAGTAACACATAATATTTGAAAATCTTCTAGTGGTGCATCATTGTATAAAACACTCCGATTAAAAATATTAGCAAACGGTTCCATAAATGGGCAAATTTTTTTTTTTATTTCGTAAGACAATTGTGCCCTATAATTCCACAAATCACATAAACATCTATAAAATCGAAGACAACCAATTCTGTCTAAATTTGAGAACCAAGAGCTTTGTGTATAGTTTCCTAATTGGTCTATCTCCATAAACAAATTATTTATTCGGGTTTGTATGTTTTTTGTTCTCGATTCAATAATAAAATTATATTTGCTGTTCATATCGTTAACATTATAAGTTCCTGGTATAATAGTAGGATGATAGTACTCCCTGGAAAAAACGGCGTTTTCATTAATGTTTCTGTTTAATTCCTGTGTGTTTCTTGTAAGTGGTTTTCGTCTTAGTAAATTATTTGTTTGATAAAATTCAACTTCATCAACTACGTCTCTATAAATTATTTTAGTTATGTTATTTAAAGATATTATGTCTCGGGTGCATTGATCGGGGAATTTTTCCCTATTGTATGGATTTTTTAATGAAGTTTTGTTTTTAATAATCTGCATAAGAGAAACTAAACTGAATCCATATATAAAATCTTTTTCGTCTTTATAACTATAAAAAAGTTCATAAGGAATCTCATGTAGTGGTTCAAGAGTAATAAAATCTGTATCGTTTACGCAAATTTTTCTATTTTTGTACGCATCCCCTCTTAAAATAAATGAACGCCGCACCAACCAACCACGAAATACTTTTTGTATTTTGGTCGAAGTTCTCATTTTGTGAAATAAGTCTTGGATTCTACCTATTAATGTATCTTTGTTTCCTGTTCTTGTTAAATTATATTCTTTGATTATGGTTTTGAGTTCAGGAAGCTTATATTTTTTTAGATTTATTTCATTCTTATAATATGCGTTATACGTCAACGTGTAATTCACGGATGGCACCTTCATAGTGTTTTTTTCTTCCCTTTTATGTATATACTCTGGTCGTAATGGTTTGGAAAACATCTACTATATAGAAGTACTTATATATTATTTTATATGGTTATTTTGTCATTAATAAAATGCAAGGAGAACTTCTTTTTAAAAATCCTCTAGTATTATGCTGTTGTTATTGCCAAACAATTTTAAAAATTGATTTAAAGAGACGTCGTTATATTAATTATACAATTACCCCCTGTTATGATGTCGAAGTCTCAAGCAACTCCTATTGTTCTTCCTGTTAAGGATTGGAATGTTAGTGATATTAAGTATATGCAACCCAAGACGAATGCTGTTGGTGGAAAGGCAATCAGCATGATTAGCACGCAAACCAATCGTTCATTGCACGTTTCTACGGTCCCTCTTACAACTTGGGGGATCAACGATTGGACTGACGAGAAGACCGGAGAGTCCAATGGCAAGTTTAATATTTCTCTCAATTTTCCAAGTGCCGATTATAAGACTCCTGCTACTACGGAGACCCTCGAAAAGTTTGAGGCGTTCCAGAATCAGATTTTGGATGATGCTGTCAAGAACAGTGAAGTTTGGTGGGGAGAGCCCATGTCCAGAGAGGTCCTTAAGCATACCTTCTTCCCGTTTATTAAGTACCCCAAGGATAAGGTCACTAAGAAGGTTGACCTAACAAAGGGCCCTAGCATGAGCGCCAAGGTCCCCAATTATAATGGAGATTGGAAGGTTGAGATTTACGACTCCAGTCGCAAGCTACTATTTCCTAATGCTTCCAATCCTCTTCTTACTCCCATCGATTATGTTCCCAAGAAGAGCAAGGTAGCCTGCGTTCTTCAGTGTGGAGGCATTTGGATTGGCGGTAAGGGCTGGGGTGTTACCTGGAAGCTTACGCAATCTGTTGTTAAGCCTCCTGAGATTGTTAGCGTTTTCGGAACTTGCCATATCCCTGATGATGTTTGCAATTCAATTGACAAGCAGCTTCCTCCTACAAAGCAGGAGGATGAGGACGAGGACGAGGTTGAGCCAGCTAGCACAACCGCCGTCGAGGATAGCGATGCAGAGGATGAGGCGCCAGAGCCAGAGCCAGAGCCAGTTCCTGTAAAGAAGATTGTAAAGAAGGCGGCTCCGGTTGAGACTTCTCCAGAGCCGGTTGCAGCAGCGGTTGTTGAAGAGGCACCCAAGAAGAAGATCGTAAAGAAGAAGGTTTAAACAAATAAATAAATAAATAAATAGATCGTAATAAATGTATTTTTTTTGATAATAGTATATATAATGAAGTGGTTATATATACTATTTATTATTATGCACACTATGCTATCTAATAGCTTAATGCGCAGATTTCGGCCTATTTCTATGAATTTAATAACTAATCCTACCATTAATAATGACTTTTTAAAAAACAAAAAACTTATTTCTATAAGCCCTGGTGGATTTAAAGGAATTTATATGCTAGGAGTATGTTTGTTTATTAAAGACACATTTGATTTGGATGGTTATGTGTTTTCTGGAGCATCGGCGGGAGCATGGAATGCATTAACATTATGTTATAAGAAAGACCCAAAACTTATAAAGGAAAATGTACTCGATTATAGTTTAAAACATGCAAAAAACATTTATGAAATAGAAAAGCTCATGAAGGATAGGTTTTTACTTTATACGAAAACAGAAGATTTTGATTTAAGACGTTTATTTATTGGTGTAACAACTATGAAAGGATTAAAGTTTAATTCCCATATATTTTATGGATTTTCTACTTTGGAAGATGCATTAGATTGTTGCATAGCAAGTTCTCATATACCTTTCATAACTGGTGGTCTTGTTAATAAGTATAGAAATTCTTATACATTTGATGGAGGATTCAGTAAATATCCTTATTTAAATACCATGCAATCAACATTACATATAAGTCCGAGCATGTGGAAAGAAAAACCAGGACACCAAGGCACGGGAATGTTTGATATTACACAATACACTACCCTTTTTTCTCGCAATGAAATGGATTTTAATACTTTATATGAATCTGGATATAATGATTCTGCGAAAAACAACGATTATTTGAAATACTTTCTGGCAAATCCAGAAAGTTTATGATTATTCTACGGTTACTACTTTTGCTAGGTTCCTGGGAAAATCCGGATTATAATCATTTTCGATGGCTAAATAATAGCTTAGTAATTGCAAATATACGTTTGCAAGTACTCCACCAAATGTTCCGTTTTTTTCTATTGACAATGCGCAACCCCCTTTATTATCACTAATTTTAATAACTAATGCATTTCTAGCCAAAACTTCTTGATATGTGTTTTTGTTTTTTTCACGGTTCTCATCTTCGATGTCTAACAAAATAATTGGAAGACCAGGTTCAATTAGCGCAAAGGGTCCATGTTTTAGTGCCGACGAAGAATATCCCTCTGCATGAATATACGCAACCTCTTTTAACTTTAATGAACCTTCTTTTGCAATTGCCTCTTCTCTACCTTTACCTAATATAAATAATGATTTTTTTGTTCTCAAATCTCTAGCTATAGTTTTTATATTCTCTGTGTTATGAAATAGGTCTTGTAATTGAAAAGGCAATTTACGTATATCGTTTATTATTTTTTTCCTTTTTTCAATGCACGTTCCGCGATTTTGTGAAAACCATATAGCTATCATTGTTAAAACAGTGCATTGATTTGTGAATGATTTTGTAGATGCTACCGCGACTTCTCGTCCAGCATTTAAATACACTCCACAGTCGCTTTCCCTAGCTATTAACGAATCAGCTATATTTACAACTCCAATAGTAATTATATCATAATCTTTTGCTATTTGAATACATCTATGTAAATCTTTTGTTTCCCCAGACTGGGATAATAAAATAACTCCACTATTTCCAATCTTAGGTATGTCCTTTACATTGAACTCCGCCCCATCATATACGACAACCGTATGAAATATATCCAGATTCTTGAATATGTCTAATGACCATAGTCCTGCGTTATAAGAAGTTCCACATCCTAATATGATTAAATGGTTTATTTCTAATAATCGTGGTTTATATGCATCCAGACCACCCAATTTAACACAGGTATTGTTCTCAATTCTTCCTCCGTTATTTATAGCACGATTAACTGCATCGGACTGTTCAAAAATCTCTTTTAATAACCAGTGCGTATATCCAGTTGGTTTTAATTCAATAGGAGTATTTATTTTTTCTTTTATTTCATACCTATGTATGTTTTTGCTGTACGTAATTACTCGGTCTTCTTTTGATATTTCTATCAAGTCGTGGTTCTCAATTACTATGTATTTTTTTATATAATTGTTAAACGCTATTTGTTCTGACGCCACCATAACATATTCGTTTTCAAATCCTAATAATAGAGGCGAACCGTTTCTTGTTATCCATAATTTGTTTGGATAATCTTTGTGGATTATCACTAATGCCCAAGTGCCTAATAATTCTTTTAATGTGCTCTGAATAGCTTTTTCTATCGGTTCATTCATATCAAGGTAATATCCTATGAGGACAGCAATGACTTCCGTGTCTGTTTGTGACAAAAATGAATATCCCTTTTCAAATAGTCTCGCTTTTATTTCATCAAAGTTTTCTATTATCCCGTTATGCACTAAAGCTATGCGATTTTTATTATCATGATGTGGGTGTGCATTTGTATCTGTTTTTCCACCATGTGTAGCCCAGCGCGTGTGTCCAATTCCACAATATGGCCAAGATTGGTCTATTATAGTAGAAATTTTATTGTCTAATTTTTCTAAAGAATCACAAGTATGAGATGATGCGTATTTTTCTGTGTATATTTCTCCATTCTGAACACAAGATATTCCTACAGAATCATATCCACGATTTTGTAGCAACTTTAATCCAGATAATACATACGTAATAAATGCGTCATTACCTAAATATCCTATTATTCCACACATTTATAATATAACATATTTAAATTATCTTATATTATCGTAATATCTAAAACAATATCTCCCCTTTTTGAAATATCAAGAGTATTTATAGTGTTGATTTTAGATATTCCTTGTTTTTCGAGAACAAATGTTTGATGTTCGCGCATCATTAATTTATCTGTGTTTATATTGAATATTCTTTTTCCTAATTGTATCTCTATGTTTTTTTCGGCCCAGACACTTGACATACTATAGTTAACATTTACAATCAGATTGTTCTTATTGTCTATACTTATGTTTTCAGGTAAATTAGGTTGGCATTTTACATAAATATCAGAACCCGAATTATCATATACTAGTTCGTGATGCCAAAGCGGAACTAAATATGTAACCTCATTTATTTTTAGTTTATATAAATTGTTCTCAAAAAGGTCGTCTATATCTGGATTTAAAATTATGCATTCGTCACCCTTTATTTTTTCTTTGAATAACAATTCTAATTTGTCATAAAATTCTGACGAAAAATGAAATACTTCTTGATTGCGCTTCATAACTTCGTAAATTTTAATTGTTATTTTCTTATCTACCTTTTCTAATATTTCGATTGCTTTTTTTTCACAGCTATTTGATATCCTATGTAATATTAATTTTAATATAGAATCTCCAGATTCATTGATTATTATATTATTTAAAAACGAAAACAACATATTTTTATAACTATTTTTATCCGATTTTGAGAACCCTTCATCGTCATTGTCGTCTTCTGAATTTTCACATTCTAAATAATGTAGTAAATATTCATATGCGCTTTGTATCTCTTGAAATTTACTTGCAGCATCGACCGCACTGTTTTTATCTGGGTGGTATTTTAATGCGTTGAATCTATACTGTTTTTTTAATACGTCAATTGTCAATTCGTCTATGTCTAATATTTTACATGCTTTTTCGTAATTCATCCGTGTTTATGTATTCTATTTATTATATAAAACATTATACTCTCTAAATGGTATATGGGTCTATAATTATTGTTGTAATATTTTAAAAATGTGTGCGTTTTGCTTAGAATATCTTTTGTTTCTACGTAATTTAAATGTTGCGTCTTTATAAAATGCCCCAGAATATAAAAGATACAATCCGCAACATCTATATTGTACGTTAAAATATCGTATAAATTTTCGCGAAAAGTAGTAAATGAAAGCGACTTTTTATCTGAAATGTTCTCAATTAATTTATCGCAAACTATGTTAAAGATATCTTTGGGCACTTCCTCTATTTTATTAATTAAATCAAATGATTTTATTTCTTTGGTGTTTATAATACCTTCTTTACTTATACGGAGCATCATGTGTTTTGTTTTATCGTATTTTTGTTTGTTTGTCGTGGTAGTTTTATGATAGGTAATTTTATCCATAAAAGTGTCTGATGGTATTTCTCTTGGTTCCTGATATGGCGACGAAAACAACGCCGATTTCTCATATAAATCCTTGTCTGGTCTTTTTATATTTATGATTTGAGAACATTGTATGATTTGTTCTGGTATAAAACTTACGTGTTCGCTTAATATAAAAAACTTTATTTTAATAGTTGCGTCTGCGTAGTTATAATGTTGAATGTAACTATAAAAATTGTCTAATAATTCATTATGAATACTATGAAAATTTTTACATAGAATAATACCCACTTTATCCTGTTTTACTGAAATTATGTCTACTATTTGTAAGAATGCTTCGTGCCATACCATTTTCGAATTACAACCCAACAATGACATGTCGATTTCGTAATGTATATCACTTATTTTATAAATATACTCCTGTTTTTCAGTTGTAAGTTTCATCTTTTTTTCATATTTAAGTTCGCTTGGACTATAATTTTTAATGATTTTGAGAACCTGAGTATACTTTCCTGTTCCTGATGGCCCGTAAAAAATTAAGTTTTTTAATTGATGTACGTTTTTGGGTAAACTGGCTATCGTATTTGTTAATTCTGGGTGTAAGTTGAATTTCTCTGATGAAAATAGATAATCGTCAAAATGAGTCTCGTAATATTTCATTTGTATTTGTATTTGTTAGAGAAGTCTATTTATATTTTTTAACGCATAGGTTAATAATGTTTATTATTAACTTATGATGATAGTGTTGCTGCCAAAGATTTATTGTTTACTGATACTGTTTCTAGATTATTGTCGTTAATATTTTTTGGCGCATTGTTTTTAAACATTAAAAAGTCATTGCTTATCTTTATCATTTCTGATGACATCGACAACATTGCTATTCCGCCTACATAAAAAAAACCGCTGTAATAAGCTGGTTCAAAAAACATACTGGTTTGCTTCTTTAAATCATTGTTTGTATAAATTAATGCCCCTACATATACAATCATTATTGTCGTAACTGCTACAAACAAATTGTTGTAATCCTTCAGTTCCTGATTCAAGAGATTTGAATAAGACAATTCTATGTGTTTTGATATGTATTTGTCATTTAAATACTTATATGGAATAATTACCATAAATATAGATATGATTTGAAATAGCGATGATATAAATACGCTCCCCCATGACAATTTTAATATCAAATTGCTATTTACAATTTCAAATTTTGATATAAGAGTGCTTATGAATAGTACAAATAAAATATTCAGTATTAAAATAAATATTAATGCTGGTATTGTTTTGCTGTTAATTGCTGGAGACGGTTGACTAATAGGTTTACCCGATGGCTCTGCTTTTGCTGCAAAATAAACCATAACACTTGATAACGACAATATTAATGCACCAATTAGCCATGCCCCTACATTTAATATAGGTTCCAAGTTTCCGGGATCGCTACCGAACTTTTTGAAAACCATTACACAAATACCTATAATTACGTCGCAACTTATTAATATGTTTGTATACAAATCATTTTGTTTATACGGACCTGATAATTGATATTCAGTTCCGGCAATTTTTGCCTTAAGAATAACGTCATCCACATCGGCATCTTGTAAGTTTTTATATTTTAATAACAATAAAAACGACGATATAAATTCTAATATCAAAGCTATAACAATGCTGTTCCAAAACCACCTATATTGTGTTCCTATAGGTAAAATATATACCACAAATACCAAAAAGAAAAACTGTGCGATAAATATTCCTATCATGTTGGCAAACCCCATTTTTATTGTTTTTACTGTATCTTGTAATAAATACACGAAACATGCTATATATAGTCCCACCAACATCAGCAAATTTATATAATCAAAATTATCATCTATAAACTGCATTGGATTAAAAGTAGTATTTGTTGTAGTCATTTACATATTTTTGATATTTTATTTTTTTAACTTGTTAATATATTTATCCTTTAACCATTGAATCAATATTTGCGCATCGCACGTAATCGGACATTGGTCAAATTTCTTTATATTGAAAAACTCGGGCTTTACCATTTCTTCTGTCTTATAAAACACGTAATTGCCAAACTTACCTCGGCGCAGCGACATCGTTTCATCTATCTTCCTTAATACACTCTTATCTGGCTTATCCCCCTTTTCAAATAATGGTATTACGTCTTCTAATTTAATTTGGTCTAATTGCTTTTCTAGAGATTTTATTGATTCTTTTTTATCTCCACACTCCACATAGGGTCCATACTTACCCGTTTTTAATACAACGTCTTTCCCATCATATTTTCCCAATATTCCGTTCTTTATTTCTATTAAATCTTCTATCGCATATCCACCTGATTTCAATAACTCTAAATCTATATTCAAGCCCTTTTTTACTTGACTATACTGAAACGTTCCGTCTTCTAATGTTTTTCTTATCACTGGTCCGTAACGTTCAAATATAAATATATTTTTTTCGTCTAATTGATACGTCTGTTTTTCTAATTTGGCTAGCGGTTTTGCCAATTCTTTTATCTCTTCATAACATGTTTTACATATGGCTGCCCAATCCTTTTCTGAACCTTTTGCTACATTATCTAATTTATCCTCCATGATTTTTGTATATCCATATTCGAAAATGTTCTCAAAATGTTGTGTCAGAAACTCAATTGTTAATAGACCCACCGGCTGAAGAACCAATTTATTCTTTTCTGCACCAAATGTCTTTTCTTTTTCTTTAATTTCGAGAACATTTTCTTTGAGCAGGAATTCCTTGCAAATTATCTTATCCCCCTCTAAATCTATACGATTAACATAGCCTCTCTCTTGTATCGTATCTACTATCGTTGCAAACGTAGATGGTCTACCTATTCCCAATTCCTCTAATTTATGGATTAAAGTAGCCTCAGTATACTTTTGACCTTTATTCCTAGCCACACATGAGCTTTCAACAGAATTATGCGAAAACGGCTTCTTGACCGTTTCAATAGATTTAAAATATAGAATTTGAGAACTTGCTATGTTCTGTAGTTCTGTAACATCTAGTTTTTCTTCTATTGTCCGCCAACCTAAGAATTTTGGAGATTCCACGTTTGTATTATAACACGTATCTAGCGGAGCACCTATTTTGACTGTTACAATATTATAAAGTGCGTCTGCCATACAAGTTTCTACTGAATTCTTCCATATTAATTTATACATAGATGAAAGACGCGCATTATCCGTGTTTATTGAACTTGTTGTCACATGAGTAACACGAATGGCCTCATGAGGATTATTTATGTCCTTGTTTTCGAGAACCTGTAAATCGCCTAAGTATTCTGTTCTCGTAAATTGGGCTAATATATACTTTTTACATTGTTCTAAAAACACCCCCGAATATTTTGCACTCTCTGTTCTCATATACGTAATATGTCCCTCCTGATATAACTGCTGACACAAAGACATTGTCTCCTTTGGCGAAATATGCAATGAACTACTTGCTGTCTGTAGCAGTCGCGATGTAGTAAACGGCTTTGGAGCAGATCTGCGCGATTCTTTTGGCTGACCAACCGTAAGTGTGTAAGCAAAACCCTTTGATTTTTCCATAAATTCGAGAACCTGCTTGTCGTCATCGAACTCTTTGTTTAATTCAAATGATACGTTTTTACCAAAGAATGAACCAACCGTTTTGTATTTTAATTCAAATGCTTTTTTCTCCTTTTCATTATCGTAAACTAATCTAAGTGCAGGCGTTTGACATCTACCAGCACTAAGCGAATTGTTTTTGTTATGATATAAATATTTCCACAAATATGGCGAAATCCTATATCCAACTATAATATCAAGCACTTGTCTTGCTTGTTGTGCCTGCACCAGATTCATGTTTATGCGCCTCGGAGAACCTACAGCCTTTATCAACGCTAACTCTGTAACTTCATGAAACACAATACGAGGCGTAGTTTCCACAGCAAGCCCAAATACTTTGCAGATATGCCATGCAATTGCTTCTCCTTCCCTATCGTCGTCGGATGCTAATATAATATTTGATTTTGAGAACCGTCCAATGACTTCATGCATGAATTCAACATGTGGCTTTTTTTCATCTATGATTGAGAACGTTGGCTCAAAAGTTCCTTTCGTATCAATTGATTTTAATCCGTCTACTGTGCGTATATGCCCCTTTGATGCAATACAACAGTAGTCGGAACCTAAGAATCCCTCTATCTTCTTACATTTTGATGGAGATTCAACAATGATTAAGAAAGTAGCGGAATAATTTATTTTGTTAGCACTATGCGTTGCTGAAGGCGCAGAGGATTTTGAGAACGTTTTCTTTTTATAAAATTTTGGTGGCATTACGGTTATATAATAACAAAAGATGTATTTATTTTGTTATTGTATATTATAAATGAACTTGAAATACATATTTTATTTATTTTTTTTACTGGCAATATGTATTTTAATTTTAGTGTATTATGTGTATGACGGAAAATATAGATTCTTCCATATATTTTGCAAGTCGTTTTTTGTTGAAGATAAAATAAATACTGAAAAATTAAAAGATGAATTTCCTTTAGTAATTGTTACTTTAACAACGTCACCCAAACGTATTTCTAAAATAAAAGTAGTTATTGATAGTATAATGCAACAAACAATTTTGCCTAATAAAATAGTACTTAATTTGCCTCATGTTTTCAAACGTGACGGTTCCACTTACGACGAAATACCTGATTTCATTACCAATAATGAGTTGATAGAAATTAATCGATGCGAAGATATTGGACCTGCAACAAAAGTTGTTCCTACTTCTCTATTATATAATGACCCAGATACTGTATTAATATCTGTAGATGATGATATCATTTATAATAAGGACGTTATTGAAAATTTACTTCAATATTCTTATGAATATCCAGATTGTACAATTACGGGGATGGTAGACAAATATAATCGTTATGAATATAATAACAAATTAAATAAATACACGTTTTATGGAGCTGATGTAATGGGATTTAGCGGCGTTTTATATAAATCTAAATTTTTTGATGGATTTGATAAATCGACACTACTAGGTTTACCCAAATTTTGTTATGCGTCTGATGATTTGATAATAGCTAATTTTTTATTTAAAAATCAGATACCAATAATTGTTTTGTCTCCTATTCATAATGTTAGAGAAACATTATATGGTAATTCTTATGATTCTTTAAAATTTGGCGGAAATATTGACAATAGTGGGTTTTTTGATAACCCGTTTAATAATTTATTTTCACATCGACTCAATTATAAAAATTGTTCTCAATATTTAAACGAAAGAGGAGAACTATACGTAAAAGAATTTTTATGATGTCAGTCGTAACAACAATTCATTAATACGCAGGTAAAAATTATAAAACACAAAAGCCCGCTGCCAGAAAACTCTGTATCTTCTACCCTAAGTATTTTGTAATTTAAAACATCTATTGTTTCAATATTTGTTATAAGAAATGGTATATTCTGATTATTAGAGCCGTTATTGTTCCAATTCTGTTTAAATAATTTTTCACTGTTGTTATATATTTTTAGTCCATAGAAATTTATGTCAACATCATAATGCCAATAAATAATATTATTCAAAATTTTATTAGCACCCTTTTTGTTAATAAGATATGCTGTAGCAAACGCCGAATATCCGCATAAAAACTCTTTTTTACTGTCGCCAAATGGCAAATTTCTCATCCAATCTAATTTTATTATATCCCAGTCATCAGGAGCAGAATAAATACATTTTTCTATTCTTTCGATATAATTTTTATGAATAGGTTCTGCGTCGTCCTCTAATACTAACGCCATATCTTTTTTTGATTCGTCTAAAAACGTTTTTAATGCCAGTCTATGACTTAAATTGCAACCTAATACTGATTTTGGACAAAAGTATTTTGATGTTTTATATATAGAAGGCTCATTAATAAAATCATGTTCGTTGCCGTTAATGGCTTTTATTCGTTTAAATGTATTCGGCTTTAATTCTGTTGTTATTTTTTCTAGCCTATCTACGTCCTTGTCTAAATTTATAATATATATATTAAATACTAAATCTTTTGTATTCATTATTGTTATTTTACTACTAGAAAAATTGATTAGATGTTTAACTCAATTAAACACGTAAATACAAACCAACATAATGAAGGAAATAAAAATACTAATATCTGATAATAAATATACGTCCTGGGATTTTCATTGTCATGAAACCAACGCTGTTCTTAGCGTCGACGAATTCCCCGAACTCGGCGCTATTAATCCAATCGCTGATAAACTTTTCAGCCGTGACGTACTTGTTCTCGAAAATGGTTCTTTCAAAGTGATTAAATCCTATGTAAAATCAGCGAGTAGAATGGCTGGTGTTCTTATGCTCGAGAACAACAAAACGTTTGGTAGAACCGCTAACAAAAAACGTCTTCTATATAAATGTATTCCCGATGATAAGCATGTTCCACCGTTTCTTGTCCCTTATGATGTAAAGGTAGGGTTCTCAAAAGTTCAGAAAAACAAATACGTAGTTTTCTGTTTTAATAGTTGGACCGAAAAACATCCACATGGACTACTGATAGAAACTCTGGGCGACGTAGACAATCTGGAGGTCTTTTATGAATACCAATTATATTGTAAAAGTCTGCACGTAAGCCTAACTGATTTCACTAACAAAACGCGCCAGGAATTAAATAAAAAAACTACGGACGAATACGTTGACCAAATATTGAAAAACCCTGCGTTCAAAATCGAAGACCGGCGCGACCGTTATATATTTACTATTGACCCAAAAACTAGCACTGATTATGACGATGGTTATGCTATAGAAAAATTAGAAAATGGAGAATACAAAATTTCTATTTATATTGCTAACGTTTATTTATGGCTCGAAACACTAGGTCTCTGGGATTCTTTTAGTAAACGCGTTGCTACTATTTATCTTCCAGACCGACGACGGCCAATGTTACCCACCATATTATCAGATACACTATGTAGTCTTCAACAAAAACAACCCCGATTTGCTTTTACTATGGAATTTATAATGGGCACCGACGGTCCAAGAGATATTCAATACAAAAATGTTCTTATACAAGTTGGCCGGAATTATTATTATGAAGAGCCGGAACTTCATGATGATTCTTCTTACCAACAACTATTGGAGATTTCTAAGAGAATGAACACAAATGTTGTTGATAGTCATGACGTTATAGCTCATTGGATGGTTTTTATGAACATGCACTCTGCAGAATTGTTGCATAATAATAATATGGGCGTATTTCGTTCTGTTACATACGTAAATCCTGTGGTAAATACTATTGCCGGAATTGACGAAGACACGGTTCGCGTTATTCAATCTTGGAATAATACCATAGGGCAATATGTGGCTTTTAATGGACAAAGCACAATGAAACATGATTTCATGAAAGCAACTTCATACGTTCATATTACTAGTCCAATCCGACGCCTAGTTGATTTGCTTAATCAAATTATTTTATTTGGCGGTATTAATCTGGTTGCAGAAGTTAGTACAAACGCAAAACGATTTTTAGATACTTGGCTAGGAGAACTGGATTATTTGAATACTTCTATGCGTTCAATTCGTAAAGTTCAGACAGATTGTGCGCTTCTCGATCGATGTTTTCAAGACCCAGAAATTATGGAAAAAGAATATACTGGTATTGTATTTGATAAAATGTTGCGCGATAATTTCATTTTAAGTTATATGGTATATTTGAAAGAATTGAAGATGCTCTCTCGCATTAATATCATAGTTGACGTAGATAATTTCTCATCTCATAAGTTCAAACTATTTCTGTTTCAAAACGAAGAAAAGACTAAGAAAAAAATACGTCTACAAATCATTGATAAATAAAATTGAATTGTTTATTTATCTGGTGTTTTTTATTATTAATTCAACTATGAGAAATCAAACCATTCTTTTACTTCTTTGTTTTCAACTAACGCATTGTTCTTTGAAACTGTTTACTTTTAAAAAACACATAAATAGGGGCAAAGAACATCCTATTATTGTAGTTAACCATAAAATGATAGAAGTCGTTAAATGCGACAATATTACTTTTAAGGGCAATAATAACGACACATCTGGTTTTTCTTTAACCTGTTGGCCTCGTCGTCCTATATCTCCTCTAGATTTATCGTTATTATTAATGGTTTAATTTATTCTTATGTTAAATAAAATAAATAGGATAGCTTATTTATTTTATGAATTGTTGTTCTAATTACCAATATTATAACGAACCCCTATTTAATTGTCATGAAAATTGTATTTTTTGTTTAGGTAAATCAAATAACCAACATATATTTTTAACTTATAATACTGATTGTTTCAAAATAGACAATAAATTGTATCGCATAAATTGTATATGTCGACCATATTGTCACGTGTCATGCATGAAATCATGGCTTAACGAAAGCTTGCGATGCCCTGAGTGTTCTATTTATTTTTCTGATATTATAGAAAAAAAACAATGCACTTTTTACAGCCTATGTGCAATGTTTTTTTCGTTTTTATGTGTTTCTATAGTTTGTTTGATTATTATAAGCATTGTTGTACATAACAAACACTTGTTGTGATTTACGCAATTCGAATATCTTCCGCACCAAATAGCTTGAGTTCGTCCTTCTGCTTTTCCAAATCGTCGACGATTTCATTTAAATCTGTGTACATCTTTTTGATGGTTTCTGGGTTGTACTTGTCGTTTCTCTCCTTGATGCGTCCGACAAGCATGACCATCAAATCTGTGGGTCCGTAGCCCTTTGCCATAAATTTTTCGGTAATTCGGTCTAGATTGGCGTCTTCTGGGAAATCAAAGTCCTCTTCTTCTTCTTCCTCGTCGCTGTCGCTATCTGAATAATCACTATCTTCATCCTCGTCTGGAACTTCCATGAGAACTGCGCGGCAGCAAGGGCACGTGTTGTTGTTTGCCAAGCTTTTGCTCATACAAACAAAACAGAATTGGTGCCCGCACGGAGTCGTGCAGTTGTTCTTGCTGCCAATCTCCTCGAAGCAAATACAGCACTCCGTGACGGTCGACATTTTAATATAGCCACTGGCTTGGTTTAGTTTGAGTTGACTACTAGTAAAAAAACGAATCAATTTTTATTTTTCGAGAACTTTCTAGATGTCGTCCAAGTCTACCTCTTGTTCTTCTCCAAATTCAAACGTTTGAACTGTATCTAGCATTTCTTTTATGTCCTTTTCGGTTTCGTTTGTGAAATGAATATCTGATTGTTCAGACGTGCTTCCACCGAACATAATCTTCATGCTTAATAAATTTTTGATATTAATCTGAGGTATATTTTTTAGTTGGTCAATCTGACCATCATCATAAATGTATAATATATCACAATTTTTGCTTACTTCTTCCCACTCTCTAAGACCAACCATTACAATACTATGAATTGTAATTAAATTGCGATGCTTTTGTCTACCACGAAACGCTCCGCGAATATGACCAACGAGTTTTTGATTGTCGTTTAACGTTATCTCGCACATTCCGTTTCCAAACATCTTCGTTACACAAGCATATCTTTCCAATTCATCCACAGCCAATCGCAATTTTTCGCCAGCATTAAAGTTGGTTGTTGTTGTTTTTCTAGCTAAACTTTTTGCGCCCTTTCCACCTTTTGTGTTCTTAACCATGTTTTTAAGTTTGCATTATTTATTTAGCTGGTTGAAAAATCAATTTTTCGCAATAAGGAAATAAATATTATATGTTTGTTCAGTATATATGACAAAACCTAATTCTATAGAGTTTGAGTTTGATTTGTTGGCATTAGACGGAGAAAACGCTATAGAAAATTTCAAAACCTTATTTGGAAAAAAATTAAAAGAGTTAGGACTTAATTATGAAATATTTAATTTGAGCGATCCCAAAATGACAGGCGGAGGAGGTTCTATTGATTCTGGAAGTTCAAATACTTATCCTTATAATATGTTTGAGAACTTTATGGATACAGTGTTTAAAAAAAAACACGACATAAAGGCTGAAAGTTCCAACATTTATGATATGTTATTTCGTGATTTTAAGGGGCACGTTGAAGAAGATTATACAAAAAAATTAATTGATATTACTTCTGCAGAAAACGGAAATTTTATTGACACGGCAGATCAATCCAAAAAAATATTAGAAGAAACATTACCTACTGATGAAGATATAAATGCGCAATCGGCCGAAGTTAATCCGACACTAGCTCCAGCGCCTGTATATTTAAACAACTCTTCCAACGAAGGTATTTTTTCGTCTATCCAAAAAAGCATTAGTGATTTATCAGACCCAATAAAATTATCTGTTCCAAGCGAAGTTGCTCAAGAAAAAAAAGCGCCCGAAATCGTTTCAAATAATGACGAAGATATCGAATCCGACGTTGATTCTGAAGTTGGCGTAAAAAAGAATAAAATAATTACCTTAAAACTAATCATTCAATATACGGATGTATTGTCGTTGGAAGGAATAAAAAAGGGTTAAATGCCTTTTATTTATTTTTTTATTTATTTAATACACAATAGTTACATTACACAAAAGTCAATACATTCTTCTCTGCGTCGAACACCCCAATGTGGTCATGAGACTCGGCATCGAAGACGTTCCCTGTGGAATCGTCAATCAAGTATGCCTTTTTGTTATATACAAACTCTCTGACGTCGAGGTCTTCCTCGGGGGAATCTTGCGTGCTGTCTGTTTCCTCCTTGTCCGCCACAGCGGTTTCTTGTGTAGGAGAAGAGCCAAGAATAGAAGAGAGGATTTGAAGTTCGTTGATGAGGTCGTTATCTTGGTTTTTCTTGGTGCGAGGTTTGCGAGTTTTGGTAGGTGCATTAGGATCGAGAACCTTTTTGGCGCGAGGTT